TACTCTGGCGCACAAGGTATCGGTAACATGCGATTCAATACTTCTACACAAAATGTGGAAGTATGGGATGGCAATAATTGGATGACCTTACAAACATCTTATGCTACAGTTCAATTAGATAGTGAAGCAACAAGTCTACTAGATTGGGCTAAAGAAAAACGTGATGAAGAATGGAAGATGCAGGAGTTGATTAAAACCAATCCTGCTGTTAAAATAGCGTATGACAATGTTTTGAAAGCACAAGAACAATTAAAGATAACAACTATATTGAGTACAGATGAAAAAACCACCAGTTAATTTGACACCATTACAAATGGATTATGCTGTATATTTGCCAGCCATTAGTAGTTTTTATGGCACATATATTGCTAAACAGAGATTAGAAGAATTTATTCCTAAGGATCGTATACCCACTGGGTTTGATCGAGGCATTGAAGGAATGAATTTCTTAAATGAAGAAGATGGGTACTTTACTTACAAATATGGTCTTTATTCAGCAGGTCACGCAACTCTAGACCTAAATAAGACTATGACAAAAGAAAGTATGATTCAACAACGTGATAGAAATAAAACTCTAATACTTGGCGATTCAGGCGGATTCCAAATTGGTAAGGGCGTACTTAAATTTGATTGGTTAAATTTTGAAGGTCCTTCAGCTACCAAGGTACGTCAAAGTATTTTAGAATGGCTAGAAGTAACTGCTGATTGGAGTATGATGTTGGACGTTCCTACGTGGGCGTGTGATCATAATCATACAGCCAAGACTGGACTAAAAACATTTGAAGATTGTTTGGATAAAACAAAATACAATAACAAATATTTCCTAGACAACCGCTTAGGTCAGACCAAGTTCCTAAACGTGCTACAAGGTGGCGACTGGGATCGTGCTGAACAATGGTATAATGGTGTTAAAGAATTTAGCGATCCTAAGATATGGGGCGACAAAGCCGCTGAAGGCTGGGCCATGGGCGGTGCTAATATGAGCATGATGGATGTTACTCTTAAACGTCTAATGACAATGAGAGACGACGGCATGCTAGTGGGTAAAGACTGGATGCACTTTTTGGGTACAGCACAATTAGATTGGGCCTGCTACTTAACTTTGATTCAACGACAAATTAGGAAACATATCAATGAAAACTTCACCATCTCTTTTGATTGCGCCTCACCGTTTATCGCAACAGCACACGGACTTGTCTACACAAACCCACAGTTCTCGCCAAAACGGTGGAGTACTATTATGGAAAAAGCCACAGACAACAAGGCACTCGCAACAAGCAAGACTCCTTTCCCCTGGGAAAGTGAAATTGGAAGCCGCTTGACAATGGGTGATATCTGCTGGTATCAGCCAGGCATGTTAAACAAGATTGGCAAAGAAGGCAAAACATCATGGGATAGTTTTAGCTATGCTCTTATGATGGCACATAATGTTAACAGTCACATTTCCAGTGTACAACGTGCTAATCATTTAGTAGATATCGAATGTACAAGATATCAGCCAAATTGGAAGTTATGGGGAATTGAAGGTAAGAAAGAAAAAGAATACAGTGACTGGGTTCCACGTAGGATTTTATACTTTAGCCGTTTTATCAAAGAGCTGTTTGAAACAACATCAAAACAAGAAGCATTTGATATGATTGAAGAAGGTATTGGATTTTTACGTAGCCTAGAAGGCACACGTAGCCAAGATGGTATGGCACGTAATACATTCTTTAATTTATTTGAAGAAGAAGCTAAAGATGAAAATGATTTAGACTTGTCTAATCCCGACGATGACGAATTACGTGCTTTAGAAGAAAGTGTTGACAGTGAATAAATTTACAGATTTTCCAGAACAACCTAGAGTAATGCGTGACGCAGAGGGCGAAGCATATTTTAGTATTATGCTGGCCCAAATTGCAGATTTCAATCCTAACGAAATCATTGCTGTGGCACGTAGCGGATTTAGTTATGCTATGTGGGTAGCGCAAATGCTTAAATTACCATTAGGTGCTTATTGGGCAGAGCGAGGTGAACTGGTCACCGGCAGTGATCCAGAACGTATTGTATTTGTAGATGACAATATTGTATCTGGTAGTACATATAAAGATACAAAACTTTTTATGGAACGGTATTATCCCAATACTGAATGGCGTTGGGCTGTATTATTTACTGACTGGCATACTCCGAAAGAAATATGCGATGAAGTCATTCAAGGTGTAAAACTTCCTTACTTTGCTGAAGAGCCAATGTGGGGTAGCAAAAAAATTAGTCAAGATTATGGCATAAGGTACAGAGATGAATAATATTAGAATCGCATTTGATATGGACGGGGTATTACTACCCGATTTTCATAAAATTCCTCAGTTAAATGATGATGAATTTTTCGAGCATACATTATATGCTAGGCCCATGTTTTCGCCAGTTGGTGTTTTTGATGTGGTCACTGCCCGTACAGAAGATCGTCGGCCAGTTACACTAGAATGGCTCAAACAGTTATCCACTCCGCCACAAAATTTGTTTATGAAGCCTGTGAATAGTGATGAAACTCCAGCTGAATACAAATATCGTAAGTGTATTGAAGAAGGTTATAAAATTTTTGTAGAAAGCGAACCCAGTATTGTTTTAGAAATGCGTGAAATGGCATTGATTGATAACACAGACTTAATGGTTATTCATTTTTCTGGTTTCGTTTCAAGAGGATTTGAATTGTGAAAAGTCTAATCGTAGGTATGGGGATTGGCAATCTCTACAAAGCAGTATTAACTAATTTAGGACACGAAGTTGTTACTGTGGATATCAATCCATCAGCAAATGCTGACTATCCCACAATTGGAGACGCTTGCCTTAAGCACAAACATTTTGATACCGCACACATTTGTACTCCAAATTATCTACATAATATTCATGCTAGGTCTGCGGCCAATTGTGCTAAAATTATATTTGTGGAAAAACCAGGTGTTGCTAATGCCAAAGATTGGTTGGAGTTAGTCAGCTATTTTCCTAAAACAAGATTCATGATGGTTAAAAATAACCAATGGCGAGATAATATTGAACGTATGCGTGAATTGATGATTGACTCAGATTCAATATCAATTGATTGGTTAAATCAAGATCGTGTGCCCAATCCTGGAACATGGTTTACCACAAAACACTTGGCATATGGCGGAGTTAGTAGAGATTTAATGCCTCACTTGTTGAGCTTGTTTATGGCTTTAGACCCAGAATACATGACATCACGTGAATTAGAAAGATCGATTGACCGTAAATGGAAATTGTGTGATCTCACAAAGACAGATTATGGCAGAGTTAACGAACATGGCACATATGATGTCGATGACTACTTTAAATTAAATTTCATGTGTAATGATCGAGCTTGGAGTTTGACCGCAGACTGGCGTACTCTAAAAGAAGATCGTAGAGCTATTACATTTAATTTAAAAGATGGCGGTGCTGAAGTTATTGAATTAGGATTATGTCCAGAAGAAGCATACCAAGTCATGATCAAAGATGCTATTGATAATTTAGAAAATAATTTATTTTGGAATAACCAATTACTACAGGATTACTGGATTCACAGTAAGATAGAATGAACGTAAGACTACTACATACTACCGGAAACGGAATATTTGAAGAAACCATTTGGGAAAAGCCTGAACCTTCTGATAACGAAATTGAAGTACGTGCTGTTATGACAGGTGTTTGCCGAAGCGACATCGACATGATGATGGGCAATTTTGGGCCACTACCATTACACATGCAGGGGCATGAAGGATTGGGCATAGTAACCAAAGTTGGTAGTGATATCACTGATATTGCCATTGGAAATTTTGTTGCTACACGCGGTGAACCCGCTTATGCAGATTTTTATAATGTACGCAACACTGAATACACATGGGTTCCTGAACTACACCCTCGCTATATTATTGAGCCAGTAGCCTGCGGTATCAATATTATAGATCAAGCATGGCAACAAATTAGAGAAAGATCTAATGGAAAAATACTAATCATAGGCAGTGGATTCCTTGCCTGGGTGGCGTTTAATAGATTAAAATCACAACGATCAAATGCCAGTGTTGATGTATTAGGATCAAGTAATTTAGAATTATGGGGAGATCAACTGCTGTTAGGAACCAGTGAAAGTTATGATGTGGTCATTGACCTAACTGGAAAATATGCGTTAGGCTTAGACATTAAACTAAACAACAACGCAATAATTATAGACGGCGTTGGCAAAGCAATTAGTAGAGAGGAAGCACAGCAACAACTTTGGAAAGCCTGTACTACAATTCGTCCAAGTCCTCGAAATCCAAAATTTCATCAATGTATGAAAGAAGCAGTTTGGATGATTGAAAATTATCATTTAGCTATTGACAATTTCTGGACTAAAGCGTATAATAGAGATACAGAATGGCAACAAGCGTTTGCGGATGGTAAGGATCGTCCAAACGGTTATAGCCGAGGTTACATTGTATGGGATTGAATACTGAAGAACGACAAGGAGTCGTTTACTTTACAGGTTATGAAGTAGAACATACTATTTGTCATGGTATGTATACATTGTTTGTTGTAGGCACACCTCCTGTAGAAGATATCCTACGTATTGCCAACGACTCACAAGCAATGTTAGACGAGTCTAAACGTATCAAACATATCTACTTTGGTACTAGCCAAAGTTTTAATCCTCAAGGTATTACATTTCAAGAATACCGGGCATGGGACGATGTCATTCTTCCATGTTTAAAAGCAGACTACTGGGTGACATTAGACTTTGATGTCAAACACGCCGAAGGAGTGCTCGAATCTGGATATTCTGAATATCCTAGATTTGTTCCGATGATTAGTGTTAAGCTACCTTACATTAATCAATTTAACTATAACGCCACACTTAAACTGGACGACCTCACATGGGGTAAGACTAATCCGGGTGTGTGGACTCATCAACTACATGATCTAATGAGTAAAGACAAATATACTTACTGGGATCAATATACACAGGACACAGAACTATGACAACAAATACATATATCAAAATTCGCACAGAATTTGAAGGTTTTCATTTTTACCCCGACGCAGGTAAAATTGATCCACGCATTGAATTTTTAGAACACGAACATCGCCATATGTTCAAGGTCGAAGTTAAAATCTCTGTCACGCATTTGGATCGTGAACTAGAGTTCTTCCTTGTCAAATGGGCACTACAAGATTTTATCCGAGCAGGCGACCAAAATCATAAGTCCTGCGAAATGATAGCAACAGATATTTTGCAGGACCATTTAATTCCTCTTTACGGACCAAATCGATCTTATGAGATCGTAGTATCCGAAGATGGGGAATCAGATGGTATTGTGGAATATACTCCGTCTTTTCATTAACTCCTATTTTAACAGGAAAATTTAAAATGGCATTGCCAAACTATATTACAAAAACTCTTCAACTGAAGCCCGAAGTCAACAAGATCTTTAATGATCTAGATCGTTGGTTGGATCACTGTAGGATTAACCTACTGCCCTATAACCCTGCGGACTTGTATCGTAGTCCAGAGTATAGGAAGTTCCAACAGGAGCAAGAGTACTTAGAACGTAAAGCACGTCGTGAACGTGAAGGACGTCCAGAGCCAGTTAAACAACGCGAATTCCGCGGCAACTTCAAGCCACGGTATTGATATGGCAAATATCTTTCTAATCGATTTAGAAAGTGTAGAAACTAGGTACACGGGGCAATGGAAGTCCCATGTACCTAATATCTTACGAAAGGCAGGACACGATGTTAGAGTTATTTCCGGACCTGGAGATATTCCTCCAGCAACTACGCCAGGAGCTTTTCTTAACTTTGGTGGCACCAATATATACAAGGCTAATCAAGTTGAACAGATTAGTCGTTTGTTTTGCTCCGGAGCAGTCAAGCCTGGCGATCATTTTTTGTTCACAGATGCTTGGCATCCCGGAATCATAAATTTAAAATACATGAGTGAACTACTGGGAATCCCAGTAACTACACACGGCTTATGGCATGCTGGCAGTTATGATCCTCAAGATTTTCTTGGACGTCTTGTAGGAGATAAGCCATGGGTAAGACATGCTGAGAAAAGTTTTTATGAAGCATTTGATCATAACTACTTTGCCACACAGTTCCATATTGATATGTTCTGTGAAAATTTGTTAGATCGTAAATCTGATATCACCATCTATTTTGCCAAAGATAAAATTGTTCGCACAGGTTGGCCCATGGAGTATATGGATGAATTATTGGGCGGAGGAGGCCCGTATGCCAAAGACAACCTAATTGTATTCCCGCACCGTATTGCTCCAGAGAAGCAGGTAGAAATTTTTAGAGATTTGGCTAATCATTTACCAGAATATGAATTTGTTGTTTGCCAGGATCAATCACTGACTAAGAATGAATACCATACCTTGTTGAAACGTGCTAAGATTGTGTTCAGTGCTAACCTACAGGAAACACTAGGTATCAGTTGCTACGAAGGTGCTATGGTAGATACTATTCCCATGGTGCCTGATAGATTAAGCTACACAGAAATGTATTATGATACTTTCAAATATCCAAGCAAATGGACTGAAAGTTTTGAAGCATATCAATCATATCGTCCGCAACTTTGCTATAAATTGGTCAATTACTTAAAAAATTACGAAAAGTTTTTACCACAACTACACAAACAAACTCAAGACTTAACAGAAAGATTTTTCTCATGTCAAAACTTGCTGACAAAATTTTAAATTTGCTCGACCAAATGGGTCGTAAACGTGTTGTACTAGATCGAGAAGGAAATGAACCTTATCTTATACGCTATTATGTCTTTCTCAAAGACCGAAAGTTATTTCCATTTAATGTGTTTTTACACAAGTTTCTTAAGTCAGACCCCGATGATGTGCATGATCATCCTTGGCCTTACGCTACACTAATTTTACGAGGTGGATATTACGAATGGATTCCAAAATTTAATGACAAAAAAGAAATGATTGGTGAAATTCGTAAATGGAGAGGCCCTGGTCATTTTCGTATATCTCGACCATCAAGCTATCATCGTATTGAATTACAAGAAGGAGTTACTCCTTGGACTCTGTTTATGCCTGGACCACAACAGCGTGAATGGGGATTTTTAGTTAATAATCAGTGGATACATAATGAACAATATTTGAAGGAAAGAAATGAACAAGCTCATACTTAATGATCAGGAGTACAAAGGCCTTGTTGGCAAAATATGTCGGGATATCGCCGTTAGCGGTTGGCGCCCGGATTATATTGTAGGCATCGGTCGTGGTGGGTTGTTGCCTGCTGTCATGATCAGTCAATATTTTGGTATCAAAATGTGTAGTTTAGATATCAGTCTGCGTGATGGTGGCGATACTGTTAGTAATTTTAGTATGAGTGAAGATGCGTTTAGCGGCAAAAAAATTCTAATCGTCGACGACATCAACGATACAGGAGCTACAATTAACTGGCTAATGAATGACTGGCGTAGCTCATGCCAACCCGAGCATCAGGTATGGGACGAAGGTGTGTGGAATGACAATGTTAAATTTGCTGTGGTTGTGGATAACTGGAGTAGCGCATGTCAAGTCACTATGGATTTCACAGGGATGGAAGTAAACAAATCAGAACAAGACGTATGGATTGAATTTCCTTACGAGGAATGGTGGACCAAATGAAAAAGACTGTACAGGATAAAATCTTTGATGGGCCGGATCATATCGATTGGGCTGATACCCCATGGACTGACTTAGAACGTGATGATTTTCATGTGGCTATCTACAGAGACAAATACCCCTGTACACCCGGACATTTATTGTTTGTGCCTAAATACAATACCATAGGAGTACTAAATGATGCGTTTGAAGATGCTGTTAGATACGGCAAAAAAATGGTGGAAACCGGAGAATGGGACGGTTACAATATTGGACTTAATATGGGCCAGGCTGCTGGACAAACTATCAACTGGCCTCATGTCCATCTTATACCACGTAGGCGAGGTGACGTCGACGATCCGACGGGCGGCGTCAGAAATACAATACCAGGCAAAGGCAATTATAAATCGCCGGACTTTAGAGCAGATTAATCCTATTGAGTATGAATGGAGCTCTAATAACCATACAGGATTTATGGCGCAAACTATTGGACCAGCCTATGGATATTATAATACAGCAGTTGGTAGTCAAGCAGGTCATAGTTATCAACCTAATAATGTACAGTTTAATTCCAGTGGGCCTAAGACTGTGTTAACCATTACCGGAGACGGTGATGTTATTTGGACAGGAAAACCCAGTGAGGCCGCAGACATTCTAGTACGTAGTTTTCAAATGTCTGTAGAAGATGCCAAGGGTGTTACTAAAGCCGCTCGTCGCAGATATTATGCTCTAGCCTGTCGCAATATTTTGAGCAAAGCAGAAGATATGGAATATGAAGAGTTCCTTGCTTTCCTAAATAGAGAAGTGTATAATAGAGAACGTAAGGTCATTTTAGATTCATTAAAAGGAGAAGACAATGCTACATGATTCAATTAAAAATACATATAAAGAAATGGTCATTAAAGAAGATTCAGGATTTCGACTGGTGTTGAAGAAACATGAAGTGTTGAGTCCTAAAGGTCTTTTTAGTGTTAATTTAGAACAACAAAATTTACGAGATGGTGAAATCTCAGATGTTTCAACATATAACTTCTTTATGACCAAAGAAGAAATTCAAGCACTAGCACATGGATTAACACATGAGTAAGATTAAAATAGCAGAACTATTTTATAGTATACAGGGAGAAGGACGTTATATGGGCGTACCAAGTATCTTCTTAAGGACTTTCGGCTGCAATTTCCGCTGTGCAGGATTTGGTATGCCTAAAGGGCAATTGAGCGCAGAAGCAGAAGACATTGCCACCGTAGTGCATTTATATAACAAATATGAAGATTTGCCGCTAGTATCAACTGGTTGTGATAGTTATGCTAGTTGGCATCCTGATTTTAAAAACCTAAGTCCTATGTTGACTACGGATGCTATTGTTGAACGCATCATGGAGATATTGCCCTTCAATGAGTGGCGCAATGAACATCTTGTTATCACAGGTGGTGAACCGCTATTAGGTTGGCAACGTGCTTATCCTGACCTGTTGGATCATCCTAAAATGTCTAAACTAAAAGAAATTACATTTGAAACAAATGGTACTCAAAAGTTAACACAAGATTTTAAAAATTATCTTGGAGTATGGAATGGCTTACCTAGGCAAAAACGAGAAATTACATTCAGTGTAAGTGCTAAGTTGCCAGCAAGTGGTGAAAAGTGGGAAGAAGCTATTCTTCCAGAAGTTGTTTGTGAATATGAAGAAGTAGGCACAGCATATCTTAAATTTGTGGTAGCCACAGAAGAGGACGTTAAAGATGCAGAACAAGCAATTGAACAATATAGAGCGGCTGGCTTTAAAGGTCACATATATCTTATGCCTGTTGGCGGTGTTGAGTCTGTTTACAATCTCAATGCTAAATCCGTTGCCCTTGCCGCAATGAAACGCGGCCTACGTTATAGTGATCGACTACAAGTGCCCTTGTTCAAGAACGAGTGGGGCACTTGATGATGGGAGTAGGATACTACGGAAAAAAGGCTATGTCACATGATCGCCGGGGTGATGAAGTACAACAATCACCACCATCTGAAGACTGGGGATTACGCAGAGCACAATATTGGAAACTTAAACTATGTTGGCTTCCAAAAAAGTGTTTTCTAACAAATAAGCCTCTTTGGGGTAAACTTGCGTATCACGGTGAAAACTGGATTACTGGTCCAGGTGATCCTGTTGTTAATCACTACTGGATAGAAAAAAATGAATTCTTAATGTGGAATTTGAGAGGAAGAAGATGAACAATTTATGGAAAAAGTTGACAGGCATTGACAAGATTGAAAAAGAACGTGCTGATGCTGAAGCAGTACGGGAAGCCGCAAAACAGGCCGCGGCTGAAGCATTAGAAGCCGCTCGCATTGCCAAATTAACGCCAAAAGAAATTGCCACGGAGAAAAAAGAACCATGGGTCGCTGTATTAGACACGCATGTCAATATGGAAAATCTTAGAAACGGTTTCTTTGAACTTGACTGGAATGAGTACTTTGTAGTACAATTAAGAAGCGCTGGTTACGTAGGTGAAACAGACGAAGCAGTGGTTGATTCCTGGTTTACTGAATTATGTCGTAATTTAGGATCAGAAGAAGGTGTTGATATGAGCCGTAGAGGATCAGGTTATATCAATATAAACAATTTAGGTGGCGGAAGATCGGAAATTTCTTAATGACAAAAACATATATTCTTGTAGATACAGCTAACACATTCTTCCGTGCTAGACACGTGATTAGGGGTGACCTTAACGATAAAATTGGTATGAGTATTCATACTGTGTTAGGCAGTGTACGCAAAGCATGGCGTGATTTCAAAGGCGATCATGTGGTGTTCTGCCTTGAGGGTCGAAGCTGGCGCAAAGACTATTATGCTCCCTACAAACGCCAACGTGCTGAAGGACGTGCAGCGATGAGTCCCAGCGAGCAAGAAGAAGAAAGAGTATTTTGGGAAACCTTTGATAATTTCAAAGACTTTATTATCAACAAGACCAACACCACCGTGCTTCAACATCCACAACTTGAAGCAGATGATTTAATTGCTGGTTTTATTCAAGCCCACCCCAATGACCATCATGTGATTATTTCAACAGATGGTGATTTTGCACAATTGATTGCGCCTAACGTAAAACAATATAATGGGGTAATGGAAATTACGACTACACATGAAGGATACTTTGATGCCAAGGGTAAACGTGTCGTTGATAAGAAAACTAAACAAGACAAGCCCGCGCCGGATCCGTCCTGGTTACTATTTGAGAAGTGTATGCGTGGCGACACCTCCGACAATGTCTTTAGTGCTTATCCAGGAGTTCGTACTAAAGGGACAAAGAATAAAGTTGGTCTCCAGGAGGCCTATGCCGACAGAAACACACGGGGATTCAATTGGAACAACATGATGTTGCAACGCTGGGTTGACCATAATGGTGAAGAACATCGTGTGTTGGATGACTATAATCGAAATGTCACACTGTGCGACTTGACAGCACAACCTGAAAATATTAAAGTTTTAATTAAAGAAACAATCACAACGGCAACTACCGCAGATAAAGATATTCCGCAGGTTGGTGTTAGATTGTTGAAATTCTGTGCTGAATATGACATGCAGAAAATCAGTGAGCAGGTTCAGAGTTACGCAGAACCATTAAACGCAAGGTATGTAAAATAATGATAACAAATGCCAAAATATTGATTCCAGAAAAAGAATGGTTAATTAAAAATGGTGACGAAAAATTAGGTAGCATTAGCAAAGTTAAAAAAGGTTACCTAGTTCTACATCAAGGACAGGCTATCCCCTTTAAAGATCTATCTGAGATAAAAGCCAAACTTGGTATAGCATTGTTTGAAGAAAGTATTAAGAAAGCCAAAAAAGATCTTGGTGAACCTATATCATACAGTATCTACGATTTTCCTTGTAAAAGTAAACCCTACGAACCCGTATACAATGTTCAAAAGAAACTGCCATTATATACCAAGCGTTCTAAAAGCAAAAGCCAGCATTGCGCTGGGCACTATATTATTAAATTCCGTAAAGGATGGGTCAAAAGTTTTTGCCCTAAGTTGATCACTTTGGAAAGATACCCCTACAAAGGTCCTTGGAAAACTGAAGAAGAATCAAAAATAGAACTAAGGAAAGCCAATCATAATGAAACAACTTAATACATTACCTATTGAAGATTTTTTGGATCGTGCTAGAGTAGCAATTAAGACCAATCAAAAAAATGTCACGTTAACCATTAAAGAAGCCACTGATTTACAAAATAGTTTGGCAGTGGTAATGACCAGATTATCTGGTGAGTTGGATCAGCTTGTATCTTCTGCTGGTACAGCACAATCAGATACTATTCAAGTAAAAATGGACGGCGGAACTTTTTAACATTCTGGATAAATATATATACGCATATTTGGAGCGTATATAAAGTGAGCAGACCTAAACCAACCGTTTTGTTAGAAATAACTAATAAAAAGACTTATAAAACTGAACAGGTTTTAGAAGCAGAGGCGATTTGGGCCGTATTTTATAAAGATCTCCCAATTAATCTAAAAATTACCAGTTTGGTGGTACAACAATTAGGCCCAAAATATAAAAAAGTTAGTTTTAGTAATGCCGGACATGCCCTTAATCTTGCTAAAAAACTCAACAAACTATTTGGATGCCAGGACTTCTCTGTTTTTAAATTAACCACAGGTGAGAAGTTAATTGATGATTCAAAAAATTGAAATAACCAAATACATCGCAGATCAATATAAGCTGGCTAGTGATGAAAAATCACTGAGAAAACTAGTGTCATTATGGTGGGTAAATCCTAGGAAAAAAGCCAAAGGTGGCTTGAGATTGACTGATGAAGGATTTGCTCGATTATCAGCACATATCAAATTCCATAAAGTTAAATTTACCGAAGGTCCTATTGAGTATAACAATCAGTTAATACTTCAATTAGATAATTTTATCAACTGCCCTTGGTATACGACCAAAAAAGAAATATTTGTGACCAATGACAAGATGGCTGTACAGTTGGTGTTGTTTTCTGGTAACATTGCTCGATTTAGTCATGCCAAGGCAAAAAGCATTAAAAATCATTTGACAGAACCCTAAAATCCCTGTATAATTACTATATATTGAAACACTAATGCACTTCAATATTTTTTCAACTTTATAGAAAGAGATTTTATGGCAGAGCAAATTAGCACTAATCGCACAGTTACGCCAAATGATGCTAAACGTAGCATTCGTAAGTGTATCAAAATCCAGCGCCCTGTATTCATGTGGGGGCCTCCGGGTATTGGTAAATCCGATATTGTTAAACAAATTGGCGACGAACAAGGACGTGAAGTCATTGACGTTCGTTTGAGTCTTTGGGAACCTACTGACATCAAAGGTATCCCCTATTACAACAGTAATTCAAATACCATGACTTGGGCGCCGCCTGCCGAATTGCCCACAGATCCAGAATCAACTGCTATTTTGTTCCTAGACGAACTTAATTCCGCGGCTCCTGCTACGCAAGCCGCGGCTTTCCAATTGGTATTGAATCGCCGTGTTGGTACATATCAATTGCCTAAAGGTGTTAGTATTGTTGCCGCAGGTAACCGTGAAACTGACAAGGGTGTTACTTATCGTATGCCTGCTCCATTGGCCAATCGTTTTGTACACTTGGAACTCAAGAGCGATTACGATGACTGGTTGGAATGGGCTGTTAACAACAAGGTTCACGAACAAGTTGTTGGCTATGTTGGCTTTGCTAAACAGGATTTGTACGACTTTGATCCTAAGAGTGCAAGTCGTGCGTTTGCTACTCCACGTAGCTGGAGTTTTGTCAGTGACCTGCTTAAAGATGACGACCTTTCAGAAGGCACATTGACCGATTTGGTTGCTGGTGCTATTGGTGAAGGTCTTGCTGTTAAGTTTATGGCTCATCGTCGTGTTGCCAAACAGATGCCCAAACCAGAAGATATTTTGACAGGCAAAATTACTAAGTGTGATATCAAAGAAATCTCAGCAATGTATTCTTTGACTGTGTCCATGTGCTATGAGCTCCAATCCTCTGACCAAAAGAAGGTCAAGAATTGGGATAATATGGCAGATAACTTCTTTGCGTTCATGATGGATAACTTCCCAACTGAATTGGTTGTTATGGGTGCTAAGGTAGCATTGACCAGCTATAACTTGCCGTTTGATGCTAGTAAATTGAAGCATTTTGATCGCTTCCATGAGAAGTACGGCAAATATATTATCCAAGCAATGGAGAATTGATAAAAAGCCCCTAGGGGCTTTTTATTTGACTTTCAGGATAAATTCATGTATAATAGTATTTTAGAAGGGTAAAAATGTCAAACACTACAGCAAACAAAAAATTTAAACTTCCTGAAAAGCGGGAATTCACACAATCAGAAAAAAACAAGATTGTTGAAAAACTAATCACTGCTCGTGTGGGCTTGTTATTGCGCCATCCATTTTTTGGTAATATGGCCACACGTTTGAAATTGGTTGATGCTAGTGATTGGTGTAGCACACTGGCCACAGATGGTCGTACATTTTATTACAGCAACGATTTTGTAAACATGCTGACTCCAAAACAGTGCGAGTTTGGCTTCGCTCACGAAGTTCTACATAATGTGTTTGATCACTTGAGCCGACGTGAAAATCGAGATAGAAACCTCAGTAACATTGCCGCAGACTATGCTGTTAATCAAATCTTAAAAGATGAACGCATCGGTGAAGTTCCTAGCATGATTCAAATTTTCCAAGATAACAAATATCGAGGAATGAGCTATGAACAAATTTATGACGATTTGGAACAAAAAGCTATCAAAATCAATATCAATGATCTAGGCGAGTTGCTCGACGATCACTTGGATGGCGACGATGAAGGCGGTGGTGGAGACGGCGAGCAAGTTGACGGAAATGGTAAAGGCCGTCCTAAACTTACCGCAGAAGAAAAGAAACAGATTCGAGACGAAATTAAAGAAGCTATGGTTGCAGCCGCACAGGCCGCAGGAGCAGGACGTGTACCAGCTGGCGTGTCAAGAATGATTCAAATCTTTACAGAGCCAAAAATGGACTGGCGCCAAATGTTGCGTATGAATATCCAAAGTATTCTAAAAAGCAACTTCAGTTTCAGCCGTCCAAATCGTAAAAGTCAACATTGCGGTGCTGTACTTCCAGGTATGATGAACGAAGAAACCATTGATGTCAGTGTAGCAATTGACATGTCAGGTAGTATTAGTGATAAAATGGCCATGGACTTCCTAAGCGAAGTCAAAGGTATCATGGAAGAATACAAAGACTTTAAGTTAGATTTGTTCTGCTTTGATACCGAAGTGTATAACTACGCACAATTTACTGGCGATAACGCAGATGATATCATGAGCTACGAATGCAAAGGTGGCGGTGGCACCGACTTTGATGCCTGCTATAACTTTATGAAAGAAAATAGTATTGAGCCAAAGCGGTTCATTATGTTTACAGACGGATATCCATGCGGTAGCTGGGGCGATGAGAATTATTGCGATACGCTGTTCATTGTACATGGCAACGATAGCATTGAAGCTCCATTTGGGCAAACTGCCCATTATAAATAAGTGAGTAGTTAATGGCATTAAGTAGAGGTGAACTCAATCCGCTAAGTGTTTTAAAATTGAGGAAGTTATCCTTTATACCCAATCACTTTGCCCGAATCACTATCAAAATACCAGAAACTGATACCAAGATATTAGATCAGTGGATTAACTACAACTTAAATAGTAGGTACGCTATAAAGAAAACGTTCACCTTAGATAACTCAAATAAAATGATTGAGGTATTAGAAGTTGGAATGGAAGATCCCAAAGAGATTACCATGTTTTCTTTAGGGTGTCCTTATATACATAAACAATAAAAGGAAATAAAATGAGTGAAGATAACACAGCACAAGTCGCAAGTACAGCAGTTGGCGGAGATGCTACTGCCGTTCCAGAACAACCACAATTGAGTATCACTGACCTACAAAACCTACGTGCTATTGTAGATGTATCAGTTAAGCGTGGGGCATTTGGCGCATCAGAAATCAGCGCAGTTGGAGCAACGTTTGACAAGCTAAACGCATTTTTAAATGCTGTAGCACCTCAAACTGACGCACCAACAGCTTAATAGGAGAACACAATGAAACATACCGGCAAAATGAGTAATAACGGCGCTAAAGTCGTTATCGCTTACAGAACATTACCTGGAGATTCAAATAGTGCGTTAGTAATTGGCACCAATAATCTAGGTGACACATATCATGACGCAATTATGAATTTACTACAAGATGTTAGCGGGCAACAAGCCAACGAATTTGCCGATATTCTTGCTGTTCGTAAATTCCCAGATGGCGCTGGAATGTTAGAATGGCTACATACTCGTGGCCATCTAAAGAAGGTTCCAACCAAAATGGTCATTGTAACACCTAACAATCAAACATCTATTCCATTAAATGAACTAAATGAATTGATTGCTCAACAAAAGGGTATCAGTGTAGACGAACTAGCAATCACTGATGGCAAAACTCCAAACAAGAAAACTGCGCCCAAAGACGATCCAACTAAGACCACAAGTGCTACTGTAAACGCTGGCGAAGAAGATGTTACTACTGATCCAACTCCAGTGGCAGCAAAAGCAGTGGTGGAAGATATTAGTGACCTAACACCAACCCAATTGCGTTCACGTGCTGATAAATTATTTAAAGAAGCACAGACATTGCGTAAGCAAGCTGACGCAATTGATCCTCCTAAAAAACGAACCAAGACTGTTGAAACTGTTTAATGAGTAATTCTGAAAAAGTATATCTAAACGCATTACGAGACATTTTAGAAAACGGCGATGACCGACCTGATCGTACAGGGGTAGGTACACGCAGTATCTTTGGTCTCCAAATGCGTTTTGATTTAAGCGAAGGATTCCCTGCCATCACCACCAAAAAACTAGCATGGAAGGCCTGTGTTAGTGAATTACTTTGGTTTATTGAAGGTTCGGGTGATGAACGAAGACTTGCTGAAATTTTACATGGTACACGTAACCCAAATATGAAAACTATTTGGACTGACAATGTTACCGCAGATTATTGGATTAAAAAACGTCACCAACGAAATGCCGCAGATTTAGGCCGTGTTTACGGGGTACAATGGCGTCGTTGGCGTAAACCGTTAATACGCATTAATAAAGTTGTTCTTCAAAATCATGATCAGTTACTGGAATTGATTGCAGGTATTAAAGATGATCCATATGGACGTAGACATATTATATCAGCTTGGAATCCTGGAGAACTTGATTTAATGGCATTACCACCATGTCATATGATGGCACAATTTTATGTCAGCAATGGTAGATTGAGTTGTCATATGTATCAACGTAGTGCTGATTTTGGATTAGGTGTTCCATTCAACATTGCTTCTTATGCCTTGTTTACTCATATGTTAGCACAAGTATGTTATTTAGAAGTAGGTGATTTAATTATCTCTTTTGGTGACGCACATATCTACAGCAATCACATCGAACAGATCAAAGAACAGTTAAAACGAGAACCACTGCCATTGCCCCAATTAAAGTTGAACCCAGATATTAGGGTTATTACCGATTTTGAAATGGAAGATATTGAATTAGTTGGATATGAAAGTCATCCCGCTATTACAATGCCAATGGCAGTATAATAATTAATGAATTAACTTAAAGAACTAAAACTTCAATAACCGCAGGACCATACGCATTAGTGCCTATGGCTTTGGCAAATACTGCGTTAAGTTCATCACCCCCAGAAATATATGCTTCTGCGTATCCTGGCATCCAGCTAGTAACTAACAAGTCACCTTTATTAATTGGCCCTAAAACCTGGCATGGAACACGGCCTTTTAGGGCAATAGCGGGGTGAGTTTCGTCATTTCCAGCGTCTTTATTCATTAAATAGGCCGGATTTGTAGACACTATACCTATTACTGTGGTATCAGCATGATTATTAGTAACAGTAACTTCGTTAGATCCACCTAAACATAAAACAGTACCCGGAGCATAAACAGCATCTGCCCAATAACGTTCTGCTAGGTCAGCATATTGTGCCGCTGTGGCTGTTGCGTTTAATACCTGTGTAGATACATTGTAATTAAATGTGCTGGTAGATAATATTGTCTGGGATCCAGTGGCCTGCACTAATGGAACATTCAGCACACCAGATGAAGTTGTAGATACCGTTACCTGAGATGCTAGATTGGCTGTAAGTGCTTCGGCGGCAGTTCCCCAAAGATAAAATCCACTGGCCTGTGTTGATCCAGAACCGTTGGCATCTTTCAAGGTTATACCAGCTACTACGCCATTAACAAAGTTTGAATATAAGTCTGAAGTTGTTTTTGGTTCAAAAGACGAATTAGATATCACTGCCACTGGGTTTGACCCAATGTAGCCTTTTAAAATATTATAGGTATTTCCATCTGCTCCAATTTCAGCAACAGGTTGCCAGGATGCCACTGACTCAACTGAGTTATATGGTCCAATAGTAATCCATCTACCGTATTCTGAGCTCCAAGAATTTAATTGTACTGATTGAGTATTCCACCAAAGATCACCATCCAATGGTGTAGCAGTGATAGCCGGGTCCGTACTTTGGCTGGTGATATTGGCCAAAGGTTTAAAATTTATACCGTCGTAGCATACATTTAAATTACGTTCATTGGTGTTATTATTGAACCAGAGTTGACCTTGGACAGGCTTACTTGGAGCTGTACTATTGGCAAAACTTTCCAACAAGTATATAAAATTTTGGTTTTGTATTTGGCCATATCCGCTGTAATTACGACCAACAAACGATAGGCTGGTAGATTCGTCGACTGATCCGTCATCAACAGTGACTAATTTGCTTCCATTTGAATTGTATAATATGTATGGCATTTCTAAATCCTTAAGTTTTAATTATTCCGTAGAGGGCGATATTTTTTGGACGTGTTTCACCAACATCCGCAATAGGATTACCAGCTGCATCTTCAGCATTGCCAGTTAACCACATCTGTGCTCCGCCACCGTAACTGGATCTAGCATCATAATTAAATGGACCAACTGATGTGCCTGGCCAGTTGCTTGATCCAGCGGCACCTGTCAATTGATCATCGCCCGGAAATACATGGTAGTGCGATTTTATAACAGCATTGTCTGATTGTATAGTTGAGTACAACCTACCAGGATCTCTGCCAGCACCATGATCGGCACCCCGTACAAAATAACCTCGAAGATCTGGTAGAGTAAAACTTGCGCCGTTGGCCCCGTAAGGGCTGGTAGCACCGCCCAAAGCAATATATAAATTGTAATATTGATCAACGCCTACAGATGAACCGTCTGCTAATAGGAATCCTGCTGGCACAGTTCCACCAGCAATGTACATGATCGTTCCTGGTGGTATTGGTGTATACCCAGCTGCCAATGATGAAATTTGTAATTGTAAAGTTGCTATAGTTGCCGACAAGGTTGCCGCGACTGTATCAACATAAGTCTTTGTGGCTTTTTGTGTTGCTAGATTTCCGTCCGAATCTGCTGATAAAGTACCGTCTGTATCAAATTTACTAATTGTTTGATTGTTACTGGCCGATATTAAATTGGTAAATGTTGCCGATGATAATATGACACCATTAACATTTAAACTATTTGAAGAAATATTTTGTGAATGAACGCTGTTGGTCCAAACTGTGCCCCATGTTAGACTTTGGGATCCTAAATTTACAGCATTAGTAGTTGATGGAGTAATTGAAGTATCAGCGAACCAAGATCCAGCCAAAATACCAGCATTATTAAAACTAGTTAGTTTAGATGCGGTCAAACCGTTGACCGAAGTATTTCCTGATGAATTTCTTTGTACAATTGATGCGCCTGCCGATATAGATGATGCTGTGAGATAGGTCGACTGAGTTTCATCTAATAAAGCGTTTGAAGACCCGCTAGTTTGAGAGTATCCAAAAAGTTCCACATCACTGCTGGCATAATTTTTAAATGTAATGCCTCTATTCAATGAAGGGAATCCGTCCACAGCATTTACATAGGAAATGTTAAAAGCATCTCGGCTTATAATGGCAATTACTTCGCCGTTTATTACACATTCAATAACAGCATGGGCAACATTGTTAGTGTCCATTAATTCCACTGAACTAAACTTTGTTGTACTAAATCCAGAAACACCTTCTGGACCAATATTGATAAACCCGGTGCCTGTATTAATTTTTAAAATTTGATTGCTAGTATCAAACCAAAGATTGCCTTGTATTGATACAATGGGCGGAATTGCGTCATAGGTAATAACACCCAAAGTTTGCCAACCATTATTATAAACATTTAAAGAATTATTAGTAGTATCAAACCATAATTGCCCAACTAATGGACTAACTGGTGGCACTCCGTAGGCAAAATTTTCCAACATATGGATAAAATCAGAATTTTGAGCTTGGCCGAACCCAACAACATTTTTGCCAATAAGAGAAATACTAGACGATATACTGTCAATTGTACCATCAGCTATTTCAGTTAATACAGTTCCGTCAGATTTTAAAATTTGATATGACATTACTTTTCCTTACATTACCACGTTGACCGTAGCAGTTGTTATTACACTGTAATATTTTGTTCCTGTAGAATAAATTTCAACTGGTTGCCAGCTAATACCTTGTAGGCTATTATTTTGAATTTGGAATCTACGAACTTGTGTACCAACACCGCTGTTACCAGTTGCTCCTGATTTACTAAATGAGCAAATTACTCTGGCTTCAGATCCTAAAGGAATTCCAACCTCATTGGTTGATGTGGAAACAGATACTGGATACATTAGTTTTAAGACACTGGTAATTGCTTGATTTTGTAATTGGTAGGACACATATAATGATACATTATGTGAATCACTAGTTGTTAATACTGATGGATCTAAAGAATCAATGCTAACTGATGCCGATAAGTATCTATTAAATACCTGTCCCGATACCTTTAGGTCACCGTTAATTGTCAAACCGGCAACTACTGTAGCAGTACTGGTACTAAAATATGTTTGGGCGGCTGCTGGAGTCATTGAAAAAGCAGAGTTGCTTAATACCCCAACTGTTGTTCCATAGTTGTTTAATAATGTAACCTGTTGCGTCGCCAATGTAGTAGCATCAACCAATGTGGCAGCAGGTAATACCCATCCGTTACTGCCCACTGATTGTGGGAATACAGGACCAACAGTGTATAATACATTATCATTGAATAATTTTAATTGACTATTTGTACTATCCCACCAAAATGCTCCAGAATTTAAAATACCAGGCTGTGTTCCAGAGACAATAGCACCGCTAACTGGGTTAAAACCATTATCATAAACATATAATCGTTGAGCAGTAGTATTATACCATAATTGTCCAGTTACTGGATTTGCTGGGGGATTTCCATAGGTACTGGAAAAACTTTCTAATAATTTTACAAAGTTATTGTTGATATACTGTCCATAATTACTGACATTTTTACCAACTAAAGAAAGGCTAGTTGTAACATTGTCTACTGAATTATCTGACAATAATAATAGCGTGGTTCCGTCTGAATTTAAAATTGTATATGCCATTTTAGTACTTTATTATATAGTTGACGTAGCCGGTCTCAGTACCGGGTACTTTGTATACTGCTGTTGCTGTTCTTAAATCAGGAACATTAAAATTAGGAACAACTCCTCCATAGATAAAATTACCAGCACCTTGATATTGTAGCGCGGCAGCTAGATTAGGGTATGATGATATAGCATGACTTGATCCGTCACACAATAACCAACCTGCTGGGGGAATATTATTTCCATGCATGATTATCATTCCTGCAGAGTAAAATCCTTGATTTAACTGATTTATACTAATTTTTTGAAGGCCTGTGTAACTAGCATTAGTAGATGTATCAACCACCATTAATGTCATGTTATTTGATGTATATGTTGCAGTATGCTGGGCTGTAATTGCGCTAGCAGTCAATGTTGTATTAAATGTTGCCGTTGAACCATTTCCATAAAACACAACATTAGTGGCGGTTACCTGTCCTTGTATTTTAAAATTAGTACCATAAGCCAATGCGGTAGCCGGGCCATTGAATACCCCAAATACCTGTGTACTAGTAGTACCAATTGCGTTGGCATAAATTCTGTTAAACTGTGCTGATGCGGATCCTATGTCATAAGTACTAGTCACTGATGGTAAAATTCCGGCACCAGCTTGCGGATTACCATTTCCATCTAACCAATTTACATAAATTTGTCCGTCAACTGTTATATCATCGCCAAATACTGATGTGCCACCAACACTTAATGTGCCAGATGTGGCAACATTGCCAGTTATTGTAGTAGAACCGCCTACACTAAGGCCAAGAGACACACTGGCCGGTCCATTAACTACTAAACTAGGATTATTAATGGATGTTGTTGTATTGATTGTAACGACCCCATCAGCAACTACCACTGTGTTGTTTGGCAAACTACTGATGCCATTAGTTGTTTTAATGACAATGTTACCACCGGCAGTGTTGTTTAGCAACACAGCATCGTTAATGTATTTGTATAATTGTATATAGTTGCTACTATTAGATCCAGCTATATTAATAACTACCCCGTCGCGCCCTTGTGATCCAGATTGATTATTAGCATTGGGTGTTGAAAATAGTAGTCGACCTGTGATTACTTGACCGTTTACTGAATTATCATTTTTTCTTAAAAAACTACCGGCACTATATAACGAATTATTAACAGTTAAATTGGCCGCACTAACTGATACGCCATTTAAAAATGATCCTGAAACAACATTAACTCCAGGATATATTCCGGTAAAACCAGAAATTATTGGATTTGGAATAAAAGTTTCATTTGCTAGTATCGTTACTCGAGATCCGTTGACATAAGTAGATGTGATTTGATGATTAGTGCCTGTAGTATCTACTACAGTTTCAACAACAGGGCCATTCAATTCGCCAGTTCCAGCATTTCCAACAGCAATCCAACTACCAGCATTGTAAATGTTAAGCTGGCTTAATTGAGTGTTAACCCAAATATCTCCAGATTTTAATGTAGTGGTTAATGATGGATCAGTGGCCTGCTGATAAATTCCGTTTGCGCTGGCCCAATTAACAGCACCAGCTGTGCCATCCATTATGCGTAATACTTTATTACCAGGATTGCTGGTGTCGTACCATAACTGACCTTCAATAGGATTGGCAGGCGGTAACGAACTAGAAAAGTTTTCTAAAAGACTTAGGAAATTTTGATCAATTGCTTGTCCAAAATTTGGGTATCCTTTTCCAACCAAAGTTAAACTAGTATCAACAGTATTAACACCTGGAGGCATATCTGGAACTGTAATAGCAGTAATTTTACTTGGGTCTGAAAAATTAAGTGTATATGGCATGATTAATTCCCGCTGTTGCTAAGACTTTGAACCCTAACTGTATAATCAATTTGAATCATTCTATTCAATGATTTTTGTACTGGATGGAATATGACATGTGTTAATAACATTCCTGTGCCCGGTCCATTTGGACTATAACTTAATAAACCTAATTCATCAAATACATAAGTTCCATTAGAATTAGTAGCATTGTCAAATGCTGTTTGACCGTTGGGTTCGCCAAAATCTAATAGACAGCTTACTAAAATATCGCTATAAGCAGTACCAGTAATATGACGTACCTGCATGTAGTTATTTGTGGGATTTAAATCAGTAGTTTGCTGTGCGTCTACGGTTTTATAATAAGTTTGATTGTACAAACTAGCGCTGGTGCCAATTGTATTTGGAGTTAGATATGTAATAATTCCAGTATCATCAACTCGTGTGCCGCCATTGCCAAACGCCATTTCATAGATAGTACCATATCCTTGATTACTCAAACTCTGCGCCATAGCAAGACTAAAATTTTCGTAATGGATCGCATTCTTTTTATCAATGAACACTTCTTTAGTATTAGGGTCAAATATCTTAATATGCCCTTGTACTCGCATATTGCCCTGTTCATTGGGCTTTTGTTGTGGGTAGTTTGTCATTGTTGAGCTCTGTTTCATATGATATTTATCTATGTATTTTCTTAGTGTTTAAATCGTGTATTGGATCTCGGAAATGTCTGCCCTTGATTAGGTCGAATACTAGACTGTCTTGGAAATGTCATACCTTGGTTTGATCGAAGACTTTGAATAAGACTCAGTAAAGAATACCCGTTTGGCGCTCCCATACCTGTAACAGGATCCCAACCAACTCGTGATGCGTATCCTTGGGCTATGGCTGTGGCATTGGTACCTGTAGTGATATCGTAAAATGCAGTTGGATTGGCATAAAACAGTTGATTGTATGCTACTGATCCCAATGCTTTACCAGTTAATGCCTTGATTCTAGCTATCATGCCTGCCATAACAGGAGTGGATGCGCTAGTACCACCAACACCGCTTAGAGTTCCGCTAGTATAAAACGCATAGGCGTTGGCCATTGGACCAGAAATGTCTGGAATACCCCTCGCAGTCACAGATGTTAATGCTCCGGTAACGTGAGTCGAACTATTATATGTTTGATATTGTAGCCCACTTTGCCAGCTAGGAGCTGAAAATATTGAACTAAATCCGCCGCCACTACCAAAAGTACTACCAAAAGTAGAGTCGTCTTGTTCGGTTGTTTCTGTTAAACGAGTATTGGTTCCTGTGTTTATGGTAAGATGAGTCCCACCAACAGCAATCATATAGGGACTAGACGGCGGATAGTTGACTGCCAATACATTTCCCGAATCAGAACCAAGGTCTCCCGAACTGTTTACAAAAGCAATATTATTGGAATTAGCTGATTGTAGCTGTGATGATAAAAAATCTCCACCAGATTCACTGAATGTCCAACTCATTGATATTACATCACACCCATCAGAAACAGCTCTAGCAATAGTACTTCGAACATTAGCCACTGTAGTAGAACTGGTGTTTATGTAAATGGTAATATTGGCCTGAGGGACTAATGTGGCAATACATGTGATATCTAATATATTTTCTCCGTCAGCATTGCTGTCACTAGTGCCAGTTGCGCCATTTAACAATACCTGCGTTATAGTTGGTGCTGATACTGATGCTGGAAGAATACCCCTTGTTTTATAATCTGAAAATGTTGAATTAAGATCGCTTTGAAGGAAAGTTCCACCAAAACTAATAATTCCAACCTTAATACCTGCTCCAGAATGATACGGCATATTATATGCTGTAGCAATTTGAGGGGGTGTAAGATATACATAATTACCACTATAATAGTAGCCAGTATTTGTGTGTACTGATTCATCAATTGGCGTTACAGTTAAATCCGCAAGCTGGGCGACTATTTGTTCATCAGACATTATTGTTCTAATCCTAATAGTGTTAATGTTACATTAACTGCTGACGAACTTCCAGAGTTATTTGTAACTGCCAGATAGACTGTACTATTTGTTATAGTATCATTATTAAATCCAACAACTCCTGGGGTAATTAATTGTGTTAACGATCCAGAAGTTGTAATAACATCTGCTATCACTCCAGATCCTGCTGTAGGATCAGTACTTTGATTTCTAGAACTGTCATTGGATAAACTAGTTGCGTCAGTATAGATTCTAACCCATGCTGGCTGATCAGTTACAACTTTTGACAACACATAAGATTTGTATCCTAATACGATAGTTGTAGCAGTAGTTCCTGCCGCTAAAACGCTGGTTGCTGTTGTAACTGTTACTCTAGTACCTGCTCCTGCTGATCCAGAATAACCTACTGGTCCAACACTACCAGCATAGCCTATTGGACCACTGACTGTGCTTGCTGATCCAGTATAACCTGTTGCTCCAGCGCTGCCAGCGTAGCCTAAGCCACTTGATCCAGTATAACCTGTAGTCCCAATGCTTCCAGTGTATCCACCTGGGTCACCTTTGCTACCTGTAAATCCAATAGAAGCATAAGCACCCTGAGATCCAGAATAACCACGTGGTCCTTGTACCGTACTTGCTGATCCAGTATATCCACCAGCATCGCCTTTACTTCCAGCAAACCCCTGTGTACCAAAACTACCAGTAAATCCTGTTATACCTTGACTACCAGCATAACCAACTGATCCCCAATAGCCAACGCTGCCAGCGTAACCTTGACTACCAGAATACCCCAATCCGCCAATTGATCCTGAATAGCCCTGTGGTCCAATACTTCCAGCATAGCCAGTACTGCCAGCATAGCCATTTTTGCCAACTACCCCGCTTAATATAAATTGCCAACTTGTAAATGTTCCAGATCCGTAGACTGAATAAACTTGGGTAGTTACTGTTGTTCCAGTAATACTGGTAATGATACTTGAAATATAATTAGCAGGATTAACTACTCCGCCTGGAGAGGACAATAATACTATAGATTGACTTGTGGTATACGCTGATAATGCAATGTTGGTAGCAGTAAAGCTGAATGTGGTTCCAGGAGAAACAAGAGCAATATTAGTTGCCGTACTTGTTGCTGTGGTAACAAGGAATCCTAATCCTATACTGCCAGTATATCCCACTGATCCAGAATATCCTTGGCTACCAGTAAAACCAGTAACGCCAAAGCTGCCAGTAAAACCGGTAATGCCTTGGCTACCTGTGTAGCCAACACTTCCCCAATAACCAGCACTTCCCCAATAGCCAACGCTACCAGTGTAACCTTGACTACCAGTATATCCACCTGGATTACCTTGAGCACCAACACTACCAGTATACCCGATTTGGCTTGCCGCACCAATTGACCCAGAGAATCCTCTACTACCCGTAAATCCATTAGGACCCTGTGGGCCACTTACGTTACTAGCAGAGCCAGTATAACCAACACTACCAGTATACCCTAAGCTACCGCTGTATCCCAATGGACCGCTTACGCTACTAGCGGATCCAGTATAACCTTGCGGACCTTGCGGACCAAAACTGCCTGTAAAGCCAGTTGATCCTGAATAGCCTGTTGGGCCAATTACATTACTAGCAGATCCAGTATAACCTTGTGGGCCCACACTGCCAGTAAAACCAACTGATCCAGTATAGCCCAACGGTCCACTCACACTACTAGCAGACCCAGTAAAACCCTGTGGACCAATGCTACCTGTATAGCCCAAGCTACCAGCATATCCTTGACTACCAGCATATCCCTGTGGTCCTTGCGGGCCTACAGAACCAGTATATCCGCCAGCATCACCTTTACTTCCACTAAACCCTTGGAAACCCTGTGGTCCAGATACAGTACTTGCTGATCCAGTATAGCCAATACTTCCGCTGTAGCCTAAACTACCTGTATAGCCCTGTGGTCCTTGAGCCCCAACCGAACCAGTATAACCTCCTGGTGGTCCTTGTGGGCCAGTTGGTCCAGGTACTTCACTGACACTACCTGTAAATCCAGTTTTACCAATATTACCAACACTACCTGTGTATCCTCTAGGACCTTGCGGACCGCTTACATTACTGGCTGAACCAGTATAGCCGCCTGGAGGTCCTTGCGGGCCTGGAACAGAACTTGCTGATCCAGTAAAACCAATAGATCCAACACTGCCTGTATACCCTAAATTTCCAATACTACCACTGTAGCCAATACGACCAACACTACCAGTATATCCGGAGGCACCTATACTGCCTGTATAACCACCCGGAGTTCCTGGAGCACCAGCACTGCCTGTATAGCCGCCTGGGTCACCTTTACTACCCGTGTAGCCAATTCCCACATTAGAAATGTTGATTACACCGTTCATGCTAGGCAAATTATTAGTTTGATATGCTAGAGTATCAGGAGCGTTCATTGGCACACTAAATGTTACTGTACCAACCGTTGCTCCATTATTTGTTACTCCAGTAGTGTATGGGGCACTATTATTGTCAGTATAATGGTCAACTATGTAAAAACCATGACTTGGGCTATTAACAGTAAAATAATAAGTGAATCCACGGGCTAGATTAATAATGTTGGTATTAAGGCCATTGATTAAAAAACTGCCCAATCCACTATCTGTTATAGAAATATAAAGTCCTGCTAATTGCCCGGCACTACCAGTGTATCCTTTACTGCCAGTAAATCCAAAACTACCGTTATATCCAATAACTCCTGCGCTACCAGCATATCCTGTACTGCCAGTATATCCCTTGCTACCAGCAAAACCATTTGATCCAGCACTACCAGCATACCCGGTGCTACCAAAATAACCAATTGCCCCACTACTTCCAGTATATCCAACAGGACCTTGTGGTCCCACGCTTCCTGCAAATCCAACACTGGCACTGCCTGCGTACCCTTGAGATCCTGCGTAGCCAGTAAAACTATTTGGTAAATTACCAAAATTGAATCTCTTGGTAATTTGATTGTCAACTACTACAAAATAAGTTTCGTTTGTGGCAGTTGTCAATAATGGTAATGTGGTAATTTGTGGCATTTTATAATCCTTCAATCGGGTTATTATTTTGATCTGTTAAGACAAATCCTGTTTCAGTTGTTATATCAGGATCTCCACCGCTGTAGTAGCTATTTGGCAATACAGCTGGTCGAGCTTGTATAAATTTAGCCTGTTCAGTAGTACTATCCAATAATGAAACGCCATTGTTCCATAATGTGGTATCCGAGAATTCTTTCTTAATAATAACCAATTTAATGTTGTCCCCTACTCCTTGTAGTGTATTTAACGTAATTTGTTGACTGACTGGACTTACAAAGGTCAAGGGCCAAGCTATGGTGGCTGCCTGAGCAAGTCCAAATCCCCATCCATTAAATAGACTGTTATGCCCTGCCGAAATAATGGGATACTTGGCGCCGTTAGCATCAATCAATGTCCATCCTGCAGCTATCTGCTGAGTGGAGGTGTTTTGAGACAACACCCACCCTGAACCATTAGGTGGTTGGGCACCAAGTACATCTACTGCGATAGCCCCAACGGTTATCTGCGTAGCAGTGATACTGAACTCAGGCGGCAAATAGTTTAAACCAGTATAGACATACCCGTTTACAGCATCGGCTGCTATTGAATTTGTATAAATCCAGACTTTGTTAGTAGATGTAACAATATATGCTGTGTTTATTACTGTAGTTGAAGGCAACAATGATTCTGTAGAAACAGATCCAGTAATTTTAAATGTTGGACTATCATATGATAAAGTTGTATCTTGATAATATGTACCAACTTTATTCAACTGATATCCGCCATAATAAACTTGTACTTGATCCATAGCTGGTATTCCTGAAGATAAAGTTATACCATCCCCAGTCGCCGTACTAGCAGTGGTCAAAATAGTATATGTGGCAGTTGTACTGGTTGTATATAATGTTTGTGTATAAATGCTTTCATTAAATGGTATTGTTTGACTTGGACTTTGATCAATAACTGTGGTATAAATGTCTGAATAAGTCTTAGGACTTGTGCCCAATGTTGATCTACGCAACTGACTTAATACATTTCCAGTGATTGTAAAGAACTCAATGCGCTCACCAGCAATCATTACAACTCCTGGAATTTTCTTGGATGGTATAGCAGGAGTCAGCACACTAGTATCATTAACATGAATTTCAGTATCTGTTAAGTTTAACGGTTGAGTTAGGTATGTGGAATTTTTAGCAGATATACGTTTGAATGAAGTTCTATTGAATATATCATTAAAAATTCTGTAACCCAACACAGTGGATGCCAATGTGTGATTGGCAATATATGTTATCACAATCGTATTAGCCACACCAATCAAATACTTGTCGCTGATTTGTATTGTAACTCCATCACTCAAAATTTGATAGTCTACATTATTAACTAGCGGCACTCCATCTAACACCAACCACAAATAGTTTGTGTTTAAAGGAGGAGCAGTGATCTTAAATTGGTTGGATATTGTGCCCTTAAATCGTTCTGTTCTCAACAACATTCCATCTTGATCAGTGTATGTTATAACTCTAATAGTAGTTCCAAGTGTGGGACTTGACAATATTAAATTAGATCCTTCAATATTAAAATCGTATCCATCCCCCGGTTGTTGATACAAATCAACCACCGCAACCACATCACCGTCTGAAACACCACTATAGCTAATGGTTATTGTATTGACTAAATTGTCAACTATGAAATCAAATCCACCACTTAGTTTAATGCCGTTGACGTAGACTTCTACACTGTTATTGGCTATGGCATATACCCCAGTTGGTCTTGGTCTACTGTTATTAATTTTAAATGTTAAATTACCGTTGGTCACTGTGTAATAACTTACATAAGGTCCTACCAATTGTCTTGAATTTTGTTGAACTATGACATTTGACACTGCTGGTCCAATATTTCCAGGAGCTGGATTTAACGCATAGGTATTTACGGCGCCATCTGTAATTGTAATGAATTGATCTGTTATTTCATTGAAATAGTTGTGAGCAGATGTAAAGAACCATGCCTGAATAGTATTTGTCCCTGGAGGTAAATTGTAAACGGTCACTGCCGCACGAGTATCAGCCCCGTCAACAACTGGCCCTAATACATAACCATAACCTGTAGAAGTAGTTTGTAGGGACACTGATGATCCATTAACTGTGACAAATGCGCTGTTGATAGATCCAAATTCAAAATTACAATATACTTGAGCATTAGATACATCTGTTACTGTAACAGAATTATATGCCACAACCCCAGCATCATTACCACTTCCGCCGCCTACACTGATAATTGTATATCCAATTATTGCACTATAATTTACGTATACACTTAATTGACTGGTTGCCCAATCAATGCTAAATTGTCCAGGTGTTAAATTAGTAGATGTGGTATATGAGTATACTTGCTGGAATCCGTCAGTGACCGTTATACTTGCTGTTGTAGTTGGTAAAATAGGCAAGGTAATTGTACCGGTAGTACCACCAACAATATTAAAATTTCCACTGACAACTATTGGAGCACCTGACGGTGTTTTGGTATAAACATTAATCCCAAGACTATCACTCGACCCACCTGCTACCAATTCTTCCGGAGCATAGCTATCATCAGGATTTAAAAAGCCACTACCAACTCTCGCAGTGCTGGTAGATCCGCCATCAATAATAATGTCACTTGGATTGACACCTAATGCGCCAGTTAGTATAGCCGCGTTTGTCCCAGTCCAAGTTCCGCCATCAATTGATGTATCAAGTAGGGCGGAATTAGAACCCACATTCCAAAATTCAATAACTGTTCCAGGTGGGATCGCCGAAGTTAATGTGCTACTAAATGTCACCACTGTGCCTGTGACTGCTGTCACTGTTACATCAGTTGAATAAAACACATTAGTAATTGTACTAATAATATTTGCGTATTGCCCAACTAATGTAGCCGATGCTGAGTACAATGAAATATTATTTGTTCCTGCAGTTGCTGTGGAGGTTGATGTAGTCTTGCTATAGTATTCAATGTCGTTGCCCCATGGTGTTGTACCAAAAGGCACATTGCTTTCATCCCATCCTGTTGTGGCATTAAACGCCAATGTTTGAAGTTGTGTTCTGGGATAGTCAACACCCAACATTAGTTGCCCTAGATCTAATCCAGGCATACCCGAAGTAGCTGTATAATAATTTAAAATTCTATCTGCAGCGGATTGGATACTGACGTCTTTAACATAGGTAATTTTTAATAACTGCCCGATACCAGGAACAGCATTTAAAAATTTAATCTGACAATATTTTTTTGAATATCCATTGTATTCTTCTGTGAAGTATTCAATAGTATAATCAGAGTATAACACACGTAGCCCATCCAATGTCATAATAATCAAAGATTTATTAGGTACAGCGAGCCACCTTAACACAAATGAAGTTGCAGATCCATTACATATGAATTGGTCAGTAGTAGTTGTATTTCCAATTTGTCCACTGGCTGAAATTCTATCAAATTTCATTGTAATGTCAAAATTACGTATTGGATCTAGAGCAGATGTTGAATCTTCAAAATCTGAGGTATAAGTAGCAGTTGGTTCTACAACAGAATATTGTTCTGTAAAATTCCTAATTTGTGTATGATAAGGTTTTACTTCTTCAATATAGTTTTCAAAGTTTGTGCTACTGGTTACCAAATATACTGAAGGCTGTGCCAGCACGCCTGCTTCATTAGTAATACTGATAAATGATGTTTTGAATGCCCAGTCTAATAATTTTTGTTCTGTGAACGCATACTTAACTGCCTTAAAGAAGAATAAATTCCAATTTACTCGTAATTCGTTGATAAAAATATTATCACGTAATGCCGTTAAAATATAATTCAACTCTAAATCAGGAGTTTGATCGTATAGTGTTTGATCATACGCACTGATTTCATCATAGGCTAGGCTATTATTTTGTGTATTCCAAATATTGTCAGAAATTTGTATTGTGCCGTTCTGTGAATAAACAATGTTAAAGTGATTGCTGAATGTTCCTACATTACTATCAGTATACTCTAAAATAATATAGTTGCCTAATCCGTTATTTTTAACCTTAACATAATCACCGTTGTTTAAAACTAAAGAATCAATTTGATAGACATAGTTTACAGTTGTGGTGTAGTCCTTGTGTTTATTAAAGTCGCTACTTGACCAGTCAGTATAATTCCAATATAATGTAGTATTATACGATTGAGTACGAGCTCTTACCCACGTTTTATTTTCAATATCACGTACAAATATTGCCCATTTGCCATTGTAAGTACTATCCGATACCACTACTACTGAATAGGGTCGAACTGTTAATATAGGTGTTGCTACATAGCCTTGACCTGCGTTAGATATTATAGCATTTATAACTCTACCATTTGAATCAATCTCTGTCTTGATCACTGCTCCAGTACCTATACCATCAACAGTCACTGTTGGCGCAGTTAGATATCCAAGACCAGGGTTAGTTATAGATACTGATCTTACTTTCCCATCATATACTGTACAGGTTAGTTCAGCGGTTACAAATAACGATGTGTCAATTGTATCAAGTTCATTAGTATCCTCGAGTGTATAATCGTATAGGTTAGAAGATACAGGCGGTATTTCTTCCTGAGCATTTAAATTAATAAAATTATAACTGCCTGTAATAATATTGTTAATTAAGATGTCATTAGCAAATTCAATTAAATTTCGTAAGGCGTTTAATCTGTTGACAAACATTGTTTGTCTTGGTCTAATACCTATGCCATATCGTGTTCTAGAAGTTAATGCTGGATCGGGAACTAAATTGCCCACACTATCATGGCCTAATAAGCTATCAAATAATTTCTTTTCAAGTAGAGCATTAGGTAATGAAGTCTCATTACCTTCCTGTAGCAACAACCATTCTGTGTGTTTAGGAATAATGTTATCGGTAGTATCAATAGAAATATTTAAATCAATATTACTCTTTATTAGTTCTCCACCAACATTAGCAACTATCACGGCATGTGGAGAAATTATGGACGCATATTGTAAGCCATACCCTGTTGGGTCTTTTATAACTCGTGCCACATCATATGCGCTGACTCGTCTATTTGGAACATTAGGTACTATAACTGAATTTTTAACCCAATAATAATATCTGTAGTTATTAAACGTTTGTGTTACTGTGTCATAGGACTGTACTAGAGAATAAACGGTATTATCTGGATTTTTTGGCTGTCCACTAACACCCAAAGTTAAACCAGCAGGAGTATCAGCCAACGCACTCCACTCAGTAGGTGATAGATTAGACCCGACCCACTCATAAACATCTATACTTGAACCTGGAAATACTTGTCCCCAAGTATTTTTTCTAAATGTATCTTCGCCCTGTTCGTACCATTGGTATTTTACAGTACTCAAATCCCACCACAATTCGCCAACATGATTGTCAGCCCAATTTGTCAATGTATTAATGGCATTGGCAGTAGTTCCAATAGAATAAGTAGCAGGATCTGAAATCATTTTGTACGTCAATTCTTGATCTGCCATACCTGCGATACGACCTTTTAGCGGATCGATTACATCAAGGTAATTTACAATTTCTTCAGTTGATGTATTAATCAATCTTACTCGTTGAATAGTGTCAGTAGCAACAAGATCATTTTGACTTCTTAGCAATTTCCATCCATTGGTACTAGTATCAATCTTACTAAACAGATACACAGAACTTGCTATGGTTGAATTATCAATTGCTGGAGCACCAACTAGCGCAGTATCAGAATCAATAGTAACAGCCTTACCATAATTAGTACCGTCTGCTGTTGATACTGGTGAAAGTTCTTCAGAGAATACAAATCTACTTGCCAATCTAGTATAGATATATGCTGTGCCAGAATTATTAATTACATCATAAAATTTTGTAGAATCTGCGTCAAATGTAGTATTCCCGCCAAATTTTGATGTAGCATCAAAAGTTGTTGCCCCATGTACCCCCGATCCGACACTAGAAATTATCAACGAATTGTTTGTTGAATTGATATCTATATCAGTACCAAAATGTACTCCAATAACTCCAGATGGATTTGTTAATACCTGCGACTCATAGAATGTGCCATTAATATTTTCAAAAACATACACACTACCATAACTTCGATCAAAGTTTTCACAATAAGGAGCGCTAACAAACAAATAAGTTCCATCTGGTGATAATAGAACTTTTTGTCCAAATCCAGAACCAGCAGGCAAAGATACAGTAACCTCCTGATTAGCAACAGCGTAGCCATTAGAATTTGAAAAAATACTAACAAATGCTGGTGTATTGGTATTACCCAAAACACTGACAGCTATCAACGATGCGTCATCTGTACCGCTAATACTATAGCCAAATTGGCTACCAACACTAAGAGGAGCCGCAAGTCGGTAGAAAAGAGTAGCAGACACCGTACTACCACTGATGGATAAATTATAGAAATTCAGAGTTCCTGTACCTGTATTGACTGTGCCCGGAGCAGTCACAACCATTACTTTATTTGTTGTTGTAGAAGTTCTTTGTACATATATTCCTGAACCAAACAAATCGTAGTTTGAAGGGGAAGGATTATTAATGACCAGTTGCTGAACTTCTTCAAGACTTACAGAATTTATACTGCTGATCTTTACTAGACCAGAATCAACAACACCATTAGTAGTCTGTGCGGTTGGAGCTCCAGCAAATACCAATCCATAGATTGATGATCCAAAAGCATTATCATCATAGACTACAGTTTGTCCAAAACCTGTGTCATTGTTTAATGAGTTGGCTGCGCCGCTTAACTCATTTAGGTAATAGTCTAATTTTCTAGTTAGTCCGCCATTATTATTTGTTGTATATACTGTGACACGCCCGTAATTTCCGCTTTGTACAAATCCAGGAGCGCCAACAACCACAACATTAGATCCCTTACGTTTACTGATGCTATAGCCCAATTGTTGATTATAAACATTACCAAGACTGTTTGCTGAAGACACTGAGTAGTTGTTTATTTTTTCATAAACACCCCACTGCCCGTTGTTGGCATTGTCAATCCATACTTTGGTGCCTTCAGGTAATTTTAATAATTTTTTATCATTTGATAAATTATCAAATGTGTTAAATCTAAAACTATCAAATTTAAATAAAAGCCCCACAGTGGTTGTAGAGGCAGAATTAGCAACATACGTAGCAGTCGATGCTATCAAGAATGAGGTTGGATTAGGCACCGCAGTTACCAAATATACACCATTCACAGTAGGATCAAATTCAGTAATGGAAACTAGTTCTCCTGAATTTAATCCATGATATCCATTGGTAGTAACTAATACATCAACCCCTGGAACATTGATTCCAACTGAAGCAATTTGACCATCTGATTCAGTATAACGTAATACGTCCCAATCATTATCCTGTTTGAATCCCAACCAAACAATATCGCCTTCTTTGAATACACTAGTGCTACTAGAAACAACAGCGCTCAAAGTATCTAAATTTAAAGTTGTGTAGGATACATCATCAGCTCGCACATACCCAGCAGTGGTTAATTCAAAAGCATTATTAGTTAACGTTCCAGAATTTACCGCAAAGGTCATGGAACTTACATAATTTGGTGGAGTAATTTGCCAGTCAGTGGCAGTACTGTAGACTTTTAAGTCATATGCTGACACGGGTGGATTAGTTGCTGTGAACACAATCACTTGTGGATTGTCGATAAATGTTCCTTCAACCAAAGGCACTTCTAATTCATTATATGAAGAATATGATCCGTATTGTCCAACTCTAAATGCCCATTCTTCGTTATAGGTAAAATTACCTTGAAGATTTTGTATACTGGCCTTGGCCAATTTAGCAATGGCATTGTACGTACCTTTCTCTTTAATGTATCCTTGATAAAATTTGTATTGAGCAATCGGATCAATGATAATATTTGTCAGATAAGGTCTAGGTGTATAACCAGTTAGATACTGAGCGGATTTTTGTTGACCAGAATCAAAATTATCTATATCTAAACTGTAGAAGTCTTGGAACTGGCTAATTTTATAATCAAGATTAGGTAATAATCCTGCTGTAGGTTTTTTAGGTAGTACTTGCCATTTAGTAAAATCAAACTTTTGAGCACCGTCAATATTGTTAATTGCCGAATAATAATTTCCAGAATAGTAAACAGCATCGCCCGCGTTATAATCTTTGTATTGTGTCCAGTCGCCTACCTTGGCAGTATCGTAAACAAAGCCTGGACTGAAATAATCACCGTTCCAATTAGCAGTTCTAAAACCACTTAATTTCATACGCTGTTGATAAAATCCAGTTTCAATACTATATGCTGTATTATCAAAAATTGTGGTATTGTTAAACACCATACCGTGTTCTTTTTGTACATTTCTAAATATAGCAAAATATATGCCATCATTAGAGTTTAGGGTAGTTATTGTACAAACACCATCCTGTCGAGTAATGTTTATTCTATTTTTTGGTATCAATGTACCATTCGCAGACATCACATTGTAGGAATAAAAAGGATCAAAAATATCATCAACTACAGAATTAGCAGAAGTAAATTGTACTTTTTCAGCAAATGGGCTTAATGCTATTACACTATTATCTGCCCAATTTTGCGTCGACCAATATAAAAATTCCTTTGCTGTAAAATTCCAATCAATATTAGTTCCAAAATCTGAACTGTATAAATCAAAAACAAATCTTTGATCAGTTAGCCATGCGCCGTAGCCAATAATAAAGTCGTAAACTTCTTGTATTGTATTGAACGTAGTACCATAAGAAATCTGTTTAATAGTTTTATTAAAGGTTGTAGCAATTTGAACAGTTGCGCCACCAGTCACTGGCAATGCTGAAATTTCTTGATATAATGATGGATTAAATGTACTTTCTGATTGATGTGATACAGTTACAATGTAAAAATTACTACCGTATTGTACATATTGACCTTTCTGATAAAACTTTCCAGTTGGAGAAGTATTAGCTGTAGTTGTTTGGTCAGCAGTAAGTCCTGTTTCACCGTAGCTAGTGGTGTTGGACCATGTAACAAACGGAGCTGTTACCCCGCCAACATTTATTGTTGGTGTTGCGGAATTTCTAACTGGAGTATAAACATTAAAATAAGGATTAGTCTGATCATATCCTTTGACTACAAATGCACCATTAACTTTTTGTAAAATAATTCCAGAAATACTAGAGTAACTGATAGGATCGCTGACATTTAAAATTAACGAATAATCCTGTGGCGCCAATAATGCTCCAGGACTAGTAGCAGTTGGATCAATAGCATTTATAGTCACTTGAAGGGTGTTTTGACTTACAAACCCACCAACTTTATGAAATAAGTTATAACTCAAATAATTAATATCAGACTGTAATTCTGAATTATAATTTTGTGTGCGTTGACGACCAATTTCGCTAATATAGACACTGTATCCCGCTGTTAGGGCATTATTGACACCTTGTAGTGTAATATTTTTAAGGCTTAAAAATGAATAGTCTAAATTTACACCATAAGCCCATTGGCCAGCAATATTTTTTTGAATACGACTTGTGTCATACATTAAAGATGAATAAGCGGCAGGATATGTCAATGCCAGTAATTTTTGAACCGCAAACGGAAAATAACTACTTCTACGCCATGCGGCTTCTGCTGGGCCTTGATCTCCAAATACCCAATTTTTTTGTTCACCTTCTGGAGTATAGTTCACTAGTAAGTTAACTGTAGGGTCTAATAAATTGCCATACTCATCTACAGGCAATATATTTGACAACCCAGGACGGGAATATAAACTGTTAATGGTATCGGTATGGGCGTTGCGTCCGTATTCTAAATCTTGCCATAACAAAGTGTTTCCAGATGTATAAGGTGCCGGTCCGTACTGAGCAGTCCACCATGATGGCTGTTCACTAAATCCCAACATCTCCCACGGGCATGTGTGAGGACGATCAGTGCCGTAAAAATATTTGTAAATTCCTCTCCAATTGCCATTTACTGGGATTCCTAATAGTTCATTATAAGATCCTGAATAGTTCCAAGTAAATTTTTCATCTTGATTAAAACTCACATTCTCAGTATAATCAACACCATATGCTCCTGCCCATTTAATAAAATCTCGAGATAATATAGTATTAACTTCATTTAAAGAATAATCGTTGGTATTGAAGGCTCCAGGAATTACTGTGTTAATATCAAATAGGTCTGATCTATATTGAGTCTTGATATTATTATAAATTCGTTTTTCAAATTCTAAAACAATGGCATCTCGATAATCATTATATGCCACCATGATGCTGCCATCATGCCCTTGAATAACTTTTACTGGTCCATCGGCATAGGTGTTATCTAAATAAATTGAAGGAGTAAATTTAGGATATAGTCCTAATTTAGTAGGAGTCGGTGGCACATAGCTACCCGATGTATCTGGATATTGATTTACTGTTAAAACATCTCCAGGAGTTAATTTTGTTAATAATGTAATACTTGAGTCAGCAACATTAAATTCATAATCAACATTTAGTAATAACTGTTCGTTGTTTATGTAAACTAACATGGCTGTTAGACTTAGTACTGAAGGATCAAAATCAAAACTTAATGGATACGTTACATTTCTTGAATCTGTTACTGTCCAGGTTCTAGAATTTACATCAGTACCGTAAGGAATCATGTCAGATAGATAATACGGGCTTAGAATATTCATAGAACTATTCATAGCGGCCAAGGCCTGATCAACTGCCAGTATTGGATTTGATTGATTGCCTAATATTAAAATCTGTTTCAAAAATCCTAATTTATACTGATTGTACTGATCGGCAGCTTTAGTAAGAGCATTGATAACACTATGTTCCTTTTTCCCAATAAACATTTGAGCAAAAGGTATTGGGTTGACATTAGAAATTAAACGACGGCCATATTGTTCAATGCCAGCGATATCTCGCAAATTACCAAGTCCTGGAAATTTTCCTAAGAATTCGGGAGATCCTTCTGCCATTGTTTGTACATGATCCTGTAGATCAGTCAATGTTATGGAAGTAAGTAAACCATTTAATGGATTATTTGTAAGCCCAAGAGGAGGTTCATAATATCCCGTATCGTTAGACAGGGGAGTCTTTGAATATAGTTTAAACAATACATTTGTACCAGTAGCTAATGGCTCGGCAAATGAAACAACAGTTTTTTCTAAAGATTTTAATAAAGTAAATTCGTTACTATGTAATTTTGAAAAATTAACATATACTTCAATATCATCATTGTTTGAAAAATTATCTAAGGCAGTTATAGCAATAGTTGATGTAGTCGATGTTGTTGCTTGAAATTGTAGTATAGGTATCTTATATCCGTTAGATAAGGACCACACATTTGTGTAAACATTGCCAGTACTTTCTGAAAATTTACAATAGGTAACAGCAGTCGACACTGCTAGGCTAGTTTGTCCTTGAGAAACATTGATAACATCAGAATTAAAATAGTTGGTAAACAAATAACTACCAACACTAATACTATTTTGATATTTTATTGAAAATCCTAGCACTGAATCATATACGTCGCCAGGAGTGTAGCCAAAAATTTGATTACCTTTGAAATCTGATATGTAATGATTGGTATCACTATAACTATTTCCAACATCGTCAAATAAATCAAATAGTGGTGGCTGATTTAATTTAGTATGTTGTTGAGCATAGACCCAGTCTGTACCATTATACCACCAACTTGATCCAGCATATTTTGAACCGTTTACAATACTAACACAGTTGCCAGTTACCGGAGTGTGATCTGGTGCTGGAATAAGTGCCAATTGTCGTGTATTACCAACTCCTGGAATATTATAAGTAACTATCCATATTTTATCTTTTACCAAAGGATCTGGGTCGTTGGTAAAAATAACACGATCACCTTGTCCCAATAATCTTGGATTGGTATTGTCATAATCAACAAAATATCCCCACGAACCTTCAACTGATTTAAAAACATTTGTTGTTTCGGTGTCAATCCAATCAACGTTGGCAATAGCTGAATCACCAAAATTATAAAGTTGTAGATTGGCTTTAAATTCAATAATAGGGCGAGTTGCTCTTTGTTGCGCAGGGTATACTGCCTGTACTCCATTTGCTAGAGCGCTAGCCGCAATCACATCTTGATGTACCCAACGATTATAACGTGTCCAAGCATTTAAATCTTTACTAGCTCGATTAATTGTTATATAGTCAGGACTAATAGGTAAGGATTTATTTCCATCAAAAGGAAAATCATCAAATCCATCACCATCAAAACTTTCATTATAGATTGTGGAAATTTTTCCAGCAGTTACTAATGAATTGTAGTCAATTAATACTACGGAAGAGCCTACACCTTCGACAAAGAATTTTTTATTCAGATAATCAGAAGTTATATTTTTACCAACAAACTCAATCAGCATACCATTAGATAATGCGATAGTGGCAGTGCCTATCAATGTAGTAAATCCAGATTTGCCTACAATATCTGCTTCCACATCTAGTACATCATTTGTAATAGTTATGATCTCTGGACCAGTTACTAGCCAATAATATTCTTGATAGTTAACTAGTTTGTCCCAATCGATATGCGGATTATATGAATAAAATTCACTTCTAAATAAACGGTCAAGATTGTTAGTAATGCCGCCATTGACATTTACTTGGTTGATCAAATCGTCGTAGGCTATAACTTCTTTAATATTTGAATTGATATCATTAATAACTAGAGCTGGCTCTAAATTATATGCCGCACGTATTGGCGAAAAGTTTGAAATATAATTATCAGTGGTTGAAACATAGTTAGGAGTAACCTTACTACCAATATACCCATCAATGCGTTCTAATTGAGCAGGACGAATTAATTGATCGATAGTACTAGATAAAAATTTTGCGTTTTTATCTGTTTGAAAGTATGAGGGAAGTAAATTAACTGATTGAAAAGTTGATGTACTCATAGTTAATTCCCAGCACTAGTTATAATTGATTTTGTATCTAATTGACTCGCCGTGATAGCTGATATCACTTGAATATTTGCCGCAGTTGCCCCGCTTACAAAAATTTCATTATTTTGACATGCTACCTCATATAGGCTACCAAAGTTATTATTTGGATTTACAGGAACAATAACAAAGTTTGTTATGTCTGGTGTTAATAAATTCATCACGTATGTACTCAATTCACTGAAGTGGAAACTCTGACCAAAATCCCAATTTTCTAAGGCAAAGAATTTATTGATTGCTGCCAATATTTGTGATTTAATATTATTAACACTCAATGTGCTAGTTGGACTTTGTACTGCTTTAAATGTTGCTTGTAGATTTAGATCAGCAAATGCTCCAAACAATACCTTGTATTTTACAGGCTGATATATGATCTGATCACTAATTGTTTTAATAGGTTCTAAACTAGAAGAATAATTATTTTCTAATGCCACGCTGGTTGGAGGTAAGGGCTCAGTGCCGTTACCAGTTAATAACCAATTTCTAAAAGCAATATCATAATCGCTAGTCAACATGTAGATATCAATAATATTACTCTTACTAGGATCAATTCTAGTATCCTGTCCAGTATTATGAACATATTGGAATTTAATTCCACTGCGACCCGGATAAGCTATGTAGGTTGATGCGGTGGTATCATACAACCAAGGATTATTAATATTAGCTGTGCTTGTACTATAACTGTTGATTACGTTATAATCTGAATCATAAAAATAAAATAAATCACCTGTGGAAGGTGTAATAGTACCACTGTTGATAGCAACTATTGCGGCAGCTGGGTTAGGATAGGCAGTGAACATACTGCTATCAACTAATTCATATGTTAGGCCGTCTGATTGAAGTTTAAAATAGACAAATTTATCTTCCCACCCAGTAATTTCATTTGTACTAGTAGTGGCTACTATTTTTTCAAAAGCATCAGGATCAACAATTTGTCCTGAATTGTTATAATCGTAAAAACTAACAACTACCTGTCTAGGTTCCACATAGCCGTCTGACTGTGTAATTGTACCATCAACCTGCCACAAATAATCTGTGCCCAAAGCCACTGAACTTGTGGTGTTTAATGTGTTGACTGACAACACTGTAATTTTATCTTTGATAACAGTATTTGTGGTAAAGTCATAGTTAATATTATTTGAATCAATAAAGAATCCTGTTTGTTGAGCACTTTCAAACACATAGTCAGTTTGTCTGTATTGAACTGTATAACTTGTGCCGTTCCAAGAAAATGCCACTAACCAACTGGAGTCTAAATTAGCATTACTAATATTATTTTGATATTCTAAACTAAATGGACTTACTAAATTTAGATTACTGTCAGCAATAATGTTCCAAACTCTATTGATAGAATCAAAAGATAATCCAAAATTTCTTTGAATTAGACAGAGATTTACAATTTCAGTAATAAACGAATTTGAAAAAGAATTTACAAACACTGGAATTATTTCAACAGGAGTAGCAGTACTTGGTACCACGTTGTTCATTGTTATCGGGCCAACACCTGTACTTAATGCGCCAGTTCCGTTATTAGAACCATCACCTATAACCTGAGATACTAAAGACCAAATATAATCTACAGTGGTAGAAGTTTTTTTGTTGATTAATGTGCCGTTAGGTAAAAAATATTGGCCAGCTGGAGGAACAAATTTAATTAATGCTCCTGACACGATATAGGCAAGATTACTATTAGAAAATCCGCCAACCGCTGTGGCAACATAAGTTGATGTATTTGTAAAATAACCTGTACTTTGTCCAGAAGATTTAGTAACCTGTACCCAACTAACTCCAGATTGTGTGAGATCAGGTCTTGGATATTGATCAAGATAAAAAGATCTCATGGTAGAGGAGGCAATAATTGGTGTTAATCGATTTTGTATAATTGTGTAGATATCATTTTGACTATTAAATGTAAAGTCAAAACTGTTTTGTGTTAGATTTTTATATAAAATGCCGTCATCAGCAAATATGTTTGTACTAGAATATTTTCCGCTAACATCACTTAATTCAAAATACTTGCTAACGCCACTGGTTACTCTAGCAACACTTTTAACTTTAAGTATTTCACTGCTGACATTCAAAGGAGCGATATTGTAATCCTCCCCAGTTACCATACGGTTTTGTGTGTAGTACGTTTGTGGAGCATTAGTTTGTATACTAGCGTTGGATTCAGTTCCTTGACTGTTTGACACAGTATATTCTAAAGAATATGTGATAGTCAATGTTTGACTTTGACCTGCTTGATTTACATAAGGAATTCTAACGCTTACACCAGTCATTTGACTAGGACTAATTGTATAAGTTAGGCCATTACTTTGGCGATAAAACAAACCAAAATCACCTGTGGGAAGATTACCAAAACTTCCATCTGAAAAGTTTAAATCAATTTGGTCACCGTTTCTAGTACTTACACTATAAAAATTTCTTGTACTGGCATTTAAACTGTTGTATATAACATTGTTACCTGTTAGAGCAGGAACTTGTGTCCACAAAGTCTGGTATTGGCCGTTAAGCCCTTTTTGCCACAACCAAACGTCTGTGTTATTGATGTCTGTGATATTAACACCAATGATTTCATTTGGAACAGGAGCAGTTATACTGAAATTACTTGAGCTTAATGACCCTTGTCTAAAATGACTGAAAAATCCTGTATTAGCACTGGCATTGCCCTGGTTATCATTTTGATAGATAATTGAGAAACTATTTCCTGGCTCAGGCGGTTCTTCATATATGTAGGTCTTACCAGAGAATGTAGTGCTTACGATTTCAAAAATCATAGGAGTGCCATTGATATTCTGTGTAAAACTAAACACTGGTACATCTTGATTAGAGCTATTAATTGTATATTGTTGTACTAAAATTCCGCCAATAGTGTTTTGATCTGAAGGAGTTCCAAACCCATGTGGCGCATTAAAACTATTGTTTAATATTGTTATAAATTGGTTATACCAATTTGAATTTGTGGAATCATTCCAGCCTATAGTAATATTGCTGAGATTATTGCCCAACGCATCAAACACACTGTCTGTGGTAGAAATAGCAGACATTTTTAGTAAACCATTAGCTGGTACATTCCTAGTTGGTACGTAGCTGATCAATTGAGCCAGTCTTAAAATACTGTCTCTACGTGTCGCAGTTTCTAAAAAGTTTTCACGGGCATTTAGGTCAATACGGAAACTTAGATTTTGACCTAGGTAAGCAATTAAATCCACTAGGGCAATGTATTCACTACTATCAATGAAGTCGTTGAAGTCTTCAGGAAAATTTTCTTGAAGATACGCAATCATTATTCTACGCAGTGTTTCAAAATCATAGCTTTGGAACTCTGCGTTAGGGAAAGATTGATAGATTTTTTTCCAATCTTCTGTAACTAGATACTGTGAATTAGTTGCTGGAATTGTCATATTTTTTGCCTATACCGTATTTATTGCGGCAATTAACCACATATATTATTGTTGCTGGGCCACTAGCCCGACCTGCTGATCAAATGCCAATGCCAAATTCACAGATTGATTATTGTAATTCAGTATCAAGGTCATTTCAATCAAATATCCTTGAGGGTATTCTGAAATATCAATTTGGGTTGGATAGATCCTAGGATCGCTTTCACAGATGCTGATCACATCTTCCTTTATTTGCTCTTGTATGTCTGGAGTCAATGGTTCAAACAATAAATCCCATATGATACTACCGTATGTAGGGTTCATCACACGTTCACCGCGTCTTGTATTAAAATGATTGATTAAATCTTGTTTAATCAAATCATAATCATATAGTTTACTACCAGTGTTAGCATTATCTAATGTGCTAAATCCTACATAGAATTGATTAGATTGCGGAGCCTGACTTTCTATAGGGTTGGAACTAGGAATTGTAAAATTTTTATATGGCATAATGTCAATATTTATTACTGTGTAATCGGGCTAAAATCAGGATTCTTACCTGCCTTACGCAATATTGCTATAGCTTCTGCTTTTTTCTGATTACCAATATTGGACATCATGCCTATGGTTATATAGCCCAAGCCAGATGGATCAAAATATGGAGCATTTGGTGTATAGTTCCATGGTTCAAAAGTTTTAGAAACTAAAATTGTATTAACATCCAATGTGTGAGCCCTGGCTGGAATGAATATTGTAGAATAAACATGCCCTATTGAAGGACTAGGAATCTTTGGATCTGGCCAGTGCCATAAATCATGGAAATATCTATAGACATAGTCCATTTGCTGTACACGACTTAGTTGTGCTAATTGTCCAGTAGTAGTCCCTAAGCTCGCAGCCGTAGATGATATAAATTGAATTAAACCAGTAGCACTACTACGAGGATTCTTAATTGAAGGATCCATTGTATAAGCAGTTTCAGAAAGCATACAGGCAATTAAATCAATAGGTTGGAACGTCAATGATCGAGCCACTTGAGTAACCTTTGCAAGGAAGGCATCATCCATGGCCCAAGGGGTATATGCCCCGCGAACTGTGCCTCGATCTGATGTAGGACCTGCTTTTCCTTGAAACGGTTGACTAGCTGATTGAACACTAGTAGATCCGCTTGATGCTGTAATGTTTGAATCAGTATAGTTAAAAGAAAATAACGCAGGGTTATTATTTTCATGACCGTCCCATGGTTCATGACTTGGTACTCGTTGCATAATAGATTGAATACCATCAGATTTGTAATGAGACCCAGCCCATGTGCTGGCTGTTGAGTTAGCAGTTACGCTGAATAAATTTAGTAGAGCAGGAGTTGTTGGGTTAGCTGCAGTAGGCGGTGTGGCTTTTGGCCCATTCTGATTGATTACCCCAGCAGTCATTGTGATTGAAGATTTACCAGTCATAGACAAATCACTGCCTGCCCCAAGAGCAAGTAGTCCGTTTGATTTTAAACTTAGATTTCCGCTGGCTGTATGATTTGATACACCTCCAACAGATGTATTATAATCTTTGGCCACTGTTAGATTAAATCCACCAACAGCTTGGATGTACATGTCATTGCCAATTATATTAGAACTACCTTGGGCGCTGAGTGTGACGTTACCGCCAGCTTGTCCAAAAGAAGATCCCAGAGCCGCTATGTTAACGTTTCTGCCAGCTTCTAAATTTACATCTCGATCAGCTCGGAAATTAAAATCTCCTTGTGAATGAATACTAATACTATCAGCGGCATAGATATCAATTTTTCCAGCACTGGTGAATTCCATCCATGCGGTGCCTTTACTGTTGGCTATGTAGATTAGATCTTCTGAATTATGTAATAATATTTGATGCCCAGTTCTAGTTCTGATACGAACCAGTTCGTTGTTACCATTTAGGTCACCGTCATCCATAACAAATGTTGTACCGCCTAGTCGACTCACCGGAGCCATGACACCTTTACCAAAGGAAATATCTCCTCGCTGTGCGCCATTACTGGTATCTAACGGTCCAGGCGTACTTATACCAAATACTTGACTAGGTACTTCTCTACGTGCGCCACTTGATGTAATACCCCTAACAGTATCTGCTAATAATCCTTGTTCTAACAATCTATAGGCAAAGGGGTGAAGTGGTCTTCCTACTGAATCTGGGTTAGGTACTTTTCCGTTATAAACTTTTTTATTATATTCTGCTACTGGCAAACTTGTTATATCTGATCCAAATTTACTGCGTTGTGCTGGCGTAAGTTCAACATGTGAACTGGCTGCAATACCTGGTACCATGTGATTTTCAAACTTATCTTCACTTGGTACACACCCTATCCAATAGCCTTGATCAGTCTGCCCATTAATGAATATAACCATGACCTTGCTGCCAATATCTGGCGGTATCATCCACATTCCATAGGATTTTTGTGTATGATTGAAATTAGCACTGTCGTTGCCAAGGAAACGAGCCGATGTCACTCCATAAAAAGGAGACATATATTGAACAGGCAATGCGTTTGATGGATCATTCACAAAACCTGGGACATCGGTTGTTAATACAACTTTTAATGCTCCCATAAAAGATGTATCTAGGTGATTTACTACCTCGGCAATGTAAGGGCCCGGACTAGGTAAACTTTTCGTCTGTTTATCTACTGACATGTTAGATCCTTATCATTTGTTTACAATTTTGGTAACCGGCGATTGTGCCTGTTGAGCCAGCTGTTTAGAATATGCTTCAGCATTTGCCCTTACCTGATCCAGAATTATCGTTCTGGCATTAGGATCAAGTCCTGGCGTATTTGCCTTTTGAGTAAGGAACCGCTGTGTTTCAGAATATGACTGGGCTGTCTGTGTCGCAGGCTGTGTAGCAGTTTTATTAGCATCCTGAGATAATTGGGCTTCTGGATTAGGTTTATTAACAAACCCTTCAGGTTCTGTTCCCGATTTGACTGGATTGACACCTGTAGTATCTGTCTGTGGCGGACGTCTTATACCCATTCTCTGTTTGAAAACCCCATTTTTAAAACTACTTACTAGTATTGTTGGCACATATACTCCACTGAAAGGAACTTGCTCTGGTATAAAAATAGCCATACCACCATCACCTGTTGTGGTTACTGCTTGAAAATCTGTGGGATTTTTAAAATTAATCTGTATGTATATGTCACCGTATTCTTTATTTGCTGAACCGTCGCTGTTAGAGATAGTTGGATTATTAGGATCAGGTGGCGAATAATAATTTCCCATACCGTTGGCAGACAAATAAAACGGATCCCCTATAATTTCAATTTCACCAACCCATAGTGATCCTGATCTTGAATTAATGACAGCATGATGCATGGCTTTGGCCAAAACCCAGTAAGGGTCATCCTGGCGCAGACCGGCTTGTACTCCGGAATCTCCATTAGTATACTTGGCATCGCCGCGCTGACCTGTTTGAGGGATACTACTTGATTTTCCAGAATTGATATCTTTAGTCGGCGCTTGTGGGTTAACAGCATTGTCCTGTGATCCAGTAACTGCTGCCGGAACCTTGTCATTATTGCCCATGGCATTGGGCACACCTTCAAAATACAAAACATTTATTGTAAGTTTGAAACTTAATAAATGAGAATTATTCCCCATATACAAATAGTCATAGATCCTAGATAATCTAGATTCTAATCCAGTTACATCTATATTTTCGTCAGTGTGTCCAGGCAATTTTGTAATAGATATTTTTCGTGGTGTAATAATGTACTTAAAATTTCTATAGGGCAATTTTGTTTGATCATTTATTTTATCTTGATTGGTTATTTGAACACTCAAATAAAAATAATCAACTTCGCCTGCTGAATCTGGTTTTGGTGATTTTAACAAGTCTCTAGTATAATTGCTGTCCCGTATTACTGATGTGATAATATCGGTGATGTTAGTCCCAGCACCAAAAGACGCAACCGCAGTACCACTGGGATTTAATCTAATAACTGAATCTGAAGATGATTCCCCCGGTGGGGTGGCGCCATCAACGTGGTAAGCATTGGGCACTGAGTTAGAACCAGGCTCAGCAAATCCAAAAGTTTTATTGTCTTTTAAATTAGTGGCAAAATCTTTATTTGCTATTGCATTATTAGAAGCCGCAGTAGTACCACTTAATGTTTGACCACCCAAAGATTTTGGAAACTCTATAGTATAAGTGTCATGCCCTTCAACAGTTTGTTTACCAGCTGCATCCGCAGAAGCACGTTGTTGCTGTATCTTTGTCATGATATCATTTAGTATCTCGCCAACAGTTGTACCTTCACCTTGAATTGGTTGACGTAGTTTATTATCAGTATCAGCATAGGCCATCTCATTGGACGGCATTGCGGCACATTTGTACATGGTACCACGCTCAGTTAATTCAACATCAATAAGAGTAAATCGTATTGTAAAATATCTTGTGGCTCCAGGTATCAACTCTGGTGCCGGAGGAGTGGAATCTTTTGATTTTAATGTATCAGGATATCCAAAAAATTGTAATTTTAAAATATAAGTAGCATTTGAATAAGCAACATAGCCAGCACCCACAGCGGCTACCTGAAGTGCTTCTAGAAAACCGTTAAGGCTATATGGTTCAATAACATCAAATCTAAAACCACTAGGTAGAGTTGTTTGATGTTTTTCATCGTAGGATAGAAAACTGTCTATTTCAACATTTTCTATATACATGTCAAACCTACCAGGGCTATTTTTATTGAAACTATCAATCATCTGTTGACCTGTTGCGTCAGTTGATGCTGACGGGGCCATGCCCTTATTGCCTTTTCCACCAGACTTTAATACTGTAAAGTTTCTTATCGAAGCTTCAAAATTTTGAATTGTTGGATTGGAAGGTACTGTTTTATCAAGCCCTGCTAGAGTCCAATTATAGGTATATGATTTATAGGAGTCTAAAATATTCGCGGGAACTTTTGGTAGTTTTTTGCCTGTTATTGTTACTGTTGGAGTAGTAGCGACATTGGCAGTGTTTCGGGTTATATTATTACCGTCTGCCATATTAGAATCCTAACGATTGTTTGAGTACTTTTAATTTAGGCAAATAAATTCGTATTCCTGTTACCATATCAAATACCGGATCTTCTATGATTGCTGGGTTACGCACAGCAAACACCCACCAAAGACTAACTGTATTATAGAGATCATAAGATAGTAAATCGGGTCTATTTTGATATTTGCTCTCCAGCTCATACAATATGTCATCAGTCTCGAAAGGGAATGCCGTAGGTGTCCAAACATCAAGGTACCCTTTGGTTTGATCAGAATTATAATACGGACTTAGATTAGAATATGTTGTGCTCATTAAATAAATCCACTATTTTTGCTAAGGCTACTACCAGGAACTAGCCATTTATCAATACTAAAAGATGATATTTCTTGTCTACTATACATTGGAATACAAGTTATGGCTATGGTTGAAAGTATAGGAACACTAGTTGGGTTCTTTCCAAAAGAAGAACCAGCATAAGCACCGTTGGGATTAGCCCCTGCTGTAAAGTAATCAACACTCTCAGGTAATTCCAATCTAAAACTGGTAATTGTTATTGGAACATTAGGGAACATATAAGCCCCGTAAGCATTAAGTCTACAAACTGGTGGCGGTGATCCCGCAAACGGATCATTTCCCCATTGCATTTTTGTCAATGCTCGTAATAACTGTACTGTGGAAATATATGCGGCAGCATCTGATTCATTCTGAACCGTGAATTTTCCCTGTATGCTAATTGTGCCAACTGAACTATGTTTATAAAAATATTGATTAAAATTAGAATGTGTGGGGTTTATTGTTTCGTAGTCTGCTTTATTTTCAACTGAAATTGTTGGAGTATATGGAAAAATTATACCCTTAATGGATTTGTCTGACCCCAGTTCACCATTTAATCCTGTGTAACTGGTTAGGTATGCTTTAGGAACTTTAATTATAACCCGTGTGTCAACAGCCGTGGAATTTCCTTGAAGATTATAAAAATTTACCTCTGGGCCTGCTGGAGATGGAGGCTGTGCCCCGCCACCTTTCTTAAATGCTTTGGTCAGCACTGAAGCGGCTACTCCTGTGGCCGCTATTCCAGCTAGATCTCCAAGTAAACTCATAGTTGTTTCCTTTTATACTATTTAACCTTAAATAATGTGCTAATATAATTAGTTTGGTTGACAACCAAAAAATATGTGCTATACTTTGTGATAAATAAAGGATAATAACAATAACATGACTACAACTTTTTCTCCTAGAAAGGTAAAATACCTTAATAATAAAGATTTATTAGCAGAAATCCATCGTAGCAAATGCTCGTTCTCAAGTTTTACTCAACCAGAATATCAACAGTATGATATTATTTTGCCTAGTCTTAGCAAAGTAAACATACGGACTATTGCTGAAGCTAAAAGAGCACAGGCCAAGAGAATTGGCATTGCCGCATTTGCCGCCGCTAGAGCTTCAGGCGATAAAAAAGTAAAACTAGCAGACTGTACGCCCGACTATACCACTATCGCAAAAACAGATGTCATTATTAGAATCATGACATTTGATCATATCCCGTTGGCACCTGGACGTAAAAAGACTGTTAAAAACACTTCAGATGGACATGATAAGGTAAATTTTCCACCATTTCAGCACTGGAAATTCAATGATCAAAACGAATTAATATGTGTAGGCAAAAGTCATTGGAAAGGACCTGTTGATAGTGGACACTTTAGCAAAGATCACGGACGTATCACAGAAAATTTAGGCAAGATGTTTATCAAACTAAGTGAACGGTATGCCCAACGTAGTAACTGGCGTGGTTACACCTACGTTGATGAAATGAAGGGACAGGCTATCCTACAACTAAGTCATATTGGACTACAGTTTGATGAAAGTAAATCAGAGAATCCATTTGCCTACTACACAGCGGCTGTTACGAATAGCTTTACTCGTATTTTAAATATTGAGAAGAAGAGCCAAAACATTCGCGATGACTTGCTGGAAGAAGCAGGGTTAACACCTAGTATGACCAGACAAAACAGTCAGGAGTACGCAGGCGAAATTGCTCGACAGGCAGAACTATACAAAAATATGCGTATGCCCAAGAGTGAAGATGAAGTTCCAGAAGAAGATACAGAAAACGAAGATATTACTCCTTGATCTATAGCAATACATCTGCTATACTTTATTAGGGAGAATTATAACTTATGAACCTATTTAAAAAGGTTGCGTGTTTTACTGATATCCATTTTGGATTAAAATCAAATTCAATAACACACTTAAATGATTGTGAAGAATTTGTAGACTGGTTTATTTCAAACGCCAAGGAGCAAGGGTGTGAAACTTGCATATTCCTTGGCGATTGGAGTCATAATAGAAACAGTTTAAATCTATATACGTTGAATTCCAGCCTAAGATGCTTGGAAAAACTGGGTGCGGCTTTTGAAAAGTTTTACTGGTTTCCCGGCAACCACGATTTGTTTTACAAAGACAAGCGAGATATCCATTCATCGGCGTTTGGTCGCCACATTCCAGGAGTTACTGTCGTAGATAGTATAACAACTCTTGATGGTGTCACCCTAGTCCCGTGGCTTGTTGGGGATGAATGGAAGTCTATGAAGGACATTAAGAGCAAATACGTCTTTGGTCACTTTGAACTTCCTAAGTTTTTTATGAATGCCATGGTACAGATGCCCGACCACGGCGAGCTACATGCGGAAGATTTTAACGGACCAGACTATATTTTCTCTGGACATTTTCATAAACGGCAGACTAATCAAAAGGTAATTTACATTGGCAATGCTTTCCCGCATAACTTTGCCGATGCGTGGGATGATGAACGAGGTATGATGACATTAGAATGGGGTGGTGAACCACAATTTATCAATTGGGATAACTGTCCTAAATATAGATCATTGAACCTAAGTACCTTATTAAACGATACCGAAAATATAATGAAGTCTAAAATGCACTTGAAGGTGAATTTAGACATCAATATTAGTTTTGAAGAAGCTAATTTCTTAAAAGAAGAATTTTCAAAGACCTACGATATTAGAGAAATTGGGCTAGTACAAGATAAAACTAATCTAGAAGGTGTGGTAGAAGAAAATCCTGAAGGAAAGTTTGAAAGCGTTGATCAAATTGTAACAGACGGTTTGGTCAATATTGAAAGCGAACAATTTGATAAGAATACATTACTACAAATCTACAACGATCTATGACATTTAAAATAAACAGCCTAACAGTAAAAAACTTCATGAGTGTGGGTAGTCAAACCCAAGCAGTGGATTTTACTGATCAAAATCTAACATTGGTACTAGGTTCAAATCTAGACCTTGGCGGAGATGATACTGGGTCACGTAATGGCACAGGTAAAACTACCATCATTAATGCTTTGAGCTATGCTTTATATGGGCAGGCACTTACCAATATCAAAAAAGAAAACTTAATCAACAAGATCAACGGCAAAAACATGTTGGTCACTGTTGAATTTGAAAAAGCAGGCAACAAATACCGCATTGAGCGTGGCAGAAAGCCCAATGTACTCAGACTCTATGTCAACGATGATCAAATAAAAACAGAAGATGTTGACGATGATGCTCAGGGTGACAGTAGAGATACCCAGCGATCTATTGAACAAATGCTGGAAATGTCGCACACCATGTTCAAACATTTGCTGGCGTTGAACACATATACTGAACCATTCCTAAGTATGAGAGCGGCAGATCAGCGAGAAGTCATTGAACAGTTGCTAGGTATCACACTATTAAGTGAAAAGGCAGAACTACTCAAAGCCGCAATCAAGGATACCAAGGACGCTGTCCTAGAAGAAACTGCTAGGATTGAAGCAATTAAAATTGCCAATGAGAATGTTCAAAAAAGTATCAGTTCATTAGAACTAAAAAGTCAAGCATGGGAAAATAAAAAAGAACAAGACCTCACATCCTTGGTCAAGAACATACATGACTTAACTGAAGTCAACATTGATGAAGAATTAGACCTACATGCTCAATTGAAGGTATGGGAAGATAACAACAGCAAGATTGCCAGCCTACAAAAACAAAGAGCAACATTAGAAAATGCTGTAACACAGGCCGACAAAACTTTATCTAAGTATAATAAAGAATTAGAAAAGTTAGAAAGTAAACAATGCCCAGCATGTGAACAGGACCTTCATGATCATAAACATGAAGAAATGACTGCGCTCGTCAATAAGAATATGGTAGATGCCTATAGCTATCTAGAAAAAGTTTCAGCTGACTATGAAAAGATTGTATCTGAAATTAAAGATATTGGTGAACAGCCCAAACGTCCAAACACATTCTATGACTCAGAAGCAGAAGCGCTGGGACATAAAAATAATTTAGATAGTTTAGAGCGACGATTAACCGAGCGAGCAGATGAAATCAACCCTTATGCCGAACAGGTAGACGAGTTGAAGAAAAGTGCCTTACAGGAAATCAATTGGGATATTGTTAATGAACTCAATAAACACAAAGAACATCAAGAGTTTTTGTTAAAATTGCTGACCAGTAAGGACAGTTTCATTCGTAAGAAGATCATCGATCAAAATTTAAGTTACCTAAACAAGAGGTTGAGTCATTACATTGACAAATTAGGGTTACCGCATCAGGTAATATTCCAAAACGACCTAAATGTTGAAATTACACAGCTGGGTCAAGATTTAGATTTTGATAACCTAAGTCGAGGTGAACGTAATCGACTTATTTTATCGATGAGTTTTGCCTTTAGAGATGTTTGGGAAGGACTGTATCAAAGTGTTAATTTATTATTCATTGACGAATTAATTGATGCTGGTATGGATAGTGCCGGGGTTGAAAGTGCGTTGGCTGTGCTTAAAAAGATGGCAAGGGAGAGAGATAAGAACATTTATCTTATATCTCACAAGGATGAATTAATGGGACGTGTAAATAACGTGCTACGGGTGGTTAAGGAAAATGGATTCACAAGTTACTCAAACAGCGCAGACATTGTTGGATAATATGGTGGCCGAATATAAGGCCCTGTACTCAGAATATGTGTCGCATTTGGCCAATGTGCATAATTACCATTATGACTTCCTAGAAAAGAATTATACTTTGGATACTGGGCGGCAAGTTCGTGTCAGTCTCCAAAAAATGATGAATTATGAACGGCGACTCATACAACTGTCGTTACACATATATAGGATGAATAATCAAAACCTAAAAGAGATTCGTAGAGCTAATAAAAAAGGGTTTACTAAAACAGTCAAGGCTGGGCCAGGAAGACCTAAAAAAATAAAAACAAACAATGTGGACATACCAGGATCAAATAGTGGCGGAGTTACCTGAAGACTGTATAGGCTTCGTGTACCTTATCACTAATTTAACTACTGGTAGAAAATATATAGGCAAAAAATTAGCAAAATTTAGTAAAACGACCTACAAGACTGTAAAGTTAAAGAACGGCACAAAGAAAAAGAAAAAGATCAGAAGCAAAATAGATAGCGACTGGCAAACATATTATGGATCAAGCGATGAACTTAGTAAGGACATTGCGCTCTTAGGCACAGAAAATTTTAAACGCGAAATACTCTACTATTGTCGATCAAAAGCAGAGTGTACTTATATTGAAGCCCGTGAACAGTTTTCTAGACGAGTTCTAGAATCTGATGAATATTATAACGGACAGATAAGTGCTCGCATACATGGCTCCCACATAAAAAATAAACTATAATTCAGATAGGGCTCGCACCGGCCTAACTCGGGTGCCTAGTGACAACCGGATAAAAACGGGGACGGAAGTCTTGCCGCTGAAGCAAGCACTCATCTACTATCCTTAACAGGACGAAGATCGCAAAATGCTTGCGGTTTAGATGTTTGAAAGTAAAGAATAAGCAAAAAGAAGGGATAGTATGCCCTACGTTTGTGTATATGTTAGCGTATATGACACAAACCGCCGCTGGATGAAGACGCAACTCGAGGTACAGGCCAACCGCCTCTGTAATGTTGTAACGCTAAGTGACTATTGTAACTCGGATGATGCTCCTTCGCCCGCCAGGGCGAAGTGTGACCAAACAATCTGGATGATACTAAACTTCTACGAAGTAAAAAATGCTTCAAGCGAAGCGTAGAAGCAATTGAGCTTTAGCTCAATTCCGTATATAAATAAATCATAACATTAAAGGAAATCAAAATGCGTTTGTCAGATGTCATTTTAGAAAGTGAAAAATTATCAGAATTAGATATCAATGCGGCAAGCGCAAGTACTCCTAGTGATACCCCACAGGGTGTTGTATCTAAAATAAAAACAGGGCTAAGTAGAATATCCCCATTTAACCCTAATCAACGAGCAAGAGCTAAGGGTATTTCAGAAATAGGTAAAGAAGCAAATGCCTTGATGAAGGATTTTCAAACTTATGTGGGAAGAACAGGCAGTCAACAGCCCACTTTAAATGTCTTACTTGATTGGATGAAATCTAATCAGTTGCCATTAACTGGCGGAGTAGCCAAGTTAGTCCAAGACGTAAAGACCAAGGCCAGTCAGCCAGCTAATCAGAGAAAAGATCCTACACTGGATCCACAAAATACACCTAGTGCTCATGCAGCATCTTTAAATGATCCTAACGCACACCCAGCTGATGATAATCCAAATATCCATTTATCAACCAATGAAGATGACGCTAACGGACAGCAGGATATTCCTTTAGATAATAAGACGGTCAGTCAAATTATTTCAGCATCAATTGCTGAAAAAAATAAGGTTGCCGCAACACAGCAAGCCAGTCAAACAAATACCTCCAGTCAGCCCCAAGCAAATCCTGCCAATCAAGGCACTGACGACGCAGGCACGGGCAACATAGTGGGTGGCAGTGCCCCTGCTCAAAAAACAATTGATCAAAATTCTATAGTTAACTACTACAAAAATTTACAAACTGACAATGATCGTAAGAAGCTAAGAGCTCAATTAGATCAAGCTGATGCGGAACTTGCCAAGGCACGACAAACACAGTCAGTGGATCCTGTGAATGAACATGTGGGCTACAGTCGTTTCTTGGGAATGAGTCTTTAAAAGAACGGCATCTGCGTTTCTTTAGCCGTTTTTAAATTATCTTCAATTATCTTAGTGGCAATTTTTCTTTCATCAGGAGTCATCATATGACTCTCTGTGTAACTTAGGCCGCCTCGCATATACCAACAAATTCTTAAAAGTTCTTCTTTTAAGGCTTCTGTATCTTGTTCTAACCCCTTGACTAGTTTGTTGAGGCCGTCAAGGTCTAGATACAAAAGCCTTACCCGAAAAAAGTTGAAGCGTCGAATGTTAGTGGTACTTCAACAGTGTCACCAGTAATGCCCTTTTCTCTCATTTCATCCGTAACTTCAACAGTCATTGGTTTTAATGAGTTGTTTACTCTAAGTTCGTTGAGATGATCCTGTATCTTGTTGAATGTGTTCTTATCTATGTTGTCAATAAATTCTTTGATGGTGTCAGGATCGCTAACACTGCCATGTGGTGAATCAATCCTATACACACTCTTGGACACAACACCTATGGTAGATTCAGTTAATTTCTTAAAACTTTCTTTAAACATCTTGATCTTATCGTCTTCAGAGATCGAATCGTTGTTGGCCAGTTGAATTATTTTTTGTGTTTCAAAAGTCTGTAGAGCAGTTTCTGTCATCTGACGATAGATCAAAGGTTTAACAAACACTGTTAGTTCATTGCTAACTTCTACGGCACTATCCCATTTAATCTGTCTACGTAGGTCGTCTAGTATTACTCTTAGATCCGCTTGATACTCCATTTCAACATCGCCGCCAAATGTAACTGGCGTGTTCATGAACTCACCGTAGGTAGACAATCTTATGGCAATTAGTATAACATCCATGTCAATGCTGGGTATCTCCCAGGCATTTTTAATATTTGGAATACAACTTTCCACAACATCCACAATGGCCTGTCCATTCATTAAAGCATCTGGCACATTGAGCAATAACTCATCTTTGGCAGTCATGGAATAAACTGCCAATTCTCCATTGTCAGGCATTTCCAAAGCTCCGGGTGCCCAGTATTCCCCATTACTGGGCAATTTAATGTAGATCTTAGGCTGTCTCATATACATTGCCAAGGGGTTGAATGTGGTGCTACGGTCCATGGTTTTTCTCCGAATAAATAAGTTTAAGATAAAAGGTTATCTTCTTTTTAGTATTTATATACGCAGAAAACCCTGGATAAACAATGGCAGACGTGTACGGCCGAATAGGCAATGAAGAAGTAGAATTAAACAATGCCGCTACCGAGGCCACGCTGAAGGCTCTGTTGGCAGCCACAGCCACATCAAACATAGAACAGCTGGCAACTTTAAGAACGCTGGCAAACAAGTCTGGAGTAGCAAAATCTACCACTGACGAAGCTCTTGGGCAAATTAAAAATGTAGGCAGTGCTTCGAGTCAAACCACTGTGGGTATGAAGCTCTTGGGCGATGCGGTGGATAACGCATGGCAAGCAACTAAACAAACATATAGACAAGTGGAAGCGCTGGGTGCCAAGATGGCTGACGGTACTGCTAAGACTTCTGATGTATTTGATGCTCTTGCCAAATTGCCTGGACCATTAGGCGCAGTAGCTGAGTTATTTGGAAAAATAGCCAGTTTTCAAGAAACTAATTTAGACACATATCAAAAAATATCTGCTTCGGGTGTTAATTTCAGTGGCAGTTTGGATGACATGCGAATAGCACAGGCCAAATCCTATCTAACACTTGAACAATTTACCTCTACTATTCAAAATAATCAAGAAGCGTTTGCTAGGATTGGCGGTAATGTCAATGATGGTGCTACGGCGTTTTTTAATTTTAGTAATAGTTTTATCAAAAGTGATTTTGGACAAAATCTAAGAGCCCTAGGTTATACATTTCAAGAATTAACTGACAACGAATTAACATACATGCAGATTCGAGGTGGAGTAAGTAAAGCTGAATTAGCCAGCAAGGATGCCATGTATGCTGTTGCTGAAGGTACACACGCTTATATCCAAGAGCAAGCCATACTCACTGAACTAACAGGCAAAAATAGAAAGCAGTTAGAAGATGAACAGAAAAAAATCGCTCAGCAAGAAGCGTTCCAAGCACATTTGACCCAGTTAAGATTAACTGGTGAAAGTGAAAGAGCACAAGCGGATAAAGAATTAGCTTTGGTGCGTTCACAAACATCACAATATGGTGAAGAAGCTGGGTTGAACATGATGGCATTGACCATGAACCTAGCACCAGTGACAAAAGGTCTTCAACTTTTTGCTGGTGTAAATGCCAGTTTCTACGCAGAGCAACGTAGACAAGCGGCGCTAGCCAGAGATAGAAATATCAGCGAAGCAGAACTGCTAAAACAATCGCATGCTGCAGGCTACTATCTAGCTGAAACTGCTAAAAATATGGGGGAAAATGCCTTTTATCAATCATTGGCTAATACAGAGTTGGCACCAGCTGTCAATGCAGGTCTTAAACAACAAGTAATAGCACTAAACAACAACCTAACTGCTCATGAACATTGGTTAGATCGAGGTGGTGAGATTGCTGATAAGAACGATAAAGCCGCCAGCAGTCAAGCAGCCGCGGCCGCAAAAACTCAACAAAAAATGAACGAGGCCAACCAAGAGGTTGTAAAATCCCTAGTTTTACTTAATGAAAAAATAGAGCCAACATTCAATAGTTTATTTCAAGCCATACAAGAAAGATTTGTCAAAGCACTAGATGACGCTACACCAAAAATAGCCGCAGCCATTGATTGGGTATTTCAGCATGGACAAGCATTAAAGCATCTAACAGAGGAAGTGGGATTGGCCTACCTAGCATGGAAAGCATTTAACATAGCCAGTGCTGTAAAATCAGCAGGTGGCGGATTAGGTGGACTAGCCAATGCCGCATTAGAACGCGGTACTTTTGCCAATCCCATGTGGGTGGCAATTAGGGAAGGGTTTAAACCTGGGGGTGGTGTTCCAACACCAGAAGGTGGTGGAGGTGGCAGTTCTGAAAACAAACCTAAGAGTAGATTTAATAAAGGCAGACTAGGTAGTGTAGGGATTGGCTCAGCTTTAGGAATATACGGCGGATATGAAGAAAGTAATGCTATCGAGGAAGCAAGAAAACAAAAACAAATTGATGATGCTGAAGCAGCCAGACAACAAAATCGTAATAGAGTAGGAACTGGATTAGAAGTAGGATTATACACCGCCGCTGCACTTCTAGCTCCCGAAACTTTTGGATTATCCTTGTTATTACCCTTATTAGCAGGACCGTTGGGTAGAATAATTGGCGAAACTGCTTATGATCAATTTGATCCAGCAAAGGTCAAAACACCAGAAGGTAAAGCATCGGGCGGTCCAATAAATCCCGGATCTTATCTAGTTGGTGAAAAAGGCCCAGAAATTATATCTACTAACAGCAGTGGTAACGTGATTACCAACGAAAATTTAACAGCAATGATAGAATCGAGCATAGGCCAGAAAGCTATTGGAGAATCACTAAAACAGTTAAATATCATTATGAATGATATTCGGTCTCTTATGAGAGAAACTGTAGACAATACTGATAGACAGATATCTGAATTAAAAAATCTAAGTGGCAATCAAATGCCACATTAAGTAGGCCTACATATTATTAAAGGAGCGTTGATTTGAGCTGGAAAAAATACTTTACCCCTGTAAATCTTTCAGGCAAACTTAGCCCTGTGAGTGGTAGCATGAGTACAGCGGGTAGCAGTAACCCTAGCCGTACCAATTACAGCAGTTATCTTCCTGATGTGTATGCTGGACATCCTAATCGTTTAGAGCGTTACGGACAGTATGATACAATGGACAGCGACAGTGAAGTCAATGCCGCCTTTGATATTTTGGCTGAATTCTGTAGTCAAACCAACGAAGAAAACGGTACACCATTCCAGATCTATTTTAAAGATCAAGCAACAAATACTGAAGTTAAGATTATTAAAAAATACCTACAACAGTGGTGTAAGTTAAACAAATTCCCTGTTCGTATTTTTAAAATTGTACGCAATGCCTTCAAGTATGGCGATAGTTTCTTTGTTCGTGACCCAGAAACACAGGCTTGGATGTATGTGGATCCTGCCAAGGTAGACAAGATTATTGTTAATGAAAGTGAAGGTAAGAAGCCTGAGCAATATCACATCCGTGACTTCAATCCTAACTTTGAAACACTGGCCACAACTGCTATTCAACCCAGCAATGTCAACGGCGGCGGCAGTCAATTTGGCGGTTCTTATGGCACTGGACAGGGAGGCGCCGGGGGTAGTAGGGGTATGGTAGGTTCCTATCCAACCACCGCAAATAGTAGTCGATTTAGCCAAAATCAAAACCAATATGCCATAGATGCTCGTCATGTAATTCACATTTCAATGAGTGAAGGCTTGGACAGTAACTTCCCATTTGGCAACAGTTTAATGGAAAGTATCTTTAAAGTGTTCAAACAAAAAGAACTGCTAGAAGATGCTATTCTAATCTATCGTATACAACGTGCTCCAGAGCGTCGTGTGTTTTATATTGATGTGGGTAACATGCCCAGTCACTTGGCCATGAGCTTTGTTGAACGTGTTAAAAATGAAGTAAACCAACGCAGAATCCCCAGTACTACTGGCGGAAGTCAAAGTGTTATTGACGCAAGTTACAATCCACTAAGCGTCAACGAAGATTATTTCTTCCCAACCACAGCAGAAGGTCGTGGTAGTAAAGTTGAAATTCTTCCTGGTGGTACTAATTTAGGAGAAATTGATGACCTTAAGTACTTTACTAATAAACTGTTTAGAGCTTTGCGTATTCCAAGTTCTTACCTACCAACTGGTAGTGATGATGGAGGGAGCAACTTCAATGACGGACGAGTCGGGACAGCCTATATACAAGAATTACGATTCAACAAATACTGCGAACGACTACAATCGTTGATGAATGAACCGTTTGATCTTGAGTTCAAACTGTATCTACATAACAAAGGCATCAACATAGACAGCAATATTTTTGATCTTAAATTTAATCCTCCACAAAACTTTGCGAGTTATCGTCAAGCAGAAATGGATACCGCCCGTGTTAACACATTCAATACCATGGTGGCAATTCCCATGATATCCAAGAGATTTGCCTTAAAACGATTCTTGGGATTGACCACTGAGGAAGTCACAGAAAATGAAACACTGTGGAAAGAAGAAAACATCGACGATGACACACAATTAAGTGCCAGCGCAGAACTTCGTACAGCAGGTATTACTGCTAATGGCATGTCTGGAGATTTAAGCAGTTTAAGTGATAACACTCCTCCCCCTGAACTAGGCGATGAAAATGCTCCTACTGATGGATCGGTAAGTCCTTCTCCTGGTGGTGATGCTGGCGAAGCTCCACCTCAGTAATTGATAAATACTTGACTATGATACTACGAGAATTTATGTATTTTGACAAAGAACACGAGGCTCCCCAGGAGGATGATCGCTATCTAAGTCAAAATGATACCAGCATTTTAAAAGACAAAGAACTAAGAAAGACTAGATTAACACTAGGAATGCTTAACGATTTACGCAAAGCTGGCGATGCTCGTGAGAAAGAAAAAAAGCAAGAATTGGGTTTGACTAGAAAAATGTACGCGGCTCCTCCGCCAGAAGCGGCTGCTACATAAACGTATACTATAACTTTTTCTGTCAGAAACTAAATATTTTTGACAAAAAGATATCAAAAACAGAGTCAACTCTGTCACAAAAAGGCCAAAACGACTGATTTTCGGCCTATTTCGCACATCTATTTTAATCTCCCTGTAAATAAAGCTATAGCAATGCCGCTAACCTAACAGGAGAATTAAAAATTATGTCTACAAAATTTGAACAACTATTAGACTATCTTGTAAACGAGGATCACGAAAAGGCTAACGAACTTTTCCATGAAATCGTTGTAGAGAAGAGTCGTGAAATTTATGAAAACCTTATCGCTGAAGAAGATCAGGATATGGAAGAAGCCCGTGACGAAGATATGGAAGAAGCCGCTGACGAAGATATGGAAGAGTCAGCTGATGACGACATGGAAGAAGCCTTTGACGCAGACATGGACGAGTCCGAAGATTCATACATGATGGATAGCGATGAAACTGGCGACGAAACTGACGACTTTGGTGGTGATATTTCTGCTGATGGCGACAACTTTGACGCTCCAGAGGATGACGAACACGGTCACGAAGGTCAAGAAGACAACGCAATCATGGACATCAAGAACGCCATTGCTGAACTAGAAGCTGCCTTTGCTGAATTAGAGCAAGCTCAAGGTGAAGAAGAACACGAAATGGGCATGGACGGTGATGACGACATGGACATGGACAGTGATGACAAAGAAGATGCTGACGAAGACATGATGGGTATGATGGAAAACCGTCGTATGACACGTGAATACGTTGAGAAAGTCGGTAACGACTGGGAAAAGTCTGGTACACAAAAAGCTCAAGGTAAGAACGTTGGTTCTGGATCTGGCGATACAGAAGGTGCCCCAGTAGAAGGCCGTAGCCCAGTAAGTTCTGGTAAAGGTAAGCCAACAACTGGTGCTGATGCTAAAAATATTGGTCAAGGCGGAGACGAAGGTCAAAGCAACACAGGTACAAGTCCAGGCAAAGTAAATCGTGGTATCACTCCAGAAAGTGGTGACAAGTTTGCTAAAGAAGCTGGTAATGTTCCAGGTGGAAAAATGGGTGTTAAGAATCTAAAGAAAGTTGGTTCTGGATATCCTAACAACAACAAGAATCCAGGTCCAGTAGGTTCTGGCTCAGGCGACAAAGCAGGTCAAACAAGTATTGATCCAGCTACAAAACGTCAATTCTTGCCACAGCATACAAAATAATTAGAGAGACAGGATGCAATATTCTTACTTACGCGAACATCTAAGTTATGATCAGGCTCAAGTAATTCTTGAGTCTGATGATAAGGACGGCAAAAATCTTTATCTAAAAGGTATTGCCATCCAAGGTGGCATTCGTAACGCAAATCAACGTGTTTACCCAGTAGACGAAATTGATCGTGCGGTTAGTACTCTTATGGATCAGATTAAAAATGGCTATAGTGTACTAGGTGAAGTTGATCATCCTGACGATTTAAAAGTAAATTTGGATCGTGTGTCCCATATGATAACTCAAATGTGGATGGAAGGTCCTAATGGTTATGGTAAGATGAAAATTTTACCTACACCGATGGGTAACTTAGTTCGTACTATGCTTGAAAGTGGAGTAAAACTTGGTGTTAGTTCTCGTGGTAGCGGCAATGTTAACGACATGAACGGCCATGTATCTGATTTCGAGATTATCACAGTAGACGTAGTTGCTCAACCAAGTGCGCCTGGAGCGTACCCTACTCCTGTTTATGAGCATTTGATGAATGCTCGTGGTGGGAATAGAGCGTTTAGAGTAGCGCAAGAAGTAAAAGAAGATCCAAAGGCCCAGAAATATTTGAAGGAATCATTACTTCAAATTATTAAAGGTCTAAAATAAGCCCGAGGAGAAATATATGTTGGACGCATTCAAACAATTAGTAGAGTCAGGAGTAATGACAGAAGACACACGTACTGTCATTGAGTCTGCCTTTGCTGAAAAAATTAAAGAGAATCGCGAACAAGTAACCGCAGAACTTCGTGAAGAGTTTGCTCAAAAATATAACCAAGATAAAGGTGCTATTGTTGAAGCAGTCGACAAGATGTTAAGCGAGAGATTGCTCGCAGAAATGAGTGAATTGCATGAAGACAAAAAAGCTCTAGATGAAGCAAAGACAGCATATCGTACAAAGATTGCTGAAGATGCTAAGAAGCTAGAAGGATTTGTAATCACACAATTAGGAAAAGAATTGGTTGAATTCCAAGGAGACCGTAAAAAAGTATCCGAGAATTTTTCCAAGCTAGAGAGTTTTGTAGTACATGCTCTAGCAAAAGAAATTAGTGAATTTGCCGCAGACAAGAAGGACCTAGCTGAAACAAAAGTTAAGTTAGTTCGTGAAGCTAAAAACAAATTTGCTGAAATTAAACAAAACTTCATTCAACGTGCTAGTAAGGTCGTTGAAGGGACTGTTACAACCAAGTTGACATCTGAAATCAAGCAATTGAAAGAAGACATTGACAGTGCTCGTAACAATGACTTTGGTCGTAAGATCTATGAAGCATTTGCGCAGGAGTTTGCTGGTTCCTATTTAAATGAGAAATCTGAAACAAGTAAATTGTTAAAGATCATTGAAAAGAAAGAACAACAAATTGCTGAAGCCAAACAAGCCGTAGCAGAAAAAACACAACTAGTAGAATCTACACAACGCGATCTTCGTGTTACTAAAGATCTAATGGAACGTAAAGCTGTTATGGGTGAGTTGTTAGCACCATTAGGTGCTGATAAGAGAGATATCATGAAAGAGTTGTTGGAATCCGTTCCAACAAAGAAACTAAATGAGTCTTTCGACAAATACCTACCAGCAGTAATGGAAGGACAATCACGTAAAACAGCTCCTAAGAAAGCTATTTTAAGTGAAGGTGCTGAAGTAACTGGAAATCGTGAAGTAAAAGCCGAGGTAGGCTTAGACAATATTGTTGATATCCGCAAGTTGGCGGGATTAACAAAAATATAATTCAAGGAGACACAAAATGTCACAACTATTAAATGAAAGATGGTCAGAGACCAAAGAAGCTCTGCTTGAAGGCCTATCTGGTACACGCCGTGCTTCTATGCAAGTTTGCTTAGAAAACACTCGTAAGTATTTGGCTGAAAGCGCAACAGCAGGCGCGACAAGCGCTGGTAACGTAGCAACACTTAACCGTGTTATTCTTCCAGTAATCCGTCGTGTTATGCCAACAGTTATTGCCAACGAAATCATCGGTGTACAACCAATGACTGGTCCAGTTGGCCAAATTCACACATTGCGTGTTCGTTATGCTGATTCTGGCGATAACGTACAAGCTGGTGAAGAAGCATTAAGCCCATTCAAGATTGCTAGTGCTTACAGTGGTAACAACACTGACGCTACTCCAGGTGCCGCTCAAACATCATTGCTTGAAGGTCAACCAGGTAAGCGTATGAGCATTCAAATCTTGAAGAGCCCAGTTGAAGCTAAGTCACGTAAACTAAGCGCTCGCTGGACTTTTGAAGCTGCACAAGATGCACAAAGCCAACAAGGCATTGACATCGAAGCAGAAATCATGGCTGCTCTAGCACAAGAAATCACAACTGAAATTGATCAAGAAATCCTAGCTTCTCTACGTAGCTTGGCAAGTGTTGAACAAACATACGATCAAAGTTTAGTTTCTGGTACAGCAACATTCGTTGGTGACGAACATGCTGCCTTAGCTATCCAAATCAACCGTGTTGCTAACTTAATTGCTCAGCGTACACGTCGTGGTGCTGGTAACTGGGCTGTTGTTTCTAACCAAGCATTGACAATTCTACAATCTGCTACTACTAGCGCATTTGCTCGTACAACAGAAGGTACATTCGAAGCTCCTACAAACACTAAGTTTGTTGGTACATTGAATGGCGCTATGCGTGTTTATGTTGACGCATACATGACAGACACTGGTAACGATAACAACCAAGTTCTAATTGGATACAAAGGTTCTAGCGAAGCAGATGCTGCAGCGTTCTATTGCCCATATATTCCTCTAATGAGCTCTGGTGTTGTTCTAGATCCAGCAACATTTGAGCCAGTAGTTGGCTTCCTAACACGTTACGGTTACGTAGAACTAAGCAACACTGCTTCTTCTCTAGGTAATGCAGCTGACTACTTAGGTAAAGTTGCTATCACTAGCGCAAACGTTTCATTCCAGTAATTCGTTACTGTTATTAAAACAAACAAAAGCCCACTTAGGTGGGCTTTTTGTTGACTATGGGTAAATAATACTGTTCGCTCTTAATCGAGAGTTTATGCGGTCCCCGCCGCGTAGGCAATAGAACTGTCTATATTCAAGGAGAAAATAAAATGGGACGTCCAATTAAAAAGAGATTTTTTGTAAGAGGTGGTGGCGCTACACCCACTGATGTAGTTCAATATGAGGGTGTTACAGTCAGTATTAATAATACTGGATCACACTATTCTTTAGGTGCTACAGCCAGTGTTTCAGCACCACAAGATGCAGCAGGGGTAACAGCCACTGTAGTTTTAACAGTTACAACTACAACAAACGTAGGTGGCGGTTATGGTGGTTTTATCAGTGCCGCAACAATTGCAAATCCAGGTTCTGGATATAACGCAAACCCAACTGTTACAGTTGTTGCTCCAGCAACTCAAACTGCCACAGTAACAACAAGTTCAACTGCCACTATTACACTAAACGGTGTAAATGGTATCTATGTAGGTATGCAGGCATCAGGAACAGGTATTAATGCCTCCACTACTTATGTTACAGCAGTTAATGTAGGTACAAATACAGTTACATTATCAAGAAACAATCAAGCAGGTAGTTTGATTGGTAATGTTATCACATTTAGTGATGTTGGTGCTAGTGCTACATTCACAGTTGGTTTAACTCACGTTGAAACAGATACAAATACAATCGCTTGTACAGCTTATCTAACAACTGGTTCTAGTGCTGTAAGTTCTGCTATTATCAAACAAGAAGCTGCACATCGTTATCTAGTTGAAAACAACCAAGGTCGTGGTACATGTAAATTATCAACCGCCACTGTGTTAACAGCTGGTTTAATGACAATTACTGCTAAAGATACAAGTAATAATGTTTATTTTGTTACAAAATTGACTTCTAAGAAAGCACGTTTGTGGCAAAAATCTGGTAGCGGCTATTTGTTCAATAACGGACAAACTGTTCACTGGGTAACTGGAACAAACGTAGTTTCAACATTAGTTTCTATTGTACTAAACTAATATTTGATACTAATATGAAAAGGGCTCTTGTAGCCCTTTTTCATTTTGTGCGTACACAAACAGATTAGGTAAATATTGGTATGAGTACACTTTGGACATCGCCAACAACTATTACGCAGTATGATGAACCTGGCGCTGAACAAGGTTTAGAATTATCAAATGTTGCTTGGGACGATTCTCAAAATTTTGGTCAACTGATTTCTAATAGCGGATCATTGACTACTAAAGGACAGCTACAGCATATAGCTCGTGCGCCCAAGGTAGATTTAACAACAAAAACTTTTTATCTACGACTTTCTGGATTCAATTTTGTTAATTTACCTGAAGTTCTTTCTGGAATACAACTAAGGCTAACTGCTAATAGGGGAGGACGAGTAACAGATGAAACAATTCAACTCTGCCTAAACAATGCTGGCATCGGCGATAATTATGGCACACTTAATCTGGACCCAATAAAATTTTATGGTGGTCCCACAGATTTATGGAAAACGGAATTGAGTATACAAGATATAGTAGATCCAACATTTGGAGTAATTTTAAGATTCCAAGCACATCCAAGATATCCGCACCGAGACGGGGCCTATATCAACCATGTTGAATTACAGATATTCTAAAACAATAAATACTCTAAAGGAATAAGAAATGACCACTGTAACGGTATCCGGAACTCGAGTACAAACCCCGCAAGGGATAACAAATTTATCCGCACCTAATGGCGGAGTTACCATCAGTTCTACTAACACGAACATTACAGGTAACACCAATATAGGCGGAAATACATTTATTTCCAACACGCTGACGGTGGCATTACAGAGTACCTTAACTGGACAGGTAAGTATTCTATCTCCCTTGGCTTCTACCGGTACACAATCTGGCGGATTAACAGTTGTTGGTGGTGTAGGTATTGGCGGTGTAGTGTTTATTGGTAGTAATACTAATGTTGAGGGAAATTTAGATGTACAAGGTGTGACAACTATCACAGGAACATTAGAAGTTATGGGGTTGCTAAACACAGCCACAACTGCCACAACTGGTATTGTTATTAAGCCTAATTCAGACAACGTTGGTAATCCAATAAATCTTCTTTACACAAATACTAACATTTATGACACTGCAGCTCATAGACAGCTAGGTGCTGTATATGTTAATGGTGGTGTTGGCATTGAAAAAGATCTAAACGTAGGTGGATTCATCTACGGTCGTATTCAGCAAGCCACTACCTCACAAAGTTTCCAAGTTACCGCCACTAACGTTAATCAAATATTCTATCCAACATTTGCTCAATTTAGTGCTACAACAACTGGATCTGTTTATAGTCCCAATTATATTGATGATATATCTAGTGGTACTAACACTAGCACAGGTGGATTAACTTATAATCCATTTTTGGGTCAATTAACATCTGATCAAGTACAGGTAGCCGCTAACTATAATTCAACCAGCACAAATACTGGTGCTTTATTGGTTACTGGTGGTGCTGGTATTGGACAAGATGTTCATGTTGGTGGTAGAGCCTACGCAGAAGCAGTTTATACAAATTTATTGGCCAGTACACAAGGTGACATTGCTGTCAAACCAGCAGGTCAATTAACTGACATTTTTGGTGATATTCGTGTTCGTGGTGTTAATCCTTTAGGTACAGGCCCAGTAGTTACTAATACATTGTATGTAACAATGGACGGTGATGATACCAATGATGGTCGTGCTATGGACGCAAGTCGTGCTTGCCGTACCATTGGTGGCGCTATGAAGAGCCCATACTATCAACCAGGTACACAGATTCGAGTTAGTGCCGGACACTACTTTGAAAATAATCCATTGCCAATGAAGCCATATACCAGCGTTATGGGCAGTGACATTCGTACAACAGAAATTGAACCAATTAATAAGACACAGGATTTGTTCCATGTAAATTCTGGTTGCTATTTGGCATTCATGCAGTTCTGTCAAGGACGTAGCGGATTGTTACCAGGTAACTATTATGCCAACGGCTATAATCGCGGTGCTTATGCTACTGCTTTCCCACCACAAACTGGTGCCAATAGAATTGATCTATTCCACTCACCATATATTCAGAACTGTACAAATCTTTCTGGACCATGGTTACAAGATGCTAGTCTATTCCAGCCTGATGGCACTGTTCAAGTTCCCATTGCTGTAGGTACTGCTACATGGGTAGCAAACACAACCAGTATGGTAGTTACTTTAGATCATTCAATATCTACAGGTACTATAGTACAAGGTATGTCAATGAATCAAGGTCCACAGCACAAAGGCTTCTTTGATGCTAGAACCTTGCTATTGGCTAATATACCATTTTTACAATCTCAAGTTGTTAGCTTTGTTGATCAAACATTTAATAGTGGTAGTTTTTCATATGACCAAGCACAGTGTTATCGTGACACTGGTTTAATTATTGATGCTATTGGTCTCGATATGTTATATCAAAGTCAAACAGAAACCACATTTGCTGGACTTCAATATTGGAGTCAAGATGTTGGATACACAGGTCTAATTGCTGAAGAAATTGCCACAACGACCAACGCAATTAGTTATTTTAGCACACTAACATTTGCTATTGCTGATGCGATTGACGTAAGCGGAAATTCTTCTAACACACTAAGTAATTTATTTGGCGATATTTTAGAAATTTTGAATGTGGGTCCTGCTGATGCTTTTGGTACTGGCGTTTCAAATGCCTTTATCACGCCTAGCTTACCATCAACTGACGCAACCACTGTTGCTGTATATAATGCCTTGATTGCGGCTATACCTACTATTGCTTTGGAAACTGTTAATTGGATCAATGCCAATAATCCGGGATTTGTTTATAGTACATCTACATGCTATCGAGATGTAGGCTACATGATTCAAAGTGTGGCCTTTGACTTGTTGACTAATAGCAACTGGCAAAGTATTAAATCTGGAGTTTACTACTACGGGTACGATTCAAGTCTTACAGCTATTCCAAACGAGATATCTCAAACCACAGTAGCATACGACTACATCAAAGCAATTATACCAAACATTGTACAAGGAAAACAATTAAGTACACAATTTAGTACAGCTACTCAGATTATCAACGGGTATCTCCCTGCTACTTCTTACGAATCAGCAACGCTTCAAAACAGTATTGATTATCTTACAAGCATTATTACCAACGGCCCAAGTGTGGCCGGAGCACAAGCACCTATCAATTATAACGAGTCAGGAAATATTGAAGTAATAAATGCTTGGAAATTATTAGAAGCCAATAGAAGTTTTATTCAAGCAGAAGTAGTTGCCTATGTTGACAGTCAATTCAATACATTCTCATACAATAGAGAATTGTGCTACAGAGATACTGGTATTTTAATTGAAAATGTATCTTATGATGCCACATTTGGCGGCAACGCTAAATCTATTGAATCTGGCCTAGCATACTGGAACGGAGCAGTTAGTGTAATTGCTGGTCAACAACCACAGACAGCGGCAGCCATTAACTATCTAAATTCACTGTGCCAACAAGTTATTACTAATACTACATGTACCATACTTGCCCCAGTATATGGAATATCATCTGGAACACAAGTCATCAACACTGTGTTGAATCAAGGAGCAGTGGCCAGTTCTAGTATTGCTTCATGTTTTAATATTATCAGTACAATTATACAGAATGGACCAACTGCCGCACCTGAATCATTTAGTAGTAGTGCAGCTGATGCCGCATATCTAAGTGCTGAAGTATTGATGCAATTAAACAGAAAATTCATCCAGGAAGATACAATCAACTGGATTAACAATACCTTCCAAGCCTTCCCATATAATAAAGTAAAATGTGAAAGAGATATTGGAGTTGTTCTAAATTCTGTAATAGAAGATGTTTTATTCCCAACTAGTTCTTTCAGTCAAAGCACATTTGCTGGGCTACAATACTACAGTCAAAGCACAAGTACACAGTCGATTATACCTAACGAAATTAATCAAACAATAGAGGCTGTGGCGTACCTAAGCGATCTAAGTGCTAAAATTGTACAAAATATTACACCAGCAGATGATTTAGTGGCACGTTATCAAACAGCGGTTCCACAAGTCACTAATTTAACTCCAGCCAATGCTGCCGAAGCAGCCATTGTACAGGCAAACTACAATAATATTTTAAAAATATTAAATGGTCAAACCACTGGTTGGACTGATCAATTAGAATTTGGATTCACAGCCAGCAGATTTTTAAGTGTCAAAAATGCCTATGCCTTATTACAGGCCAATAAAGCATATTTAGAAGCTGAAGTTGTGGCCTATATTAACGCAACCAATCCTGGATTTAGTACTACATATAATCAAGCAACTTGTAAGAGAGACATTGGTTATATGACAGACTGTGTAAGTTTTGATTTGCTATATGGTGGTAACAAACAAAGTATCCAAGCAGGTTTATACTACTATGGTTTCATAAGCACAGTGTCTAACATTGCGAATGAATCCACACAAACAGTAGCGGCATTTACATACATGTCAAACTTGGTTGGCGAAGTTATACAAAATATTCCTGTTATAGCATTGTCTACAGCTACACAAAATTTAGTGGCAGCGCCAGCAGTTACAAACACAGCAACGATTAATTTGTTTGCTCAGGCATTTAGTACCATAACAAATATTATTACTAATGGACCAAGTGTTGCCGCTGACGCAAGTCCTATTAGTCTAGTTGAAACAACATCAACTGATGCGCTAAATGCCCTAACAATTCTACAAGCTAACCTTAGCTTTATTCAAGCTGAAGTTTTACAATATATTGATAATGCTTATCAATCAGTGCCTTATACCTACAACACCACAACATGTTATAGAGATACTGGGTTAATTATTGACAGCATTGCCACAGACATGTTGTACGATAGCATAAGCGAAAGTACATTTGCTGGCCTACAATATTGGAATCAAGGCGGTCTGACTGGATTAATTGGTGTTGAATTGACAACAACCACAGCGGCAATTAACTTTGCTAACTCATTGACAGTGGCATTAATATCAGATACTGATGCGCAAGCAACTGTAACTGGATTGTTTAATCAAATTACATCCATATTAAATGGCGGAACAGCTGGAATTACGGATCAAATAACTAGTAATGGCTTACCAAGCACAACTGGTACTATTGTCACGGCCTATAACACAATTCAAAACAATATTGCGTCAATACAGCAACAGACTATAAATTGGATCAATTATACATATCCGTCATTTGTTTATAGTACATCAACTTGCTATAGAGACCTTGGTTATATTTTAAACAGTGTGAGTTTTGACCTATTACACGGCGGTAACAAGCAAAGCATTAAATCTGGTGCTTACTACTATTCTTATATTTCCACAAGTAGTCAGGTATCTACAGAAATGCCTGAAGTTATTGCGGCTTATGATTTTGTTTCTGATCTAGTTCGTTATGTAGTACTGGCTGAGCCAGCACCTAGAGTATTCCAAACTGGCACTGTTCAGGTAACTACCTTGCCGGCAGCTACTAATGATGAAGTAGGTACCTTACAAGGTAATTTAACTGTTATCACTGATATTATCAGTAATGGTCCATCGGCAGCAGGGCCAAAATTACCAATTGGACAAACAATAGATTCAAATCCAAATGTTCTAAATGCCTACAATCTATTGGAAGCCAACAGATCATTTATACAAGAAGAAACAATAGCATTTATAAATGGCACATTTGTAAGGCCTGGTCCATCATTTAGTTATAATGAAGATCTATGCTACAGAGATACAGGATTAATTGTTGATGCTGTTTCGCAAGATGTATTATTAGGTGGTAATCAGAAGTCTATCGAAGCTGGACTAGCATATTGGAATCAAGGTTACAATTATGTAACTGGACAAGAAACTACTACCACTTTAGCGATTAGCCATGCTAGGGATTTAGCACTGAAAATTATTTCTAATGAACCAATAGTTGCTCAACCACAGACTGAAACTAAACAAATAATAAATCCGTTTTATAGTTATGGAAGCGCCTATATGCCTAAACAGGCAGTGGCTAGAAGTTTTAATATTGTAACAGATATTATTAATCGTGGGCCACTGTATGCTCCTATTTTATATCCAGGTAGCGGGTTAGTTAATACAACTGGATTAAATGCTTTAGATGTACAGATTGCTCCTAAGGTAACTAGTGTACAACAATTGACATCAAATACTTACTTGATAGGTATGAGTACATCAACAGTGGGATTTGGTGATTATGCTACACTATATTTTGGTGACACTTACATATGGCCTCTACAGGATCCTCAGGTTGAAGCACTAGCACTTCAGTACACAGGTCATACTGGTACATGGGATCTACGTAAATTTGACCCAATTGGTGGTATGGGCGGATCTTTAGTTGACGGTGCTGTTATTAGTGATCGTAGTCCAATTCAATCTTTTGTTTATGATGCGTTTACACAATTGACACAAGGTGGTCGTGGTGTACATATTACCAATGATGGTTACGCACAGTTAGTTTCTGTGTTCACAATCTTCTCCAGTGTGGGTGTTCAAGTCGACAATGGCGGTATTGCTTCTATTGTTAACAGTAACGCTAACTTTGGTGATCTTTGCTTGGTTGCCAAAGGTTACGGGCTACGTAAATTCAGCGGTACTGTTTATAATCCTGCCTACATTGCTTACCCATATAGCCCAGGTCCAACTGGTTTAAATCAATACTATCCACAAGGCTTCTGGCCAAAGAACAGTAATGTTGAAATTTTCATTCCAGATCCTACTAATCGTCCGCACATATCATTGGTTATGGAAGTTGTACCTCCAACTGAGTATATTAACTATGCTGGCAATGTTGTTCCGTACACAAACAGTCAAGGCTTCCCAGGATTCCTAAATGCTCAACCAAGTACAAGTACTATAACAACTGGCAGTATCACAATCAATAACATTGATATAACCGGCATTGCTGTGGGCAATTTTGTATATATTACGGATCAATTTGGTTACACATACGATAGTTTCCCGTATGTTCATGATGAATTTGGTCGTTACTTAGATAGTAACGGTAATATAACCACCACAGTAACTAACTATATACCAAATGCGAATTACGGTATTCAATATTTCACAACAGGTACCTATGTTACTGATGTCAACTATCAAAGTGTAACATTCAATTACGCTCTACCAACTGGCGGCGGATTTGCAGATAACCCTAACTATTTTACTTTCTACTTCTGTGGCAAGGCCTACTACACAGTATTGAGTAGTATTGTAGCAGACAATCCATATGTGACTGGTACAAATATTCTTTCTACCAGCAATAGAAATATCACAGTGGATCAAGTAGAGGCACATATTAATTCATTAGAGTTTTTGAATGAGTTGGTTGATAATATTACAGGTAACATACCTGTACAGACTATCCAAACTGGAACACAAACAAGTACACAAACATTCTTGTTAACGGTTCAAGGGGGAGCCGATGCTAACACATTCATTGATCTAAGATTCAATGAAATGATAACAATCATTGGAGCCACATCAAGTACATATAACACAGTAGTGCCACCAAATCTAGTAAAGACATCTGGTACAATTCCACAAGGAGCAGGTAGTGCTATATCTCTAATAGAAGCAAATATGAGTTTCTTAGAAGATGAAATATCAGCATTTGTGGAAACATTGACCAATACCAGTACATTCTCATATAATCAAACAACATGTGCACGTGATTTGGGCTATGTTCTAAATGGCACATACTATGATGTTGCTCTTGGCACAAACTATAATGGTGTGACATCTGGTCTTGCTTATGCTCGCGGTACTGCGTATGCTGTTACAGCAACTGAATTAGTAGCAACAATTAATGCTTATGATTTTGCTCAGCAACAAGCGGCGCAAGCATTGGCTAGCAATGCTACAGCAGTGGCAAGAAGCACTGCCGAGTTTGATGAAATTAAAAATATTCTAGCTAATGGAGCGTCAGTGGCAAATGTTGTTACTTTCCCTGCTCCTACAAACGCTACAACTTCAACCATAAACGCTGTAGCACAATTAACTTCTAACAAGTCATTCCTACAATCTGAAATAATTGCTTGGATCGCAGCCAACTATTCATATCTAACATATAATAGTGCGGCATGTTATCGAGATGTCGGTTTCCTAATTGACGCCATGTGTTATGATGTTATGTACGGTGGAAATAGTGCCACACTAATTGCCGCTAACGCATACTTTAACAGCGCAGGACAGCTGGTAATCGCAGGCAGTGAAACAGCGGCTACCAGTGCGGCCTACTATTACTTGTCGCAAATAGCTCAAAATGTTGTTTTAGGACAAACAGTAACACCGAGTGCTGGAAATACCCAAACGCAAAGTCAAAACGGTAATTACGGATCCAGTACACAAACAGGTCAAATATCCAATAATTTTGTCATAATTTACAGTGCCATTCAAAATGCCACTCCACCCACAGCCACACAAGTCAACCCTGATTTGTCATGGGTAGATTCTGGTATATTGGCCGCCGCCAATTATTTGGCAAGCCAACAAACAACTATTATAAATGACACAATTAGTTACATTAATACATCGTTTAACACAGGCCCCGGTAGCAATCAAATTAAATTGACTCCTGCTCAAGCATTGAAATGTAAGCGAGATATTGGTGTTACCCTACAAAGATTAATCTATGATTTAGAAACTGGGGGTAATTACAACAGTGTACAGGTTGGATTAAGCTATTGGGCACAGGATGGTACTCATCATCTTGTGAGTTTAGGTGAAAATGTAACAGATGCTACATTATTCCCAGATGGAGCAACAGTAAACTTCTATCAACGCAGTTACATTAGTGCGTCTGGATATGTATTTGAATATGTGGGTGCTGGCACTAACTACGGTGCTTTACCACAGTTTGGTATTGCTGATCCAGTACAGACTAAAGAAACTGTACAATTAGATACAGGTAAGGTGTTCTTTACCTCAACTGACCAAAACGGTGACTTCCGTATTGGTCCAGGGTTAGTTATCAGTCAAGCAACGGGTGTTCTAAGCGGTAGAACATTTACTAAATCGCTATTTGCTAATTTGACTCCATTTATCTTAGCAATTGAAGGCGGCGGAACATTCTAATAAAAGGATAAATCATGGCACAGTTACCATTAAATACGTTTAGATCAATGACAGCGGTATTGACCACAAGCTCAAGCACAATTTATGTTGCTCCGGTTGGAGTAACCAGCATTGTACTAATGGCTCAGATATCAAATATAAGTACACAGACTACTGGGGTCAGTCTTATACATCATAGAAACATTCCTATTCAGCAGAACGCACAAGGAAACAATGCTCAACCAGGCAACGTTGACAGCTATCTAATTGATCAGTTTGCTTTACCAACTAATGATGCGGCCAACGTATTGAGCGGTAAATTGATCATCGAAGCGCTGGACAGCATTAAGGCTTGGAGTACATCTCCAAATTCTGCTCAATTAGTTATGAGTATTTTGGAAAGTTCTAACGGTTAATATAGGAATAAAATCATGGCAGCATTATTAAGCGGTGGCACATTAAGATCGGGTAGTACAAGTACATTTATTACCCTTAAAGGCGCACAGCCTCAGTTGCCTGCCACCCCTACTACCAGCACTGGCTTTACACTTATAACTTATCTTAAACCACCAAGTGAATTAGATACTATCTATGCTAGTAGCTTAGGCAATATTGAATTTAACACTGGCACAATGTATGCGAATATTCCTAATATGAACATACAAATTATTGGTACAGGCACTGGCACTGTAATTGTTTCAGGTACTGTGGCCAATACTGGCACAAACAGCGGAGTACTTGTTGTACAAGGTGGTATTGGTATATCACAAGGTTTCTATACTGGGGCCGATGTCAACATCAATGGACTAACCGTTGGACAAGGTTATAGTAATACACAGAGTGGCGGCGGCATTAACAATATATCTATTTTTGGTATAGCCACACCTTCATCTAATTCTTATCCTAATGGACAGGATAATATAAACATTGGATACAGTAGTCTACAGGGAATCAGTTCAGCATATCAAAGTATTGCTATAGGTCGATATGCCGCTAGTTCAGGCACACAATTACAAAATACCATAGCTATTGGTGACAGTGCCTTAAAGAACATCGGCACTACACAAACACAATTTGCTGGTTTTATTACATCTGCCACACAGGCCGTCCCAGTAGTATTGACTGTGGCCAATCATGAATTGACATCTGGTACACCAATTAATGTTGATTATGTTTTAGGTATGACTGAAGTCAACGGTAATAATTATTATGCCAAAGTGTTGTCCTCTTCCACAGTGGCTTTATATCTAGACAATATTTTAGGTACTCCGCTTGATGGACGAAACTTCAGTACATATACTAGTGGCGGCACATTATCTATTGATTTGGTATGGAATAATAATTTTGCGATTGGAACAAGTGCTGGTGTTAATCTTACCAACGGAACGGAAAACTTTTTCTTAGGTTATAACATTGCCAAAAACTTTACCACTGGCAGTTACAACTTCTTCTTAGGACATGATATTGCCCAAAACATGAAGAGTGGCAATAGTAATATATCAATTGGCGGTGATAACCTAGTTGATGGATTAAACAACCAAGTTAACATTGGATCAGTATTTTACTATAATGGTGCTGGATATCTACAACTTAACGCAGATACTGGTGTTGGATTGGGCGAATCTGCTACAAATACTCCAATAACAGCCACAATTAGTGCGATTTCTACAGGTACACAAACTGTTATTACCACAGTAGCGCCTCACGGTATTGTTACTGATCAGTATATTACAATTACAGGTGTAAATGGAACCACACAGTTAAACAATCAATCGTTTTATGTGCGTGTGACTGCTACAAATTCTTTGTTATTGTTTACTGATGTGGATTTACAGGTGCCATTGAACAGTAGTAGTTATTCACATTATACCAACGGCGGTACTGTAACATTAAACAATATTGTTGGAGCACTGTCCGTACTGGGTGGTGTAGCAATTACTAAAAATTTATTAGTTGGCGGCCCAATCAATGTATTAAATTACACAGAGTCTAGCTCAATTAACACAGGATCTTTGGTAGTCAACGGCGGTGTTGGTATTGCTGGAAACGTAAATATTGGCCGCGGATTAACAATAAACGGTCCAACTGATGTTAATATTTCACCAGCAGGAGCAACTGTTTACCTAGAGCCCACAGTGGGCGGCAGTGTTCAGATCTATCCAAGTGTTACCACTGGTAATATTAATAATATGAATATTGGTAACGCTGTTCCAGCATGGGGCACATTTACCAATGTACGTATTACTTCAAATACTTCTGCTACAAGTTTAGGCACTGGCGCATTAATTGTAAACGGCGGTGCTAGTGTTAGCGGAGACTTCTGGTTAGGCGGAATCTTACACGCCAGTATCAGTGGCGGAGCAGGTCAAGCCAATAATATTGCTGGAGGTACCGCAGGCGCATTAGTATATCAAGTGGCCAGCAGTTCTACTGGGTTTATCACCATTGGTCCAAGCAATTCTGTATTAATATCAAACGGCTCTAATCCTTTATGGTCAAATACACTTACTGTAACAACTCTTAATGTTGTTGGGACAGCCACATCAACCAGTACAACAACTGGTGCGGTTACTGTAGTAGGTGGCGTTGGAGTACAGGGGAATATTTACAGTGCTGACGGTAATCCGCAACAAAATTATTTGTTGTATACACCAAAAGTCACCGTAACTGGTACTGGAATCCCACCAGCAAACCCAAATATAGGAGATTTTTGGATTGATACCGTGGCCGGTGGACAGCTACAATACATTCAAGATGGAACCAGTACATTCTGGATCCAGATAACAACAATTTAAAGGCAAAGACATGACAACATTAGGTTTTCCAATTTATGCTTCCGGTACAAATGTCGGAGCAACCTATACCCTAAACGGGGTAACCTATACGTGGAATGGTTATGCTTGGTACAAAACCAACCAAGGTCCAATCAATGCTACCACAGTGACTGGCGGCACCATAGTTATTGGAACGGGCACACAGACTGTTATTATTAATAATGGAAATATAACTATCAACGGAAGTAGCGTGTTAACAACAAGTTCGTTAATATCGGTATTTTCATCTGGCACAGACATTTCAATTGTCTATAACACTCTAACACAAAAAATTGTTGTTAGCGATACATCTACTTTCCAAACTGTTATTAATCGTGGCGCAACCACAACTAACATTGTAACATTTGCCAATACCACTAATTCTGTAAGTACTATATCAGGAGCCGTGGTGGTAACTGGCGGTGTAGGTATTGGTGGGGATGTCTATATGGCCGGTACCCTAAATGCGGAACATATCCAAATAGCTCACGCTGTTTTTGATACATCGGCAACTATAGTCACAACAGCATTGCCTGCCTTGATTGATTCTTATCCTGTAACACAATTTAGAAGCGCAAAATATCTAGTCCAAATAGATGATACAAACAATAATAGTTACCAAGTAAGTGAACTATTGATGCTAGTGGCCAACACTGGCACAGGTTGGTATGGTACTAGCCTGCTTGAATACGGTATTAATACCAATGGAGGTGAAATCGGACAATTTAGTAGCCAGGTAAATACTGCTACGAACCCGCCGACAGCTGAATTATATATAACCATGTACGGTCAATCATACAAAACTGTCCAGGTTCTAAGAACTGCGATTACACCTTAACGGAAAATACTGTGGCAATAATTCCTGCTAGTCAAGACTTTATAATTAAGAACGGTTTAATTGTCTTAGGACAAAACCCTGTTACAGACTCACAAAATCAAATTGGAGCGTTGCAAGCCTATGGCGGCGCGGCAATTGCACAAAACTTAATTGTAGGAACAACTGGTACATTTGGCGATGCATTATTTGTAACTACAACTGCCACGATTGGTTTAGATTTATCTGTAGGTGCTGGTGCAAACATTAGTCAAGGATTGATAGTAAGCGGCCCTGCATCTTTTGGTGGTACTGTTAGTGTACAAAATACTACAACACTACAAGATTTAACTGTACAAGGTGCATTAAATGTTGCAGGGGGTATTTCTCTAACTGGCGCACTAAATTTTAGTGGGACTAGTACGTTCTCGCAAAATCTTATTGTCGACAGTACTTTATCTAGTATTACAACAATAACATCCAATGCCATATATGTAGCAGGTGGTATTGGCATTGAGAACAATTTAGTTGTAGGTGGGCCTGTTTTATTTAAAGACACTGTAACATTCAATGGTACTGCTACCAATGTACTGTCTTCAAACACTTACTATACTGATAACCTACTTGAACTTCATGTACCAAATGCGGGTGTATACACGCCGTGGGCGTTTGATGACGGGAAAGACATTGGATTTAGGTTCCATTACTTTAACGGCACAGATACAAATGCCGCACTTGTGCTGGCCAATGATACAAAATATTTAGAATGGTATAATACTGGTGCAGAAAGCACATTAAGTAATTTTACCAGTGCAACTTACGGCACATTTAAAACTGGTGCAATTAAACTTGTATCTGGAAAGCCAAGTTTAGGCAGTACTAATACTGGAGATTTAACTGTTGTTGGTGGCGTTGGCATATGGCGTGATTTAACTGTCGGATCAACTGCAACAATTTCTGGCCCACTAACTGTTAATAGTTCTGCAACAATAACAGGTAATTTAACAGTAAATGGTTCAATATTTGGTACAGTTACTACAGCTACATTTGCTAATTCTGCAAATACTGCAACAAACTTGGCAGGTGGAGCCTACGGTAGTTTACCATATCAGAGTAATACTGGTACTACAGCATTTTTACCAATTGGTGCCAACGGTACTTTATTAACTGTTGTTGCGAATTCATTAACATGGGCAAGTGCTAGTGGATCCACTGTTGGATTTGCGTTAACTTCTACAAACTTATTAGCAGGTACCGCAGGTGCTGTGCCGTTCCAAGCATCGCCCGGTGTAACAGCATTTGATGGCGCTAACTTTTATTATACAAATTCTGGAACTACAACTGCTACGTTAAATGTAGAAAACTTATCTATATTTGGTTCTACACCAGGCACATTTACCGGAACAGGCGCACTGTCTGTAACAGGCGGTGCCTATTTTGGCAAACAAGTTTATATCAACGGAACTAGTACAGGTGCGTTAACTGTTGTTGGAGCATCAAGTTTTGGTGGAACCGTTACCTTAACTGGCTCAATTAATGGAGTATCTACTGGCTTAGGTACATTAGTTTTAACAAACGGTGGTATATATGCACGCCAAGATTTGTATTCTGGCGGCACTGTTACTGGTGAAAATTTACAAGATAGAACACTGGGTGGTAATAATTTAGTTTATTCTGATGTTTCTGGATTCTTACAAAACGCACAGCCATACTATAACACATTAACAAACATTATTGTTGGTACAATTACACAAGCCAACAATTTAACCGGCGGCTCAACCGGAGCAATTCCTTTCCAAAGTACCTCATCATCAACAACATTTGATATCGGTAACTTGTATTATTCATCTAGTACATTGTTCACACCATCATTAAATGTAGCAACATCGGCTACAATTGGTGGAAACCTGTATGTTGATGGAACAATTTTTATTCAAGGCGTTGGCGTTGAAACAATTACCAGCACTACTGGATCGTTTAGAGATGTAGTTTCTACTGGTACAATCTATGCAAATAATATCACTGCCACTGATGTTTTTGCAGTAATTGGTACATTTACTAATTTAACAATATCAAATACTTTAACATCTAATGATGTACAATCCACGACATTAGAAGTTAGCGGACAAACTACTTTAGGTAATACAACTGCTACCAACGTAACAGTTACCAACTTAACTGTTACTGGGTTATCCACTATTGGATCCATTGGATTTACCAACGCTACTGCAAATAACTTAACTGTTACCAATGTATTGACTGTGGGTAGCTTGATAACTGCAACTAATGCAGTGTTTACAGGTACTGTAAACATGTCAGGATTGACAGTTACAAACACAATCAACGGCAATTACATAATTGGCAATTACTTGCAGTCCAACGGCAGTGCATTAATTAACAATACATTATCTGTAGTGAATACTGCTACAGTTGGCAGTGTAATTTCTACCAGTACGCAAGATGCCATTTCTACAACCACTGGCAGTATTGTAAGTTCTGGTGGAATTGCTATCGCAAAGAGCATATATGCCGGCGGCCCAATAACTGTTGGTACTACACTATCTGCCCCTGGAAATGTAGTTCCTGCGTTATACAGCAATAATACCGTAGTAGCCAGTTATACAAGTAATACAATAAGCGGTTCAAGCCCTGTTAACTTGGATAGTTATAATGCAACTACATATAGAACAGCTAGATATACTGTTCAAGTAGTAGATCAAGTCAACGTCTCAACTACCAGCTGTCATATTACAGAATTAACTGTGTTCCACGATGGTGTAAACGTCTATATAAACGAGTACGGTACTAGTACGAACAACGGGGAACTTGGCGGATTTGGTGCCAATTTAGTAAGCGGACAAGTTGTACTAACCTTTACGCCAGTCAGCGCAACGTCGATGACAATCAAAGTTGTTAGATTTGGTATAACAGCCTAACCACATTTTCCTTTTCACGCTAAATATAGCGTAACCAGCCGTTACGTGGAAAGGGAAACTAATGGCAACCATAGAAAATAATTTTAAGGTCAAAAATGGCCTTATCGTCAGTACCACAGCATCAATTTTAAGCACTGCTTCCAATGCCTTAACGGTCTCGGGCGGCGCAAATATAGGTGGGAATTTAGTTGTTCAAGGTTCAGTACAAGTAAATGGTACTGTAACTTCTATTGAAAGTACCAGCGTTGACATCGGTACAAACGTAGTATATCTAAGTACACTATCCACTGTATCAGCATTACAAGCAATTGGATCAGGAATAGTAGTTGGTACAGATCCAAATAATACCACAAATACACAAACTTGGATAAGTTTAACCTTTGATGGATCCTCAAATTGGGCATCCAAGGGCGGAATTTATCCTAGCACAAATAATTTTTACGGATTAGGCTCAAATTCTAATGCCTGGTCTAGTCTTTATGTTCAAACCGTAGTAATTAAAGGGTTAACTACAACAACAAACGGGATAATGTACGTTGATGCCAGCGGAACATTACGTACAACCACTGCTACTTGGAACGCAGGAACTGGTCAAATTCAAGGTTCTATCACCACTGCTACAACTGCAACTTACGCAGGGAATTTACTGGGCGGTACTGTTGGTGCTGTTCCATATCAAAGTAATATTAATCAAACAACATTACTGCCAATTGGTATGGAAGGGCAAGTACTTGCTGTTAGCACCAGTACTGGATTACCATATTGGGCTTCTTTAGTTGGCGTTACAGTTAGTACAGCCACAAACTTTAGCGGTGGCGGTGTAGGAGCAATTCCTTTCCAGTTGGCATCTGGCCAAACAACATTTGATGATTTTTACTTTAGATATTCATATCCAGGTAGTACAGCATCTTTGTTAGTCACACAGAATATTACGGTACAAAGTGGATCAAGTGCTACTAGTCAAGTAACGGGCGCACTACAAGTTACGGGTGGTGTAGGTGTCACAGGAGCAATATACGCAGGAAATATTTACAGCAACGGTAGTGCTGTTCTAAGTAGTACAGGAACAAATACTGGCTATGTCAGTGCTGTTCTTGGCGGTGTAGATATTAGTGTTAGTACAACTACGGGTGTTGTAACAGTCAGTGATACTAGCACTTTGCAAAGTGTTACTGGACGTGGAAATAGTACAACTAACGTTGTTAAAATTTTAAACACATCGGCAAGTTTTAGTACACAATCTGGAGCATTAATTGTTACCGGCGGTGTTGGCATTGGTGGAACTGTTTATGCTGGAACAATGTACAGTAACGGCAACCAAGTTCTTACCAGCGGTGGTGGTGGAAGTGGCTATGTAAGTAGCGTAACTGCTGGTACAGATACAGCCGTGACTACCAGTACTGGTGCTGTGGTTGTGTATAGTACTGCAACATTGCAAAGTATTACTGGCAGAAGCAATACTACAACATTCCCTATCTATGCCGGACAATTATACGACAACAATAATAGAGTTGTTACAAACGTAAACCCAGTAAATGGCACAGCAATTAGTATCACTAACGTAACATCTACTGGTACAGCAACAACATTTACAATTAATAACTTAGGTGTAACAACTTTAACTACTGGTAGTACTGGTATTAGTGTTAGTACAAGCACTGGTTCTGTCTCAATTAGTAACACTGATACCTTACAATTAGTAACTAGTAGGGGTAACAGCACTAATCAACAAATTATCATTACTAATACATTATCAAACACAAGTTCTGTTGCTAACAATGCGTTATACGTTGCTGGCGGAATTGGTGCTAATGGTGGATTTAACGTAAACGGAAACAGCGTATTAACTGGTAATTTGTATGTAACCGGCTTCATTACTGGTACTAATATCTCATTGAATACACTAGTTGCTACCAGTGGTACATTCTACGGAAATGCTATTGGTGCTAATGCGTTATATGCTGGGGTATTAAGCCCTTATGATCAGTTTAGTCAAACAATTTTCCAAGCCACTGCTAATTATAACGGTTACATGCAAATTAGTGTTCAGAATGAAAATTCTGGAAACCAAGCAAGTACAGACATTGTAGCAAACGCTGATATTGGCACAGACAGTACTGGGTATATCGATATGGGTATTACCAGCAGTTTATGGGACGGTACTCAATTATATAGCGTTGGAACTGCGGCGGGCAAAACAGACGGATACTTACTGGTTGGCCAAAATCCTACAGTTGGACGTGGCAATCTAGTTTTAGCCACATCAACTACTGGCTCAAATATTAAATTTTTAGTAGCGGCGCCTAATACAGTAACAACACCAACCCCCGCGCAAGTAGCGATGGTCGTTAACTCCGTAGGTACCGCTAGCACAAGTACAAGTAACGGAACATTAGTTGTTTATGGCGGGGTTGGCATTGGCGGCACTGTTAACGTTGGCGGGAACATCTATGTCAATGGCAATGCTGTATTAACTGGCAGTGGAACTGGCACTTCCTATGTAACTAGTGTAAACGCAGGTACAGATACAGCAGTAACTACAAGTACAGGAAATATAATTGTTTATAGTACTGCTACTTTACAAAGTTTAACCAACAGAAGTAACTCTACAACAAATGCAATCTATGCTAATGGGTTGTACGACACTAACGGTAGAGTTGTTACAAGCGTAACCCCGTCTGGTAGCACATACATTAGTGTTTCAAATGTAGTAACTACTGGCACAGCAACATCATTTACAATTAACAATTTAGGTGTAACTAATCTTTCTGGAAGTTTGAATTTAGGAGCATCAAATAGTACTGGTTCTATTACATTAACTAACTTGGGTGTAACTGCTACCATAGCAGGAACAGCAATTAGTGTAAGTACAAATACAGGTTCAGTTACTATTACAAACTTGGGTGTGACTGCTACAATTGCAAGCACCTATATTGGCGTAAGCTCAAATACAGGTAGCGTAACTATTACTAACTTAGGTGTTCAAACACTGACAGCTGGTACAGATACTGTAGTAACATCAAATACTGGCACCGTAACAGTTTACAACACAAGTACATTACAGAGTGTGACTAATCGTGGTGCAACTACTACTAACGCAATTAACATTACAAATGCTACACAAAGTACTAGCTCTACCACAGGCGCATTGACTGTTACTGGTGGAGTGGGAGTACAGGGCAATATTTACGGTGGCTTAATTTACAGTAATGGGCAACAAGTATTAACATCTGGTGGTGGTGGCGGCACAGGATATGTCATTAGCATAGTTGCTGGTACTGATACAGCAGTTAGTACAAGTTCTGGTAATATTGTAATTTGGGACACAAGTACTTTTCAAAGTGTTACCGGTCGTGGAGCAACTACTACAAATATTGTTTATATTACTAATGCCACACAATCAAGCAGTTCACAAACAGGCGCTTTACAAGTAACTGGTGGGGTTGGGGTACAAGGTAATTTAAATGTTGGCGGAAGTATCACAGCGTCAACTATCACTGCTCAAACATTGATAGTTGCTTATACTACAGTAACACAAACACTTGTTACCAGTCCAGATATATTCACAATCACCAATACTACAACATCTATTTCGTCAACAACAGGTGCTCTAGTAGTATCGGGTGGTGTTGGTGTTGGCGGTAACTTAAATGTATTTGGCACTATTACTAGAAATGGTATCACTGTTGGCTATGGTTATAGCGGAAGTTTTGGATACACGGGTAGTCAAGGATACACTGGTAGCCAAGGTTACGCTGGCAGTGCCGGTTATAACGGAAGTGTTGGTTATTATGGATCTGTTGGATACACTGGAAGTCAGGGATACGCAGGTAGTCAAGGTTATGCCGGCAGCGCAGGATACACTGGTAGTGCTGGCTATAATGGTAGTGTAGGATATACTGGATCACAGGGCTATGCTGGATCAGCTGGATATAATGGAAGTGCTGGCTATAATGGTAGCGTAGGATATACTGGTAGTCAAGGATATGCTGGATCAGCTGGTTATAATGGAAGTGTTGGTTACACTGGTAGTACTGGGCCACAAGGACCACAGGGCTATACTGGATCAATGGGCTATTGGGGCAGTGTTGGCTACACAGGTAGTCTTGGATATTCTGGTAGTGTAGGGTACACTGGATCACTTGGTCCACAAGGTCCACAGGGTTACAGTGGTTCAATGGGCTATTGGGGTAGTGTCGGATATACAGGTAGTGTAGGCGCACAGGGTCCACAGGGCTATACTGGATCAATAGGACCACAAGGCCCACAGGGATATACAGGAAGTATTGGCCCGCAAGGACCGCAGGGATATACAGGAAGTATTGGCCCACAAGGACCGCAGGGATATACAGGAAGTATTGGCCCACAAGGACCGCAGGGATATACTGGTAGTATTGGCTATTCAGGTAGCGCGGGTTATTGGGGTAGTGTGGGTTACACAGGTAGCATTGGGTATGCCGGATCTGTTGGTTATTCAGGTAGTGTAGGCTATACCGGATCAATTGGTCCACAAGGACCACAAGGTTATACTGGTAGCATTGGCTATTCAGGTAGTGCTGGACCAAGCAACATTATCAATGCTACAAGCACAGCTTCTGGCACCTTATATCCTGTGATGGTTGGCACAATTGGTAGCAATCAAACCGCTTATGCTACAACAAACCTTTCATATAATGCCGCCACAAATAGCATTTATATTGCTGGTGATTTGTATATTGACGGACAACAAACTTACATTAATAAAACAAACTTAGCTACAGGCGATGCTACCTTAACATTTAGCACAAGTAGTGCTAGTGCGGCCACTGCGGCTAACAGCGGAATACAAGTTGGTACAACAAGTACACCTTACGCATCATTCTTATACGATGGTAGTGCCAACTGGGTAGTTGGTGGCAGTGCGGCATCTGGATTAAAAGCTGCAAACATTACTGATACAGGGTTGTCGGCCAACCAAGTTACTTATGCTGGCACAGGCGGCCTATTGAGCGGAAGTAATAATTTAACATGGAACGGGACCACACTAACAGTAACAGGAACATTGAGTGTGGGCGGCACTGTGAGTCTTACACAGCCTACACCAATAAACTTTGCCAACGGTCAATACATAAAAGACAACGGCAGTGGTGGATTCGTTCAATATAGTGGTGCTGCATTTAATATCAATGCTGTTGGAGGCATCACAATGTCTCCAACATCCACCAGTTATGCTCAACAACAAGGGGCACTGCTCAGTGTAAATGGCGGTGCTTATGTTAACGGAACCACAACTTCTACAAATTTCTATTCTACAACTGGTGCTACAAACCCAGGTGCTAGTACAGCAGGTTTTGGTCATGTTGCTAACGGCGCATACGGCGGTGGATATCTATTAGTTGACGGAACCTATAATTGGGGTATTTGGGACGTCACTGGTGTTTTAGAAATTGGTAATGGCACATCAGGTGGTGCGCTAACACCAAGATTATATATCACGCCAACTGGTGGTATTGCATTCACTTCAACAACTGGTTATGGAACTGCTGGTCAGTACCTAATGAGTAACGGCAATGCATCTCCTTCTTGGAACACAATCAGCGTGTCAACTGTTAACTTGACACAAACTTCCAGTGGCGCTACACCGCAATATATGGTATTTGCCAATACATCAACTGGTTCGGCAACACTAGAAGCTAACGGACCAACTGGATTAGTTTATATTCCTACTGGTAACAAGTTTGGTATTGGTACAAGTGCGCCTGCGGACACTGACAGTTACGGCGGCAATAATGTACTAGACGTCTACGGTCCCGTATACATGAGACAGAACGGCAGCGCTGGCAACCGTATGAGTATGGGTGTCAGCGGAGGTATTGCCTACGTTGACGTTACTACTGGTTTGGGTATGCAGACACAGATATCTGGTGGTACTGTGATGAATTTAGATACCAGCGGTAATCTACAAATTAGTGCCAACTGGACAGCACCACAACAAGGCGCTAAACTCAGTGTTCAAGGTGGTGGTTATTTCAGTAGTATTGTTACTGCTACAACATTCGTTGGCGCATTTAGTGGCGGTGTCAGTCAAGTTCAAACTCAGGCCAATGCCGCTAACGCAACTAACTACTTGACGTTTGTTAGTGCTAATAACGCAAGTCCATCAGCACAGTCAGTATATACTACTAGTACCCATGTTATCAACCCAAGTACTGGTTATATAGGTATTGGTACTAGTAATCTTGTTTCGCCATTAAACGTATATGCCACTCAGGCATTGGGTGGCACTGCTGGCAACTATACTCCAGTATTGTCAACGCAAGCAAGTGGCGGTACTAGCAACAATGTGTACTTTCAAGAATGGCGTACTAGAGCTAGTGCTGGTACAGATTGGACAACAGAAAAAATTACCCACGGAGTTTGGGTTGATGCTTCGTTCACTACTCCTGCTACAAGTTTAACTTGGCACGAACGATATCCTAACGCAGGCACGCAGGCATGGGGTAATGGCGCATCTACCTTTATGTTCCTTAATGGCAGCGGGTATTTGGGTCTGGGTATAACTAACCCAAGTTATCAATTGGTTGTATCTAATGCTGGTGCCGCTGGTATAGAAATCAGCCCAACTAGTGGTATTAACAGCGGCGGATTCGTACAGGCCTATAATAGATCCACATCAGCGTATTTTGATTTAACATATTATGCTACGGCTCATCATTGGACCAATGGCAATACTGAAGTTTTACGATTAACTAGTGCTGGTCAATTAACCTTAGGAACTACTAGCCCATATACAACTGGCGGTACAGCGGCTCTAACAGTCTATGACGCAGGCGCAGGTAGCAGTCCTTCCATTGCTGTTGGCGCAAGTAGCAGTGATGAAATGTATGTGAGAAGATTGTCAGCTGGTAACTATCAACTACAATCTGTACAGTCTGGTGGCAATGCGGGTAGTATACAACTACAGCCCTATGGCGGTGGCGTATTAATTGGTACAGCCACTCCTGGAAGTTACACACTACAGGTTGTTGGCAGTTTTGCGGCTTCAACCAAATCTTTCGTAATTGAACATCCAACACGTCCAGGATACGACCTACGTTATGGTAGTTTAGAAGGACCAGAAAACGGTGTTTATGTACGCGGCAGACTAAAGGGCAATAGGATTGAACTTCCAGAATACTGGACTAAATTAGTCGATCCTGACTCAATTACTGTAAACTTGACCCCAGTAGGCAAACATCAAAAATTATATGTTGAAGAAATTAAAGACAATGTGATTATCATAGGTAATGATAACTTGTTTGGTAAAACTGTAGACTGCTTCTACACAGTGTTTGGCGAACGCTGTGATGTTGAAAAACTGGTAGTTGAAATCCAAAAACCACAAGTTTAACTTTATGGTAAATATAAGACAATATGGAATTAACAAATGGCACTGACCGATAAAGACATTGTAATAACCCCCAATAAAGGCGCATCTGCCACAACGCCATCCACAATTAACTTTGTGGGAGCAGATGCCAGTAATAGTGCTTCGATAACACTACAGGTATTCAATAATGGTACTACTGGTATACTGGGATTTTTAGGTAATACCACAGGTAACCCTGCGATGGCTATTACTGATACTGCTACGCAAAAAGTAGCAATTGGTAGCACAGCTACATCGGGGTCTTACACACTTACTGTGACAGGTACTGCTGGTGCTAGCACAGCCATGTATGCGCCGGTATATTATGATACCCTGGGTAGTGGAGCTTATTACATTACATCAGCAGGTACTAGCCACGTACAGGCAATTAGTGCTTTAGGCACTGAAACTAGCACACATGATCCTTATGGTTTAATTGCAGTTACTCGTGGTACCGGCGCTAACTATTCATATTATGGTTTAACAAGACAATCAAGCGTTGGTATGGGTATAGGTATCGATACCAGCAATAACTTATGGTTTGGTGGAACAAGTGGTGGTATTAATGCCACAAGATCCAGTATATATTTTTACACTGATCTTAGTGGTAACGTTTATGCTAACACCAGTTTCCGTGCTCCTACATTTTATTCATCCAGCAACTCTGCTTATTATCTAAATCTTAACGCAGCCACTGGAACAATTTTAAGCACTGCGGCCAGCACAGATACATTAGGTTACAATCCCACATACGGCATTTATATTGGTGGCACCCCCAGCGGCGTTTACTTATACAACGGTGGAACTAGTGGTTATCCTAACAGTCCTGTTTGGGTCAAAGGTGGCACTGCTTATGCTGTGTTAACCAGCGGTAATGTTGGTAGCTATGCTATTGGTACTTCTGGCGGCACAATTACTGGTCAGTTAGATATTAGTTTTAATAACAGCACTGTTATTTCTACCTATGCCAACGTAGGTAATGCACAACTAAGATTAGATAACCCTACAGGCAGTCAGTCACACATTGTTTGGACTTACAATGGTTCTTTACTAGGAACTCAGCGTGTTGATAGTTCAGGCAACATGGTTTTAAATGCCAATAGCAGTAACTTTTATTTTAACAATGATTTAGCAGTAGGGTCATCTATTAAATTAGTTGCTGTAAACGCTACATTTTTAACTGCTAATAACAGCGGTAACGTAACATTCCCGCAAAACTTTTATGGCCCAAGATTTTACGATAGTAATAACAATGGTTATTATGTAGTGCCTAGTGGAACTTCTGTGTTAAATGCCGCTAACTTTGGTGGCACTGTACAGTTTGGTCCAACTTCTGGTTCAAATTATAATGAAAACATGCGACTAGTTCGTAGTAGTGCTAACAGTTATGTTAGTATTGCCATGGCAGCAGACACCAGTGGAAGTGGCCAAACTTCTGGGCAATTTACACATTTGGTTTATCCTAGCGGAACCAACGGCGGTGCGTTTGCTATTCGTGCTAATAGTACAGATGCTCTACAAATTAGCACGACACCAAACGTAACTATTCCCACCGGCGGTTTATATGTATCAACAGGTAATAGCTATGTCTACGGTACAATGTATGATTATCAAAATGCCGCATACTATGTCAAACCCAGTAGCACCAGTAACCTAAATATTGGTTATTTTGCTGGATACTTACAAGCATCCACAGTGCTACAGGTTAACGGCAGCGGATTGGCTGTACCAACCAGTTACAAAAACGTACCTGGCATAACCCCTGGTACAAGCGGCGCCAGTTGGATACGTGGTAGTAGTACTATCATTCAAGCAGGCGCATCAAACACGGACGGCACTGGTTGGGCTTACGGCAGCAGATTTTCTAGTGTGGACTACGGTGACGGCTTAGCCACTAGTGTAGACGTATTATATGCGGGTCCTTCATGGACTAACGATGTAATGACATGGAGTGGTCGTAGCGGACGTATTGGCAACGTTGGTATTAATAACACCGCCCCTACACACAAATTACACATATATACAGGCAATACTGAAGACGGTATTATCATTGATGCCAATACATATCCAGAAATCGTGTTTGCTACACAGGGTACCACTAGAGGTTATGTAGCATGGAGTAACGCAAACGGTGGTTATGGAGCAAGTAACGCCGGCATGGTTATGCAGTCAACTGGTAACTATACTACATTTATCACGGGCAACGGCAGTTATCAACCATTGATATTAAGTACGAACAATGCCTACTTGACTGGCACGCTATATGATAACTCTAACTCTGCTTATTATCTAAAACCCAGTGGTACCAGCAACCTCAGTACGTTATACACATACGAGTTCTTAAAGAGACACAACAGATACAACACCGGCGAAGCATACCCAGTAAGCTATCACAGTGATGGTGATCTAGTATGGAGTCTTGATCCAACTTGGGACAACACTGAACTTCAAACGTATTTTGGTAACAGCAATGTCAGCTGGGTAGCAGACAGCACAGCACCAGGCGGATATGCTATCAGTATTGTGGGTGGAGTCAACGTGGGTTCAAATACCTACGGTTCTGGCTTCCCAATGATTCCAATTGACAGTGTGGACGATATGTTCTACATGGAAGTTTGGATCAGAAACGTTAGCGGCAGTAACGGCCACTATATGGGTTCTATTGATTACAACGAAAGTTTTGGTAACCTAGGCGGTAACCCAGGTAGTTACGGTTATTGGGTTATGGTTGGTAATAACCCCGGCTCTAGCTGGACAAAATACTACGGATATATCACTGGATTCAGCAGTAGTACTTACGGTACATTTAAAACTGGCGCAAAATATTGGACACCACAGGCATTGTTCAATTATACTGGTGGCGGAACAACTTATATCAGCGGATGGAAAGTCCTACGTGTAAACCGTCAAACTTCCATGGTTATTAACACACCTAACGGCAGTAGCTCGACAGGTAGTAGTAACTCAATGGGTCAAACATTGACCATTAAACGTAGTAATACTTCTCTGTTGAATTTGGGATCATATCCAGGTGCTTGGACCAGTGCGCTACAGATTCAGGACAACAACGCAAGTAACTGGATTTGGATGAGCCCGCTGACAGGCAATACCCCAACATTGGCCACAAACTACGGTAGCATGTATTTTTACATGACTGGTCAAAACACAGGTTTTGCTGGCGCCATGTACAACAACAGTTTTAGAAGTCCAATATTCTATGACTGGAACAACACTGGTTACTATGCAATCCCAAGTGGTACGTCTGTCTTTAATGCGTTAACTATCAACTCTGGTAGTGTAAACAGCAACGGCCGTTGGCAGTTTGGTCCAAACAGTTCGTGGGGACAATACTTATTGATTGGTGGAAACGGTATTGACGGTAGTTATGCGCAAATTGCGGCTACTAGTGGTAACCTACACTTAGAAAGTTTAAGTAGTAGTTATGGTACATACTTAAACTACTATCGTAATGGTCCTATATACTTAATGGGTACAATTTACGCTAACGGTACAATTTACGATAACAATAACACTGGTTATTATGTTGTTCCCAGGGGTACTAGTAACCTTAACGTATTGTACACTGTTACTCATTACAACTATGCTGATATTGTAACTAACCCTAACGGTAATAACAGTACTCGATATTATGGTGGTATTAGTTTCTGGACCAGTGCTGGCGCAAGTACCAGTTACATGGCTTTCAAATACGGTCCATACTTAAACGGTACACACGGTTATCAGTCAGATGGCTATGGTACATACTTTAGTATGGATACTAGTGGTCGTGCTTGGGTATTCTACAACGCAAGTACAAATGCCAACGTGGCCAGTATTACCAACAACGGTGAGGCCTACTTCAACGGTAGATTATATGCTGGTACTAGTACAACAAGTCCTATTTTCTACGATGCCAACGATAGTACTTATTTTGTAGATCCTAATAGCCGTAGCCGTTTAAGCAGTATCGACTACGGTAACAGTGGTTACTATTTTGCCAGCGGTGATTGGGGATGGAGACATAATACTCCCTACGGTTGGATTGAATTTGGTCCTGCTAACGGTAGCTACGCACACATTTACTCTAACAGTGCTCCATTCTACTTCAACAACAACGTATTCCACGGTGTATTCTATGATTATAACAATAGTGGATATTATTGTTCTCCAGCTGGTACTTCAAACTTCAGTACGTTATATATGCAGGGTAACTTTATCCCAGCCAGTAGCAACGGTGGCGGTGGTAACTTCTACTTTGGTAACCAATGGGGTGGAAACGTAGGTGGGAATAACTCTGTAACTGGTATTGGCTACAATGGCGGAAGTGGAAGTCAATTGTTCACATTCAGTTCGGGTCCTGGGCAACTGTCTGTCCAAGTAGACGGAAGTTTGTTTGCCGGTGACAACGCCAACAGCTGGAACCCCATAGGCATGAACGCCAGCTCCAACGGTTATCTCAGTATTGCCAACAGTATGCAGAACGGGGGCAGTTCATATACCAACGGAAGTCACTACGTAAGTGGTTACTATTACGACTATGCCAACACTGGATATTACCTAAAGGCCAGCGGACAATCTGTATTAAGTTATCTATCTACACGCAGTGGTGCTATGGGTATATATCTAGGTTACTCAGACGAAGGCTCCATCAGTACCTACAACTTGGTGGGCTTGGGCTATAACGGCAACGACACCAACTACGCGATCTTCAAACCCACGGGTGGTTGGACACAGCCCTTATACATCCAGTTTTATACTGGTATAAGACACTACAGTCACCATGCTTATGACTCTGGCACCAGTTTCTGGAACATAGCCACTGGTACAAGAATGATGTGGATTGGAGGTGGTGATGACAACGTGCGTATACAAAGTAGTTTATTCATGTACGGTGCCCACTATGACTACAACAACACAAGCTATTACGTACAACCAGCCGGTGACAGCTACATGTATTCAATATTTTCCGGTGGTGGTGTTCGCTTTGCCAGTAGTCAAGGTGACAGAGTCAGTGGCGCACCATGGTACGGTATAGGTCAAAGCAACGTGGGTGGTTGGATTGGCGCTGGTATGGTACAAGTGGCCAGCTACTATGGTCTGCGACTACGTGGTAATGCCACAGTATTGGATCTAGATGGTCCTAACTATGGTAACAGCTGGATGTATGCCAGCGGTACTAACTTTGCCATTGACAACCAAATTCGTGCCAACATCTACTACGATATTAATAATACTGGCTACTATATGCAGCCACGTGGTACTAGTGTGTTCTCTTACATACAGGCCAACAACTATATGTATAGTGCCAATCAGATATATGCCACTATCATGTATGACACCAATGATAGTGGTTACTTCTGCGACCCTAACGGTAATAGCAGATTAAATTATATTAATGCCAACGCCTTGGGTGGGCCAACTTCCAGCGGAGCACAGCTTGCGGGATCCTATGGCGGTGCTTACAACTACTACAGTGATTTCTACAACACTACTGCTGAACGCTATAGCTATGTGGGAGATATTCCAGGCGGCACAGCCAACCCAGGCAATACATGGTGGTTCAATACCAACTATCGTCATACCAACGGCGGCGGCTATTGGGGCACACAGGTAGCATGGGGTTGGGAAGATAACGCCAATAGACTGGCACAGCGTAACGTTAGTAACGGTAACTGGAGTGGTTGGGTCTACTACTTAAACAGTGGCAACTATACGGGCTATAACAGCTATGGCAGCATCTATTTTACCATTGGTTACGATAATAATAACAGTGGTTATTATATTGACCCAAATAGCACTAGCCAGTTAAGTTATGTTTTGGCAGACAACTGGTTTAGACCACAGGGACAGACTGGACTGTACTTCCAAAGTTATGGTTATGGGCTAGTATCAGTCAACGGCTATGGAAGTTATGGTAATGTATCCACATACGGCGGTGGAGTAAACGGCTGGCAAGGCTATAATATCCAGTATGGTAATACCACATTCATGGGTAATGGCGGTACATGGGGTATCTATAATGCCGGCGGCGGCTGGGCAATCTACGGACAACCCGGTAATTCCACTGTGGGTATTAATGGTGGTAACAACAGTAGCTATGCGTTATTTGTCAACGGTACAGTATATGCCACCAGTAACGTGTATGCTTATTCTGATGCTCGTAGTAAAGAAAATATTATCACAATTGATAATGCTCTAGGAAAAGTTACACAACTTCGCGGGGTATACTACAACAGAACTGATCGACCAGAGGGCGAAGAATCAGGATACACTAGTACTCTAAATTCTAGAGAATTAGGTGTTATTGCTCAAGAAATAATGGCGACAGTTCCAGAAGTAGTTTCATACTCTAAAAATACTGATAGATATGGAGTTAACTACGGTAACTTGGCTGGACTTTTCATTGAAGCTATCAAAGATTTGAAGAAAGAAATTGAGGATCTGCGATCTGAGTTAAATATGCTTAAAGGAAATTAACAAATGGCGATTACTAAAACTTCAGAAGTAGTGGGTATTAGATTCCACGCTGCATCAACACAGCCTACAATAGGCTTGGTTGCTGAAAAAGAAGATGTATTTTTTGTAGATAGTCTAGTTAGTTATACGGACTCTGATACCAATGTTACAACAACACAGCTAGTATCAAATAGATTGAAAGCAAACAGTGATATTTCCAGTGAATCCACTGTAACTCAAGCTGTTTGGGGTATATTTTTTGCGGATACAGCACAAGAACAAGCGGCAATTGCCTTGGCGGCAGCGGCAGCTTTGGCTGCGGCAACCAGTGCTACAAACACAGTTACCAACATAACTACATCTACATAAATAAACAATAATAAGCCAACATATCTTTAGGAGACAAATAATGGCAACTGATATTCCATCATCAACAGTATTAACTTTCACTGACGGGTCAACCAGCACCGTTACGTACAGTTGGTCTGTTCACACATTAAAAACCAAAACAGAAGGTACTAATACCAATTCTGTAATTCATGCTCAGTGGAATCTAACTGCTACTGATCAACACGGAAATGAAGGCAGTTTCCGCGGAGCAACACCATTTACCAGCATTGGATCTCCAGATCCGTTCATTCAATTCAGTGATCTAGATGAAGATACTGTATTGAGTTGGGTTAAAGATATAGTAGTTGGCAGTTATGCCGAACACATCCAAGAGCAAATTTTTAAAGCCTTAGATGAAAAAGTTAATGCCACTGCTGAACCAACATTGCCATGGGCAAGTACATCTACAGTTGCTCCTCCTCCAGTTTGATAACTCAAGATATTAAATCTGGCCAATCCTAAAGTATAAGTATTGTTACCTATTTTGCAAAATAAGGAGAAAAAGGTATGAATGATCAAATGATCGAATTAAGTGTTGACATCAACACATTTAACATTATCATCCAAGGTTTGGATGAAATGCCTCACAAACTAAGCCGTCGTGTAATCGACGAACTAGCTCGTCAGGCACAACCACAAGTTCAACAACAAGGTGGCGCAATGGGCATGGCCCCAAATGCTGATGCTCCTCAAGGTCCATTGGGTAGCAAAGTTGTTAACTAATCAGTGATTGACTGAAAACTAAAAAGCCCCATTCATTGGGGCTTTTTTATTTGTCAAAATAATTATATCCTAATTCTCGATCAAATATTCGCCATACATAGACATCAAATGGCGCAATGATCATATTACCGCCTTGTCTTTTTAAATCTTCATAATTATTTTTGTAGTAATCGACGGCTGTTTGAAATTGGGGTGTGTTCTTTAAATAATAAGATGTTTTTTCTTTGGTTGTTTGCCAAAATTTGGTATCATAAGTAGACCCACCGTGATATATGAATCGATAAAACATAATCAATGATTCCATATCTTCTCTAGTGTATTTTATCAAGGCTTTTTTGGATACTTTGCCATTAATCATCAATAGATATCTCATGTTTAGGCTAGTGTAATATTCCATTGACATAGCTTCCATGGGTTCAAAGAACATAAATCTATTGCCATTTTTTAATATTCTACCATCTATCAAATTATCAGTGGCATAATAAGGATTGAATGCGTACTCTCTAAAATTAGTTTCTTCAGGATCTAATTGTAAAATATCACAAACGTCTTCAATAGCATCATTCTTAGATGTTATGTCGCTGTTGTACATATATCCCCACCCTTGTCTAGATTGAAGTGGGATGCCAAACATCCATCCATGTTTGTGTGCCCAATGATGTGTGTAGTTCCAATCTCCAGGCTTCTGTATAGCAGTGACCAGTGCGCTATTCAGCGGTAGATCAATCATGGTATACCCCTTATAGTCTTTGGGGAACCCACCGCAGTCAATAACATAATCGTATTGACTTATTTGATTATTGATGGAAACTTCAACAGATCGTTCAGTGTTTTTAAAATAATCCACAGTACCTTCATGAATAACAAATCTAGTAGGATACTTTTCTTTAAACCTCATGAAGGCAAAATCTTTAAGACGTGTATTATCAAAATGCAACGCATAGGCCTGGGGGATTAACCAACTATGAAAACTATGCTCACGCCAATTTGAATATTTGACACTGAATTTTACCGTGGCATCTAAATGATGACTGTCCCTAGCAATAATAAAATCTGTGCCTTTGAATAGAGCATTGGGCGCAAGAGTACTGGTTGCTTCACCAACCCCTAAGATTGGTATTTTTGGATCATGTACAGAATGTATTTCCCAATCGTCACCCAACCCTTCTAGCATTTGACTCAGTGTCAAAATACCAGCAGAGCCTACTCCAATTACTAACATTCTTTTTTTCATAGTTAATTATAAATTAAATTAAGTCCAAGAGCAATTCTAATTTGGCCTTGACCACTCGATTGTTGAGACTGTTTTTTACCCCCGAATGCAAGGGTTTGGGCCACGCACTGTAACTACACCAAGCATAGCTAGTATGTTCGTCATTTAGTACAGGAATAAACTCCTTTTCAACAATCAACACATAGGTATTGTATTGAAAATTATCATCGCTGGACACAAATAATTCTAACGGAACTATTTTTTTTATTTTAGGGGGTTTGCCCACTTCTTCCAATATTTCTCTATGTAGCGCATCAACAGCAGTGACATCGGTGGGTTCTTTTTTGCCACCAACTAGTCCCCAAGTACCAGATGTTTTACCTTGATTTCTTAACAGTAATAGAAACCTTTTGGTGTCCTCAGCAAGGAATAGTCCGCCACTACAAATAATTTGATTTAAAGGATTAACCGCCATGATGCCTTATCGTATACACCATCGTAACTCTTGCCCCACTCGGTGCCGTTCCACATGTATTGTATACCCGTATAAGCATTAGTTATGTATGTTACAGTAGTGCTGGCAGCAGAATTGAATATAACACTCCATGATGATCCATTCCACTGTATAATGTCATTGGCATGAGCAACAAATCCTGACCCATCACTGTTTAACCATGCTGACGGACCTATCACAGGCACAGAGTGTATATCCTCTAAAATTAGATATCTAGTGCCTGCTACTTTGACACTGGGGTTAAATGTATCTGGATTAATAACAGCATCCACTGAACCTCTTCCATCAATAATAGTATTTTCAGGTATGGTGGCTGCATCAAAATTTAATATCATCTTTGTTTCATCTGTTGGACTTAGAGTCATGAATGCCACAATTTCTAAACCGTTGGGTTTCTTTAATCTTAGTTGACTCAACCCTGCTGTAAATTTTCCTGGATACAAGCCTAATACTGCGTTCCAAGAAATTGGCGGCTGATTGGCATTTATATCTAAATTAGTAAATGTGTTGGCCTGCAAAGTAGCAACACCATCTAAAACCAGCAAGTTGTAATCAGTTGGTGTAACGACCACACTGACATCTGGGGTGCCAAATATTTGAGCACCATAACCTGCTTCTAGTCCAGATATCAATCCCTGTGTATCATCAAATACATTGGAAATAATTTGTGTAACAATGTTTAGTTGTGTGACATTGGCTGGGGGTGAAATCCATATAGGGCTTTCAAAAACCAATGATGATATATCAATATCTTGTTCCAGTCCTTGAGGAATTTGTCTGCTGGACCAATTACCTTGATCAGTCAATGTTAACGTGATAAGACTGGTCCAGTCCACATAGTTATCGGTAGTTTGTAAATTTAAACTAGGATTGAACACCATGGCAATTTGTTCAATTATTTGAAATTTTTGATCAGTATTACTGGTCCAGATATCTGCGGCAAAAGTTACCTTATAGGGACTGGGCATGATTCTTTCCACAGTGTAATTATTACCCTGTGTGTTTAGCAAATTCCCATTGGCATCAATAGCACGTTGTTGCAGATTGACTGTACTGACAAATGTTGGATCCTGTAGTCTAGTGCGATCATACTTCATATCCTTGATGTAGCAGGCAATCAAAGGTGCGCTGGGCACTGTATTTTCACTGTTCTTTCTCAGTATTTGACCCACTTGTCTACTTAGGTCGCCGTAACGTACTGGTACCTGTGTAATTTTACCTGTGGCATCTTTATAACTGAAATTACTCATCAGTCGAATAAATTGAGTGATATATCGGCGCAGTTGGCCATCATAAAAATATTGAATAATATTACAACGGCGTTAAGCCGTAGCCTCCTTTAAATTTATAGATATACATATTTTTAGAGATCCGCTTTAGGTTTTAATACTTTACTCAATGGTTGACGTTGTGGATATGTTAATCCATCATTCAGTGTTATAGTAGCAGTATTATTAATGAATCCAGTTTTTTCTGTTAGTCTAACTTGTTGTCCAGCAAACACTGTACCTGGCGCAACATCACTGCTACTGAAATTATTCATGGTCATTCTAACATCTTTTTGCCATTGTATCCAATGTTTACCATCAAATCTATAAAGTACATTTGGCAAATAGTCTGTTCTTAAAAAGAATTGACCTACCACTGCTCCGCCTGGAAATTCAATACCAGCGCTAAATGGTGCGCCATCAGGAGGTTGAGTACCACCTCCGTTGGGATAAGAAACATATTCAATCTTGCTGGGACTATGTAGCACAATACTGGCATCATAGGCAGGTTGTTCAATACTAGCATCTTGATCCATTGTTGATGCGTCGGCAACGTCTAATAGCCCAGCATCTGTAAGAGGTACGATGTACAAAGGGGTAGTGTCAAATCCACTTTGTGGCGCATCCAGTGTTGCTTGGGCGATAATTTGATTATTAATATCAACACTTTGTTGATATGTACTCAGTAGGTCTCGCAATGTGCTGCCGTCTCCATTACCAGCATCTTGATCAAAGATTTGTTTGTATTCTTGACTATCTACTAGAGGTACACATTTAGCACGTAGTAAGTGCGGGTACCATGTAGGGCTATATCCAGCCGCTGGACGAGTAACGTCTTGAACAACATAAAATCTTTTTAAGGCCACCAACGATTCGTCTAGTCCATACTCGTCTTTTAAGTGAGGTAATTCAATGACATCGCCAGGCATAATTTTTCTAGACAGCGCATCTACAGTGCCGCGTAGGTGAAACATGATAAAAATATTATCGTTACTTAAAAACATACCAAACTGACTTAGATTAAAATCCAAATCCTGCATGGTATAGATTCCACGGATAACATAAATGTCAGGAGCATAGTTTCTATCTCTATTTTCCATTAAAAGCACATCTTGGATACTTAATTCAGGAATAGGATTAGCACTAGTATCTGGAACTGCCGGGGTAGCAGTCCCCTCTGCTGGATTTACAGGTCCTAGATATTTGTGAACAAATACATCAGTCCCACCAACTTGGAATTCTTCATTGATAATTCTATCAAGGAATCTAAAATCATTGCCCTTTTCGGGTTTGTATAAACTTAGACGAGGAATTTTAATTCTCCTTTGACAACCTTGCAATTATCAATATGATGTTTTTCTGTGTAATCGCTGGTTATTCTGCTCTGTGCGTTGGCAACAATTGCATAATACCAGCGAGTGTACTTGTTGGTCAAAAATGAATTTAGTATTGGCATAGTAATGTATTTATGGCTAGCACACGGCTAAATATTATCATGAACGAAAATGAAAACGCCCGCCAACAAGTTATAGATTACATTAAGACTTTCCTAGGTGATGGGATGGTTGATGTAGAACTGGATCCCAAGCACTATAATGTTGCTATAGATCGAGCTCTTGCCAAATATCGTCAGAGAAGCAGTAATGCTCAAGAAGAAAGTTTTGGATTCCTAACGCTACAGGTTAATCAGAATGATTACACCATGCCCAAAGAAGTAACAGAAATTCGACAGCTATTTAGACGTAGTATTGGTAGTAGAAGCGGTGGTGGCGATGGCGGCAGTTTGTTCGAGCCCTTTAACTTGGCCTATTCCAACACCTATCTATTGGCATCAACCAACATGGGCGGCTTGGCTACTTATTACGCATTTGCTAGTTACCAAAAACAAGTTGGTAAAATGTTTGGTAGTGATATCAATTTTACCTACAATAGGACCAATAAAGTATTGACTATTATGCAACGTCCGCAGTCTGAAGAAGAAGTACTGGTTTGGATGTACAACTATCGTCCAGATTTTGACATTTTAGCGGATAATTTTGCTGGACAATGGATCAAGGACTTTGCCCTGGCCAGTTCTAAAATTATATTAGGCGAGGCTCGTGAAAAATTTGCCACTATTGCCAGTCCACAAGGCGGTATTCAACTAAACGGCACTGCTCTTAAAAATGAAGGCAAAGCTGAATTAGAAGTTTTAGAGCAAGATCTAATTAACTACAAAGAAGGCGGAACACCGTTGACATGGGTAACCGGCTAATGCTATACTAGTTCAATGAAACCTATTGAACTATTTTACCATGTTTTTATTCCCGCTGATACTAGATACACCATGTGGAATTGGTGGATTGATCAGCAACTACAGCTAATCCAGCAAAGCAAATTACACACCATAGCCCGTAAGGTCAGTATGGCGGTGACCATGCCACAGCATTATGGAGAAATTTCTCCTGGTACTGGCATTCCATTTAGATTGAACCGCAATAAATCTTCAGCGGTGACATTTATTTCAAAACTACGAGAATACGTCAGTGTTCGATATCCGTGGGTTGAAATTATTGACTTTAGAGATACCGGTGAAGTCAATATATTCGAAGGGCAGACGCTCCATCTACTATGGCTTAAATCTCAAACAGATGATTTTGATGTATTATACCTACATACCAAGGGTGTGGTCAGTGCTACTCCACAAGTGGCCTGCTGGCGAGAAATATTAAATCACTACTGTGTAACTGAGTGGCCCACTTGTATCAAAATGTTAGAAAATTGTGATCTTGTGGGAATTAAGGATCTGCGCTCTGATGAAAATAATACAGTTAGCGGTAATTTTTGGTGGTCCAAGGCAAGTCATATACGCACACTACCAGATCCACTAGCAGGTAACGATTCTGGCAGATATTATTACGAACACTGGATCAAATTAACAGATCCGTCAACACAGTTCATTGTAGATACTGAAACCGATCATCACGATGATTATTGTTTCCTGGAAAATTTACTGAAAAAAAATCCTTGACTGGTTTAACATTTCTGTAATAAAATAAATTATTAACTGGGGGATACTATATGATCATTGGTGTGTGTGGTTTTATTGGGTCAGGTAAAGATACTATTGCTGACTATTTGACAAATTTTCATGGTTTTCGAAGAGAAAGTTTTGCCGGTAGTTTAAAGGACGCAGTAGCACAAGTGTTTGGTTGGGATCGAACTATGTTAGAAGGTCGAACTAATTCTGCCCGTGAATGGCGAGAACAAGTGGACACTTGGTGGGCTGAACGGTTAGACATGCCACACCTAACCCCACGTTGGGTATTACAATATTGGGGCACAGAAGTTTGTCGCAATGGTTTTCATGATGATATTTGGATTTCTGCTCTGGAAAACAAACTACGCAACAGTAAGGACGATGTTGTTATCAGTGATTGTCGATTCCCTAACGAAATTAAATCAATCCGTGATGCGGGCGGTATTGTTATTCGGGTAAAGCGTGGCCCAGAGCCTGACTGGTATCGAGATGCCGCAGACATGAATGCCGGAGATCACTGTATAAATTGGGCACTTGCTTCAAATCGAATGAGACAGTTGGGCATACATGCGTCAGAGACTGCTTGGGTAGGTACCAAATTTGATCATGTTTTAGAAAATGACAGCAGTATAGACAATTTATATGCTCAGGTTAGATCATTGATTAAAAGTCCGGAGTTAGAGCCCCTTGACGCCAGCGAACGCCCTCTTTATGTAGGACTCGTTGACAATTGGCACACACCGTCTTAAGATTCAAGACGCTGTTGTTCATTAAATTTCCATCAATATGGAACACATCAAACTGTTCCATATGTTTGCTACTGAATCCACATTTATCACAGGCATTCTTCTTTTTATAGCCTGCTAGAGCCCATAACGGGTTTCCTTGTTCACGGCTTCGGCTACAGTGATCACACTTAGACCTATAATAAGGTCTTCCTTCTTTATAGTAGTTGACTGCTACTGGTCTTTGTCGACATATCTTACATAAATTTCTCATACCCGCCCTTTTCGTGCCCTTTTGTCATGGTATTTACCCTGGTTTTTTTCTAATATACAGCTAAATAAAACAAAGTAATCCAATTAAGGAGATTTAAAACATGGCTACAGTATTAGGTTCCCCAGGCGTAAGCGTAACGGTAGTAGACGAGAGTTTCTACACACCGGCAGCCCCTGGCAGCACTCCAGTTATTTTCGTTGCTACCGCGGCGAACAAACAAAACGCCAGCGCAACAGGCACAGCACAGGGTACTTTAAGTTCCAATGCTGGTAACGTGTATGTGCTATCAAGTCAACGCAACTTAACCGATACATTTGGTACACCGCGTTTTTACACAGATGCGTCAAGCAATCCTATTAACGGCGACGAATTAAACGAATATGGATTACAAGCGGCATACAGCTTATTAGGTATTAGTTCAAAAGCCTATGTTGTTCGTGCTGATATTGACCTAGGACAACTTGTTCCTACAACTACTGCTCCAGAAGGTACGCCAGTAGCAGGCACTTACTGGGTGAATCCAGTAACTAGCTCATTTGGTATTAACCAATGGAGTAGTTCAACACAGAGTTTTAGTGTAATAACTCCATTAATCATTGACAATGATAATTTTGACGCAACTACTACAGTAGCAGGTCTTCCAGCTGATAGTTTTGGCAAACCAGGCGACTATGCTATGATTGTTACATCAGACAACGGCGCAACAATGACTCCTGATGCTTTATATTACAAGACATCAGCAAACAGCAATGCTTGGGTAGAAGTAGAATATGGTTTTGATGGTGGAAAACAATTAGTAATTGGACCACACACAAGTTACCCAGATTTTACCACATCAACTGGATCAAGCGCAGATACTGGTAGTGTATGGATTAAAACAACTACTCCTGGTATGGGCGCAAATTGGGTGGTAAAATATTACAATGGTGCTACATCTAGTTGGACTAGTGTAACAGCCCCATTATACAACAGCAACCTACAAGCTCTATATAATTATGATTTTGCCGGTGGCGGATCAAACATCGCTGTAGGTACAACCTATGTTGAAACTGATCCTGATCATTATGGAATAACAACTGCTACAACAGCGGTTGCTGAATTCAAAGTTAAGAGATACACAAGTAATGGTCCAACTTCTATTGTTAGTCCAGCAACTACCTTCAAGAGCACATTAACTAACAAAACTTTTGTTATCAGAGAAACATTACAAGGTTCAGCACAGTGGGCCAATACAGCAACTATCACTGTTCCGTCAGATTTTGTAAACACATTGGCGGCTAACATTGCTACAGCAATTAACGTATCTGGTATGACTAATGTCAGTGCTAGTTACAATACACTTACAAACAAATTAACTATTACCCACGCATTGGGTGGTGATTTTGAATTGTATGACTACGCAGGTACTCCGTTGGCCGATGTTGGATTTAGTGCTTACAGCTACGATTCAGCAACAATGACAGCTACTGGAACTCCTAATTTGTACACAGCTCCTATGGCTGATTTAACCACAGTATCAGGAAATCCTCCTTATACATTTATTGCCAGTAACTGGGCTCCATTGGTTTACGAAGCATCCGCTGTAGCACCAAGTACTGCTCCAGCAGATGGTACACTATGGTTTGACAGCAGTATCAGTTCAGTTGATATTCTATACAACAACGGCAGTGCTTGGGTTGGTTATTTAAACGCTTTCCCAAGTACAGATCCAAACGGTCCAATTGTGTCAGCACTAGCTCCAACAACACAGAGCAATGGTAACGCATTGGTAACTGGTGATATTTGGATCAGTACAGCAGTCATTGACAATTATGGTCAAGTAATTTATGTTTACAACAGCGTAACTGGTGGCTGGGTATTACAAGATACCACCGACCATCATACCCCAAATGGTTGGGTTTACGCAGATGCTCGCTGGACATCAGGAGTTGATACTAATTATCAACCAGCTACAATTTCAGCACTATTAAACAGCAACTATGTTGATAGCGACTGTGTAAGTCCATTACTATATCCAAAGGGTACACGTTTGTATAACCTACGTTGGAGTGGTAACAATGTTAAGAAATACATGATGAACTATATCACCGGAGTTGAAGGTGATGTGGGTGATCGTTGGGTTTCTGTTAGCCCTAATAATGCGCTTGGTCAAGGCCAATTTGGTCGTTTAGCACAACGCAGTATTATTGTTGAATCACTAAAAGCAACAATTGATACAAACACAGCAATCCGTGATACTGAAACATTGACATTTAACTTGATTGCCTGCCCAGGATATCCTGAAGTAGTACAAAACCTAGTTAACTATAATACAGATGTTGGTAACACAGCATTTGTCATTGGTGATACACCATTCCGTTTACCGGCAGATTCTAACTCATTGAATAACTGGGGTAGCAACGCTGCACTTGCCGCAGATAACGGTGATCAAGGTGCGGTAACATATGATGACTATTTGGCATTCTTCTATCCAAGTGGGTTGACCAATGACAATACTGGTAACAAAATTGTTGTTCCGCCAAGTCACATGATGTTAAGCACAATCGTTAACAGTGATGCCGTAAGCTATGAGTGGTTTGCTCCAGCTGGTTTAAATCGCGGTGGAATTATCAATGCTACTTCAGTAGGCTACATTGATAGTACTACAGGCGAATTCCAAACAGTAAGCCTATATGAAAGCCTACGTGATATAATGGCCAGTGTTAAAGTTAATCCAATCGCAACACTAAAAGGTGCTGGCATTGTTAACATGGGTCAATACACACGTTCAAAGGTTTCTAGCGCATTAGATCGTATCAACGTAGCTCGCTTAGTAGGTTACCTACGTAGACAGTTAAGCATATTATCTAAACCATATTTGTTTGAGCCAAATGACAATCAAACACGTGGTGAAGTTAAAAATGCTGTTGAAAGTTTGCTATTAGAATTGGTTGGTCAACGTGCTTTGAATGACTTCATTGTAGTATGTGATACAAGTAACAACACACCTGCTACTATTGATAGAAATGAATTGCATGTAGACATTGCTATTGAACCAGTTAAAGCAGTTGAATTCATTTACATACCGCTACGTATCCTTAACACTGGTGCGATTGCGGCTGGTAACCTTGGGGCAGGATTTCCTGGCTCTGGAAGCAAATAATTAAGAATAAGGAGCATTTAACATGCCAGTTTCAAGTTTAAGTAATTTTTCAGTACCGTTAGCAAACAACGCGGGATCAAGTTCCCAAGGTTTGTTGATGCCAAAACTAAGGTATCGTTTTCGCGTTACTTTAAATGGCTTTGGCGTGGCTGGTAATCCTACAACAGAATTAACCAAACAAGTCATGAACGTGACTCGTCCAGAAGTTAGTTTTGAAGAAATTAAAGTGGCTGTTTATAACAGCACAGTAAAATTAGCAGGACGTCATAGTTTTGCTGATATTAAACTAAATGTTCGTGATGATGTTACTAATGCTGTTAGTAAAAAAGTTGCTGAACAAATGCAAAAACAATTTGATTTCTTTGAACAAGCCAGTGCAGCTTCAGGTATTGACTACAAGTTTGCCACACTAATTGAAATATTAGATGGTGGTAACGGTAGCTTTACTCCAAATGTATTGGAAACATTCCAATTGGACGGATGCTGGATTAAAACTGTTACATACCAAGGTGGGGATTACACAAACAATGATCCATTAGATATTGCTATGACAATTTGTTACGATAATGCTACACAAGTTGATGGAGCAGGAAACGTAACTGGTCTAGGCGTAAATATTGGACGTACAGCACGTACTCTAGCCATAGGTGGTTAATTTTAACTAAAGCAGGCAAAGCCAGGAGTAAAAATCCTGGCTTTTTTTATTGACTAAATAATTTTATGAGTAATGCGTTCACTAATTTTCTAGGAAATGTAACTGACGGGTTTTTAGGCAATCCATCGCCTACTATGAAAGACCGTGTACATGCCAGCAATTTATATGTTGCCAACACGTATGCTAGAGCACCAAAGTTAGGATTTCTATATTTTTTATCTTTTAACTACAATCAAAATGTTGTAAGAGATGCCGCCTGGGCCAAGACAGGCGAAACAGATGTTGGACTATTGGCTAAAAAAGTGGATCTCCCTAGATTTAAAATTTCCACTGATACGTTAAATCAATACAATAGAAAAACCAAGATACAAACTAAGTTAGACTACGAACCTATTAATATTGAATTTCATGATGATAACAGTAACCTTACTAGTGGGCTTTGGAGAAATTATTACAAGTATTATTACACAGATAGTACTTATGGCGGATCTAATGATTTTACAGTGGCTAGCTCTCCAGCAAAATCAAGTGTTGTAAAACAACTATTTGGCGGGTTGAGCGCTCCTGGCAGTAAAAAGAATAAAGGATCTACAGCTAAACCAGCTATGAGTCAAGCATATAGTGATACAAAATTTAGTTCTTCAAATTATCTCTATGGGTTGAGCAGTTTCCAAAAAGATCCGTTTTTTAGTAGCATAGATATCTATGTGTTACACCAACACAAATTTACACAGTTTACACTAGTAAATCCACTGATAACAGAATGGGCACACGACAATTTAGATCAAGACCAGGGCGGCAAGATTTTACATAATCGAATGACAGTGACCTACGAAAATGTGTTTTATCAATCTGGAAAAATTACCAAGGGTTCAGATTCTGGTGCGTTCACAAATTATTATTATGATACCACCCCTAGTCCATTAAGCATTGGTGGTAAAGGATCTAATTCATTGTTTGGCCCTGGTGGTATTGTCGCTGGTACTGAAGCAATATTTGGTGAAAATGGCGCAATCGCAGAAGGAAATTATCTAGGGGCCGCACTTCAAACTGTTACCTTACTTAAAAATGCGGCAAATATCACCAAGTCAAGTTTAGTATCAGAAGGTTATAGTATAGCCAATGGAGCATTGAACAGCATAGCAAGTGGTGGAAATCAACCAGGTGGTATTGGAAGTCAAGCGGCTGCGGCAATTAGTCAAACTAATCCAGGCGCGGCAATATTCTTTTCAGGTTCAAATAATTCCAGCGTAAATGGAAATATTGTAGCTTCACCAGTTAACACACGAAAATAATAATGGCAAATACCACATATAATAATATACCCTTTGAATCGGTACTCAGTTCAAACAGTACAGTACAGTCTTTTGACAGCTATTATAGTAAGCCTGTTGAATTAAATTCAGGAGTACTAAATGCTGTGACGGCATTCTTTACCAAGAGAGGATTCGATCCACAAGCCGCACAATCAATAGCTGTGATAATTATCAAACAGGCCAAAAAAGACAATTACAATCCAATGACTATTTTGGATACTATTTCAGGCTATGATTCAGCACAGATCAGCGCACTGGTCACTGAAATCCTAAACTACAATAGATATAAATCCAGTTTCCTTGGATATGCTTTGGCATTTGTTACCAATCCAGAAGTAGCACGTAATATTTTAGCATGAAATTTAGTCAAGGTGTATATCAGGTAAAGAACCCTGAAAAATATATGGGTAATAAGGCTCCTACATATCGTAGTGGCTGGGAATATACCTTTATGACATTTTGTGATAATAATCCTAGTATACAGCAGTGGTCCAGTGAAAGTGTTAAAATTCCCTACAGGGATCCGCTGACAGGAAAAAATACAATTTATATTCCTGATTTTTTAATCAGCTATGTGGATAAAAAATTAAAGAAACATGTTGAACTTATTGAGATAAAACCTTCAAATCAAACACTAGCTGAAAAAGTTGGAAAAAATCCCTATAATCAAGCTCAGTATGTTAAGAACATGGCCAAGTGGGAAGCTGCCAGCGCATGGTGTCGAAGTCAAGGAATCAAATTTAGAATATTGAATGAAACCGATATCTATCAAAATACTAAGAAAGTGAAATAAGTAAGAGTATGACAAAGAAACTAGAAGAAATATTTGATTTACCCGAAGACAATGGTCCTGTTATTGAGCCGCCATCGGGTCCAACAAACACACAGGTTATTAATCTAGAAGAAAAACTAGAAGAGTTTGATAAAATTGCTGCCGCCTTGCCTCGAGTAAAGGGCTTAGGCGACATCAGCGATTCGGAATTAGATGCCTTGGCCGCAAAAGCAGAACAGGCCTATGATGACCTAATGGACTTGGGCATGAATGTTGAAGCACGTTACGGAGCTCGTATGTTTGAAGTAGCCGCTAACATGATGAATGCCGCTATCACAGCTAAAACCAATAAAATAGAAAAGAAGTTAAAGATGGTAGATCTGCAGCTCAAAAAGCTGGCAATTGATAAGAAACACGGGAATGAGAGTGGGGAAACAGTTGAAGGTGAGGGTTATATACTTACAGATCGCAACAGCATCCTAGAAAAAATCAAAAATATGAATAAATAAATTACTATGAAAACTTTTAAAGAATATCTATCTGAATCTGTTGCTACACGCAAACACGAATTTCGTGTTAAGGTGGCTGGAGAATTTAGCGCGGATCAAGAATCAAAATTAAAATCAATGCTTGAACGTTTCCAAGTAGATGCTTTTAAAAAATTAAAAACTACCCCCGTCCAAAGTCTTCCACTAGACTTCCCGCAAGTACGTAACTGTGAAGTTACAATTTTTGAAGTTACATTGGATTATCCAACAACGCAACAGGAACTTAGAGAATATCTAAGTTCTGGTTTACAGATTAATCCAAAAATGTTGGCTGTGGTTCGTCCAGGCGAACCTAGCGAGCAATATCAAGAACCCGTAGTAGAACGCACTACTGCTTTGCTACATGATCCTGATTACAAAGAAGCCGGCAATCCAAATTTTGACGACTACTATGGTAGCAAATACAATAGTGGATTTGTAAAAGAATTGAATGACCTTTTAAAATTACAACGCAAAGTTCGTGGAGAAGTTATTCCTGAAGGTGAAGTCAGTCCTATCATGAGTAACGAAGAACAGCCATCGCACAGTCCAATCGCACAAACGGACTATGATCCAAGGAAGAAATAATATGCAAATGATCGACGTACTAAAGCGTTTGGCCGAACTAGACGCAAATAATCCAAATATAATTAAAGAATCACAGGCCGTTGAAGAATGTGGCCCAATGGGAATGATGAGTTCTCCAGAAGCTCCTAAAACTCCTGCTACTATCAACATTACTGCTGGCAGTGGTGAAGAATTGAGTGGTATGTTGGCTGCTATCATGAAACTTGCTGGTGTAGAGAAAGTCGGCGACGAACACATGGGCGTGGAACATGAGCCAGCAATCATGACAGCTGAGCCAAGTGTGGGTGTTATGCCTTCCGCAGGTGATGACATGCGTAGCGTATTGGATAAATTAAATCCAGAAGATAGCGAAGAGGAAACAGACGAAGGTATCGCAGACCGTATGTTTGACAACAGCCCTGATGAAGAAGTCGAAGGTCCAAATGCCTTTACTGATCACGGCGACTTAGATAAGAATCCAGCAATGGGTGGCGATACTGCTAAAAATCATGATACTCGTAGCCGTGTACGCAATCAACCAACTGCTACAATGGAAGAAATCACAGCCAATTTGTTTGATGAATACAAACAGTTCATGACTGAAAATATGGACAGCGAAGAATATGTAGCTTGTATTGTTGACTTCAACCGTTCGGGCCGAGCTATAGTAAGAAGAACCAAACCAATTAGCAAAGAAAGAGCGGAAGAAATTATTGCAAATACTAAGGCAAAAAATACATTTGTACATCCACCATTTATGACGATCTATCCAGCAAGTGCTGGAAATTTAGATGGTAGCACTATTATGAGACAGTTTCCAGACATGAGTAAAGAAGACAGCAAAACAGGCACAATGGAAGGCGAAGAATTAGATATTGATAGTTTTACTAACGGAAATGAACCAAACTTTACAGGTCGTGACGAAGAAGATTTTGATAAAGCTCAAAAAATGTTTGTAAACTTTCTTAAGAAAAAAGGTAAGGCAGTAGATTCAATTAACGATGATGCTTTTCCCGTACTTATAGCAATGTGCCAAGGTCAACCTTGTGCTTGGTATGATCTAGAAAATGCTCATGGATATCTTGCTCCATAATCATACTTTAGGATATAATCCCAATAGCCTCTTTGGAGGCTATTTTTTTCAGTAAATAACATTATGGGCTCAAAGAATCTCGATGGCGTTTTAATAAAAAAAGCGAATACAACACAAAAATGGACTGAAAAAGATATTCAGGATTTGATGCTATGTCAAGATCCTGTTGAAGGTCCTAAGTATTTTTTAAAAAACTTTTTCTATATTCAACATGCTACCAGAGGGCAGATAAAATACGATGCCTTTGAATATCAAGACGAACTGTTAGAAAGTTATCATACACATCGTTTCAGTGTAAACATGCTGGGACGACAGATGGGCAAAACTACCACTGCGGTGGGTTACCTATTATGGTATGCCATGTTTAATGCGGATAGCACTATTTTAATTTGTGCTCACAAGTTCTCTGGTGCTCAGGAAATTATGCAACGCCTACGCTATGCCTATGAAACTTGTCCTGACTGGATACGTGCTGGTGTTACCAGTTACAATAAACAAAGTATTGAATTTGAGAACGGTTCGCGCATTGTGGCACAAACAACCACAGAAACAACAGGTCGTGGTATGTCTATATCCCTGCTATACTGTGACGAGTTTGCCTATGTTGCTCCTAATATTGCCAGCGAATTCTGGACTTCTATCGCTCCTACACTGGCAACTGGTGGTAAGGCTATTATTACATCAACACCAAATAGTGATGAAGACCAATTCGCACAAATTTGGAATGAAGCAAACAAACGCATTGATGAATACGGTAATAGCACAGAATTAGGACGCAACGGCTACTATCCTTATATGGCTATTTGGAATCAACATCCAGATCGAGACAAGGTATGGGCTGACGAAATGCGTAGTCAGTTAGGCCCTGAAAGATTCGAACGTGAGCATGAATGTAAATTCTTGATCTTTGATGAGACGTTGATCAGCTCAATGTGTTTGTCAAATTTGGAAGGTGAAGAGCCTAAAATGAAAATGGGCCAAGCTCGTTGGTACAAAAAGATCAATCCGTCAAGCACCTATATCTGTAGTCTAGATCCCAGTTTAGGTACCGGTGGTGACTATGGCGCAATTGAAATAATAGAAATACCCAGTATGGATCAAGTGGCAGAATGGCATCATAATCTAACCCCTGTTCAAGCACAGGTTAGAATCATGCGCGACATGCTATTACATATTGACGAAAAATGTAAGAGTGCCAATGTAACCCCCAGCATTTATTACAGTGTTGAAAATAACACATTAGGGGAAAGTGCCCTAATGGCCATAGAAGCGCTGGGTGAAGAAAGTTTTCCAGGACTATTTTTGAGCGAGCCAGTCAAACGTGGGCATGTTCGTAAGTTTAGAAGAGGATTTAATACAACGCACGGCAGTAAAATATCCGCTTGTGCCAAGTTAAAACAATTAATTGAAACTAAAAAACTTAAAATTCGTAGCAAGGCATTAATTAGTGAATTAAAAACCTTCATAGGTGAAGGCGTGACATTCAAAGCCAAAGGCGGCCAGCACGATGATTTGGTTTCCAGCTTACTTTTGGCCATTAGAATGATCATGACCCTACAGGATTGGGATCCAGCAATCTACGACAAAATGCGTGATCAGGAGGGCTTGGAGGAACATGACTTGCCCATGCCTATTTACATATCCACATATTGATATAAATACTGGATATGAAACCTATTCAAATTATTAGCCAAGATTTATTCGACAAAGTTCGTAGCCGTTTCTCAAATTTAGAAATGGGCGATGAAACTGGCGCAGTGACTATTGATCCTGCAGAAGCACGTTTCTTTGATTTTGACTTTGTTATCGAAGGCAATAACATGGGCCGTGTTAGCATTAGTCTAAACGACCTAGGTAGTTTAAAAGTTTATTACAGCCAAGGTATTACTGAAAATCAAGATGATCCAATCAAACAACAGTGGTTCCATTTTTTAAAAGAAATGAGATTTTTTGCCATGCGTAGATTGCTACGTTTTGACACACGTGACATTGCCAAAACAAATCTTGATAAAAACGATTTTCAACATTTGGCCCAGACACAAGGCCCCAAGGAACAAGAAATGACAACTATGAACGAATCTAGATGGAACAGCAAAAGTTCTAAAAAAACCAGTCGTGCTGTTCAAGGACGCACAGAAGTTATTGTACGACATGCTCGTCCAGTAGATGAAGAATATGCGGGCAGTCGTTCACAACGTAAAAATATTAAGGCAATTTTTATTCAAAACGCAGACGGCGAACGTTTTAAATATCCATTTATTCACCCAGCCGGTGCGTTTGCCATGGCACAGCACGTAGATCACGGTGGAATCCCACATGATGAAGCAGGCAAAGCAATTATTAAAATGAGTGAGCAGATAGCTCAATTAGGCGAATTCCAACGTAAAGTCCACAGCGCAACGCTACACGATGATGCCACTGGCATCAAAGAACGTGCCTTAGGCCGACTAAATGAATTGAAGGCGCAAGTGGAATGTTTGGGAAAAAGAAACCATTACGAAAAATGGATGGAGACTTTTGAAGCTGATCAAGATGCCAGCACCATGATGGAACTTGACAGCGTGACAATGGAAGAATACAAACAAAAATTCACACAAACAAAATTTGAAGAAGAACTAACACAATATTTTCCACTTCTACATAGAATTATGAGTGAAACAAATACTGTTGATCTTGAAGATTATGTAAAAGAAGAAAAAGATGAGGAGTGTGATACATGTCACAAAGCCCCATGTGAATGTGATGACGAACAAGTCAAAGAAGATATTGACGCATTTGAAGAATGGGCCGACGCAACTGAGCAAGGCAAATTAACTGATGATGAAATTGAAACATTGAAAACAGCAGTCGAAGATTTACCAGATGGCAAACTACAATTAGGTCCACAAGGGCAAACAGCATGGCAATTTTTTAGCGAATTAGGTTTAGACTCAAGTGATTTAAAAGATAAATTTTCTAAAATGGCAGATGTAGATGATACCACAAATGCCATGGAAGTATTCAAAGCATGGGCACAAGAAGATTATCCAGAATTATTGGTAGCATTGGGTATGAGTGGCACTGAGCAACAACCACAATCTAACAAAGAAGAACCAACTGCAGAAAATGAAGAAATGGGTGGCATGCCTAACAAAACTATGCCAACTCGTGAAGCAGTTGTTAAAGAAGTTGCCAAATTGGTCAAGAGTCGTTTTAACGAAGACAATCCAGATGTAGGTCCATTTAACGGAAAAGAAAATATTGCCTTGGATGTTAAAAAGAAATGTGCCGAAATGTTTGGTGAAGAAGTTGGCGATCAATGTGAACAGCTAGCAATGGAATTCATGGAAAAACTTTCCAAGAAATGGCAAGAAAAACACGGCAAAGTTGAAGATGATGGTTTGGCAAGATTGAAAGAATTGTTGAACAGCGTCAAGGCAAAAGTAGAAAGTATTGGCGACAAAACTGACAACGGTCATGCTCCTGGCAATAATATAATGCCAGCTGAAGAAGGCCTAGGTGGTAAAATTGCCGCAGGTGCCGCACTATTGGCAGCATTATGGGGTGTTAACAATCACATGGCTAACCAAGCCTATGAAGCAAGCCCACAATTACAAAAATTAACACAATTTTATCAACAAGCAGAAGCACACCATGATGTGGCCAAAATGAAAGAACTTGAACGTAGAATTGAAGATCACAAACTTCGATTAGATTTGGGGCATGGCGAAGTTATGGGCAAAGATGGAAGACCAAAAGAAGTCGTTCCAGAAATGGCAGATATTTTGAAGTTATCCGGTTTGGCAAAATAAAATCAAAATGTAGCAAGATAACTCTTGCGGAGATAAATAAAAACGCATATACTAGTTGTATGCGTTTTTTCTTTTATAAGCAGTGTCTTATAAAAGAGTGGCATAACATTTATTATTAAGGAAAAACATTATGGCAACTTTAGCAGAAATCCGCGCGAAGCTTCAAGCTTCATCTCAACAAAACACTGGTAGCGGCGGTGGTGACAACGCAATTTTCGCACATTGGAACATTGCAGAAGGACAAACAGCAACAGTCAGATTCCTTCCTGACGCAGACCCAAATAACACTTTTTTCTGGATTGAACGAGCAATGATCAAATTGCCTTTCGCCGGTGTTAAGGGTGACACAAATTCTAAACCTGTAACTGTACAAGTTCCTTGTATGGAAATGTGGGGTGAGGCTTGTCCAATTCTACAAGAAGTTCGTCCATGGTTTAAGGACAAGAGCTTGGAAGAAATGGGCCGTAAGTACTGGAAAAAGAAGTCTTACTTGTTCCAAGGTTTGGTAGTTGATAGCAAACTACAAGAAGACAAAGTACCAGAAAATCCAATTCGCCGCTTTATTATGAGTAGCCAAATCTTCAACATTGTCAAAAACGCATTAATGGACAGTGAAATTGAAGAATTGCCAACTGATTATGTTCGTGGCTTGGATTTCAAGATTGCTAAGACCAGCAAGGGCGGTTACGCAGATTACACGACTTCAAACTGGAGTCGTCGTGAACGTGCTCTAAGCGAACAAGAATTGGCTGCAATCAAGCAGTATGGCTTGTTTGATTTGAAGAGCTTTTTGCCTAAGAAGCCAACTGATGTTGAACTCAAGGTTATCAAAGAAATGTTTGAAGCGTCAGTAGACGGTGAAGCATTTGATATGGATCGTTGGGGTCAATACTACAAGCCAGACGGTATGAAGGGTAACTATGGTGGTAATACTGCCAGCGCACCAGCTAATACTGCTCCAGTGACTAAAGCGGCTCCTGCCCCAGTAGCAGATGACGAAGACGATGCTCCGTTTGATGTTGAGCCAACTCCAGTACAAACTAAAGCAAGCGAACCAGCAAACGAACCAGCAAACGGCAATCGTGCGGCAGACATTATCGCAATGATTCGCAAACGCAACGAAAACAAATAATTAGGAGATAGACCGTTTAACTAAAAAAATTAAGGAAAGAAAAAAATGGCAAGTCGTTCGTTTGACATTAGTAAGTTTAGAAAAAGTATCACCAAGTCTATTGATGGGCTTGGTATAGGCTTCAATGATCCGACTGATTGGATCAGCACTGGAAACTACGCTCTTAACTATCTTATCTCAGGGGATTTCTTCAAAGGAATTCCTTTGGGTAAAGTAACAGTTTTTGCTGGTGAAAGTGGAGCAGGTAAATCATATATCTGTAGCGGAAATATTATTCGTCACGCACAAGAACAAGGCATTTATGTTATCTTAGTTGATAGCGAAAACGCTCTTGATGAAAAGTGGTTACATGATTTAGGTGTAGATACCACTGAAGAAAAACTACTTAAACTCAACATGGCCATGATTGATGATGTAGCAAAAACTATTTCAGAATTCATGAAAGAGTACAAGGTAATGCCAGAAGAAGAACGTCCTAAGGTGTTATTTGTGGTTGATTCATTGGGCATGTTGCTTACTCCAACTGATGTAAATCAATTTGAAGCAGGCGAAATGAAAGGTGATATGGGTCGTAAGCCCAAAGCACTGACCAGTCTTGTTCGTAATTGTGTAAACATGTTTGGCAGTTATAATGTTGGGTTGGTTGCTACAAATCACACATACGCTAGTCAAGATATGTTTGATCCAGATGATAAAATCTCTGGAGGACAAGGATTCATTTACGCAAGTTCCATTGTGGTTGCCATGAAGAAGTTGAAGTTGAAAGAAGATGAGGATGGCAATAAGGTGTCCGAAGTATTAGGTATTCGATCAGCTTGTAAGATCATGAAAACTCGTTATGCTAAACCATTTGAAACTGTACAAGTTAAGATTCCCTATTCAACAGGTATGGCGCCAACAAGTGGACTAGTTGATCTATTTGAAGCAAAAGGTATATTGACAAAATCAGGTAACAAGTTACAATATACAAGTAAGGCAACAGGTGAGATCCATGCGTTTTTCCGTAAAGGATGGACTGAGGATAAACTCATGACCATTATGCAAGAATGGGACGAAACCGCATTAACTCCTGCTGTCGATACAACAAATGAAACTGAGGAAGCATAAATGGAAGAAGATTTAATCATTGAAATATGGGATATTTTTAAGGAATATATTTCTGATAAAAATAAAGAGGTAGCGGCAAATCATTTTGTAGATTTTTTACTGGGCAAAGATGTTGAAACCAGTGTGCTACAATCTGTAATGGGGTATGACTCAAATCTCGATGATGCTATCAAACTTGTCTTGGAAGATGAAGAAGTAGACGAAGACGAAGGAGACGACAGCGACTACGGATACGAAGACGAGGAATATTAATTATGACTTGGTATGCTAAAGTCAGTCAAGACATAGCACACCTTCCAGACTGCTTAGACCATTTTTACAATGAACTAGAAAGCGCAAGATCAGAGGTCAAAATCTACGGAAACGTGGAAAAGGCCTCTGCGTCTTTGCCTGGAATAGTTGAACAAAGATTTAATCAACTTCAAGAAATTGAAGCCATATTGGAATATCTTAACATTGAGCTACGTAGAATTCGTACAAAAACTTTTAGAAAATATCTAGAACATTATAATCGAGATCTAAGTAGTAGAGACTGTGAAAAGTTTGTAGAAGGTGAAGCAGACGTTATTGACATGGAAAAAGTCATCAACGAATTTGCTATGTTGAGAAATCAATGGCTAGGAATCATCAAAGGTTTGGATATTAAACAATGGCAATTGGGTAATATCATCAAACTACGTGCGGCAGGTCTTGAAGATATTTCACTGTGAGTGTATAATAATATTATGTATATAGAAGACCTAATTCAAGCTCTAGTATCTTGTCCAGCAAGGTTAAATTTGTGGGATCACAAAGTAGCCGTTAGCTTTTCTGACCAAATTTTTCAACTTACAGGGTTTACTGAAAAGCAAGCCGCTCTTGCTTTGAAGATTTTACAAAAACATACGGGTGCGCTATCTGCTTTTATGAATACCGATGTAAAACCACTTATTGAAAATCCAAAATACAGATTGACAATTAGAAAAACCGTAACAGCTCGTAGTATTAAAATTATAGACCATGAAACTTTGAATAAATCTATTGAAGTTAAGTTTCCCTACGATGAATCATTAATAGATAAAATTAAAAAGTTCAAAAGTGTGGCTGGAAATACCGCAACTTGGGATAAAGACAGTACTGCCTGGATTTTTCCACTAAATGAAAATAATATCAGTTTTTTATCGTCACTAGCATCTGATGTAAATTTTGATTTTGATGAAGATTTTCAAAAATATGTAGACGAGGCAGATAAAATTGTTAACGAAATGGAAAAATATGCTCCTACGTTAGCAATACATGACGGAGACTTAAAAATACTGAATTCTCCAAAAAATATGCCAGAAATTGATACCGACGATATCGTTGAAGCAATTTTCCAAGCAAGGAAATATGGTGTTACACTATGGGATGAATATATCGACCAGTATATTTCCAGTGAAGAATTTGATCCTGTACTACGTGATTTTTTAAAAAATAATTACGCTTTTCCAACCCGGTTGAAAGCTGAAAATACCGACATTTTTTGTCTGGAACAGATCGTAAAATATCTATCTCCGTGTTTATTCATCATTCCTGGTGGAAATGAACTGGCTAAAATTACACAGGCACATACCCTACTAAAGGGTATGAATGTGGATAGTAAAAACATGAGTGTTTTGTTCAGATTATCGACAGAAAATGGGCGAAATTTTAACGATTTTGTCAAAAATCAGGCAATAAATGGGCCAATTCATGACGATACTAAAATAGTGTTTGTTAGCGGTAAACTACCAAAAACAGTTATTAAATCAGGAATTAAATTTAATAGTATTATTAACATGGGATATACCATGGCGCATTATACTCTTAAAGAATTCACAAAAAATCATCAAAATTCCATATATTTTGATGTTAAAATAAAAGCACAGGGATTTGACTTTGACGACTTGTAAAATCATTATCAAGGATGAAGTAAATGTTAAGATTGAAAATTTAGATCTTGACACACGCAAAGCCTTGGTTAAAAAATTCAAGTATGAAGACCCCACTGCTCGCTTCAGACCAGCCTATAAATTGGGTCGATGGGACGGCACAGTGAGCTTCTTTGGTCTTGGCGGAACAACCTACATGAGTATGCTTCCGCAGGTCTTAGAATACCTTGAGAGTAAGAATTTTTATATTGAATTAGAAGATCAGAGGTCTCCCATCTCCCTAGGATTTGACGAAATTTCCACGGATTTTTGGGGTGATTTGACATGGCCCGAAGGACATAGATTTGCTGGTCAACCCATACGACTTAGAGAAGACCAAGTTGAAGTCATAAACATATTTTTAAAAAATCCACAATGTATTCAGGAAATTGCCACTGGTTTTGGTAAAACAATTACCACCGCAACTTTGAGTAAAATTTGTGAAAAATATGGTCGAACAATAACCATTGTGCCTAATAAAAGTTTGGTAGAACAAACACTAGAAGATTTTGTCAACTGTGGTTTAGACGTAGGCGTTTATTATGGTGACAAGAAAGATTTAGATCGAACACACACAATTTGTACTTGGCAAAGTCTTAATATTTTAGATAAAAATACCAAAAATTGGGACGAAGTAGCCTCGGCAAAATTAGAGCTATTATTGGACAATGTTCAAACAGTCATGGTAGATGAAGTACACATGGCCAAGGCAGAAGTGTTGAAAAATCTATTGACACGCAATCTAGCCAAAGCACCAATACGTTGGGGTTTGACTGGTACTATACCCAAGGCCGACCACGAATTTCAAAGCATCAAGGCCAGCCTAGGTGAGGTGGTTAACCATGTACATGCTCATGAATTACAGGAAGCAGGTGTATTAAGTAACTGCCATGTGAACATTGTACAAACTGCCGAATGGAAAGAGTTTGGCGCATACGCAGAAGAATTAAAATATTTGGTCACTGATGATAATCGTATCTCTTATATCTGTGATCTAATACAAGGAATAGCGGAAACTGGGAACACCCTGGTACTAGTTGGTCGAATAGAGTCTGGAAAGACCATGGTCGAAAAAATGCCTGGAAGTGTTTTTATTAGTGGTGAAGTAAAAACCAAAGATCGAAAGGCAGAATATGACGAAGTTAAGACTGTTGACAACAAGATTATTGTGGCAACTTACGGTGTGGCCGCTGTGGGTATTAATATTCCTCGGATTTTTCATCTGGTTCTCATTGAGCCCGGTAAGAGCTTTGTCCGCGTTATACAATCAATTGGACGCGGTATTCGGAAAGCCGACGACAAAGACTTCGTACAGATCTGGGATATCACGGCGGCGTCAAAATATGCCAAGAGACACCTCACTGAACGCAAACGCTATTACAAGGAAGCGAAATATCCTTTCACAATTCAAAAGGTCAAATATTAATAATGCAAATACTAACAATAGAAAACGAAACGTTTTATCTGAATGAACTTCCAGACGAAATAGATGAAGACATGCGATTTGCTGTTATGGATAACAGCGATAGCTCCAATCCAGATCACTTGTTTGTACCACTGATCTTTTTAGAAAGTTTTACAGGGCCAGCTGTGGTGTTGAAGATTGGACCGCATGAACTTACCATGCCATTAGATTGGTGTACCATCGTAGGTGATCCAGAAGGTCCAGAAATGGAAGTGTTGCCATTGACTAGTCTTAACGATCGAGGGTTTAAAACATTTTGTTTCAATCCACGCAGTAGTTTTAGACCAGAATTTTTAGACATTGATATTATTGATGTTTATCAAGACGTCAAATGGTACTTTCCTAAAATGCGTCCGGGACAACTGCTGTGTACGCCATTGGAAAAAGGCCCCAAACCACGCTGTGCTTATTTTGTCAAAGAAGTTAGTCGTCAAAGTGAGATTGTAGATTATACTAAATGTTGGTAATATGGGAAATCTTAAACCAGGCGCAACGTATATTCATGAACGTGTAGGTGATGTTGTCTACAGCAGAGAATTTGGTGCCGATCCCAGCACCAGACAGGTAGCTGGCTGGGATTACAATAAAGATGATCCAAATTTTGATCCCAGGACATCGGATGGCCGTACATTGATTGATCAGATGCGAGAAGACCAGTTATGGGGAGAAATTAGACGTGCGGCGAAATCCAATCCCACTATACAAGAAGCCCTGGAACGTGTTAAAATAACTTATTACCTTAGCAAAGAATATGATGATCGATATGGCAGAAAATAATTCAGTATTTGTTGTTGGCGACAATGAAGTAATTCATATCGATGCCTCCGGCAATATAGGTGTTAGTACTTGTAGTCCTGGAAAATATTTTACCGTGACATTTCCGCCAGATCCAGAACCTTTGACTGAATGGTATAAAGATGCTGTAAAACAAAAAGGACTTGTTCCACATAAAAAGGAAAGAGATGGCAACTAAAAAGACAGCTAAACCAAAAAAAGAAAAATTACTGGAAATTGGTCGAGTAATGTCTGCCATTGACACTAAAAATTATGAATTTTACAACAACCTAACTCCGGAAGAACAAAAAGAGTTTAGCCCTTATCCCTTACTTCGATCTGTCAGCAACACCACAAGTAAAAATAGAGACCTACAGGAATGGTATGTAGAAATGACCAATGAAATGGTCAATAAAAATTTCTTTGAACTAAATCATAAGCATCCTGGATTGATGTATAAGCTATACGCAACAGTAGGTACCGGCGGTACTACTTTTCACGGATACTTACCATCCCTTAAGTATAAGTTTGATAAATTTGAAAAACTATTGGGTGAAATATACCCTGCTATGAAAGCTGATGAGATCAAAATGCTAGCCAGCATGATGGATAAAAATGACCGAGAAGAGTTGTTTGACAGCATGGGATTTGATAAGAAACAAAGGAAAGAATATGAGTAAAGAATTATGGACTGTATCAGTAAATAAAAATCATGAAGTTTACATCGTGTCAGATGATCACACTCATGACATAACAATGAAGGTTGAAGGTACTTTTGTCGAACTAGATGACCTTGTTTGGTTTGCCAGCAATTTGGCAAGAAAATTAAACGGAACATTAAATGATAGCGTTGGTGAATCAGTCTAATAAGTGCGCTCATTGTGGCAAGGCATTTGTACAAGAAAAAACTCTTGTGGCTCATATGTGCGAAAGAAAACGCCGTGCGCTTCAAAAAAATGAAAAGAGAGTACAAGCTGGCTACATGGCATTTAATAGATTCTGGCAGTTGGCCCAAGGCGGAAAAAAGCTCAAAACCTATGAAGAATTTTGTGATACTGCCTACTATAATGCTTTTGTTAAATTTGGTTCTTTTATAAACAATACTAATCCACTATATCCAGACAAATTTGTTGACTATGTGATTAAAAGCGGAATCAAATTGGATCACTGGTGTAGAGACGACTTATACGAAAAATATCTGTATGACACAATAAAGACAGAGCCGGTGGAATCCGCAGTACAACGAACCATACAAAATATGATGGAATGGGCCGACGAACACAAAGCACAATTTGAACATTATTTCAATTATGTTAGTTTAAACAAAGCAGTACATGATATTAGAAACGGCAATATTAGCCCGTGGGTAATTTTAAATACCAACACTGGTAAAAAAATGATACAGACAATGAGTGACGAACAGTTGGATATGATTGCTCCGGCTTTTGATGTTCCGTATTGGTTAAAAAGATTTAAAGAAGTGCCAGCAGATGTTGCGCTGGTAAAAGAAATTTGCGAAGAGGCAGGTATTATATGACACAATTAAAAGGATTAGTTCCAAAAGGATGGGGCTCGGAATATATTTGGGCTACCAATGACAAGTACTGTGGAAAATTTATGAACTTTAACACAGGTGCTAAGTTTAGCATGCACTTTCATAAAGACAAAGAAGAAACATGGTATATACAATCAGGCAAGTTTATTATCCGTTGGATTGATACTATTAACGCAGAAGTTTACGAAAAAGAAGTACATGACGGTGCTGTGTGGCATAATCCTCCATGTATGCCACACCAAATTGAATGCCTAGAAGCGGGTACTGTCATTGAAGTAAGTACTCCGGACTCTGTTGAAGACAACTATCGTGTGGGTAAAGGTGACAGTCAAAAATGAAAATTTTAATCACAGGATATAAGGGATTTATTGGCCAAAATATGGTCAATGCGCTCAAAGATGAACATGAATTAAGTTTTTATGAATGGGGAGATCAAGTTCCAGAATTTGAAGGTCTTGACTGGTGTATTCATCTTGGTGCTATCAGTAGTACCAACGAAAAGAATGTGGAAAAGGTCATGCGACAAAATCATGACTTCAGTTGTATGTTGCTTGTGGCTTGCCAAATCAACAAGGTAAATTTACAATACGCATCCAGTGCCAGTGTATATGGCATGGGTCCAAACTTCAGCGAGGATGGCGAACTAAGTCCGCAAAGTCCTTATGCTTGGAGCAAATATTTGTTTGATAGACATGTCAAATCACAAAAATTTGACAACATTATTGTACAAGGGTTTCGATATTTTAATGTCTACGGTCCACACGAAGATCACAAGGATCAACCGAGCCCGCATCACAAATTTACCAAGCAAGCAGAAACAACTGGTGTGATTAAATTGTTTGAAGGTAGCGAAAATTTTAAACGTGATTTTGTGCCAGTGAGTGAAGTAATCAACATACACAAGAAATTTTTTGATGTTAAAGAAACTGGTATATGGAATGTGGGCACTGGCAAACCTCAATCATTTCAGCATATAGCAGAAACTATTGCTGAAGGTATGGAAGCACGGATTGAATATATTCCAATGCCTGATGATATCAAGTCACAGTACCAAAAATACACCTGTGCCGACTTAACCAAGTTACGGAAATATTATCCATGACCACGGTAATGGTTAACGGAACATTTGATATTTTGCATCCTGGACATGTGGCGTTGTTAAACACTGCCCGTAGTTATGGTGATTATCTTGTTGTGGCAATAGACACAGATCGACGTGTTAAAGAACTTAAAGGCCACAAAAGACCAATCAACAATCAAAATTTTAGACGTACTATGTTATCAAATCTTAAAGCTGTGGATGTTGTAGAATTTTTTGATAGTACAGAAGAATTAATTGAACTGATGAAAATGTATAAACCAGATGTGTATGTCAAGGGTAGTGACTGGAAAACGGACACACAATCCACAGCACATCAATATTGTAAGGAAGTAGTTTATTATGACAGAGTTGGCGACTATTCAACCAGCAAGATCATTCAAGATATTATTATTGGGTGACAGTTGTACTGACGAGTACTATATAGGTACTTGCGATAGACTAAATCCCGAAGCACCTGTTCCCATTATGAATATTCGGGACCACTATACCACACCGGGTATGGCCAGTAATGTATATAAAAATTTAACCACATTAGGTTGCAAAGTTGATTTTATTACCAATGCGGAAACAATTACAAAGACACGTTACATTGATAAAAAATCTGGTCAACATTTATTAAGAGTAGATAATGACTGTGAACTAACTCCCTGGAGTGGCCGCACTACACTACCTTTAGAAACTTATGATGCCATTGTAATGAGCGATTACAATAAAGGATTTTTAACATATTCAGAAATGCAACATGTATGTAGATCGTTTGATGGCCCAATTTTTATTGACACCAAAAAAACAGACCTAAGACGATTTAATCCTGCTTTTATCAAAATTAATGAATTAGAATATAGCAAACGAACTAGCGAAGCCAGTAATATGATTATTACTCTAGGTGGACGAGGTGCTATGTATAAAAAAGATTTTCTAACAGCGGTTTACGATGGATACCCTGCCGAAATAGTGGATGTATGCGGATGTGGTGATACCTTTTTATCAGCATTGACTTATCAATACCTAATGACAAAGGATATAGATAGTGCTATAATATTTGCTAATGCCGCGGCCAGTATCACAGTACAACACCGAGGAAATTATGCCCCAACATTGGACGAAATAAATGCCAGACATTGATATCGATTTTGCCGATAGAACGCAGATACTTGATGTAATTAAACATGTACCAGCAACCATCGACGGAGTCAAAAAACACAATACAGGAATTTATGTACAGGAGATTCCAGTTAATCCATTGACTGGACAATCCAGTATTGAATATAAGATCGCTGAAGCAAGGGGCTATTTTAAGATAGATTTTTTGAATGTCAGCATATATAAAGACATCAAAAATGAAGAACATTTAAACACATTACTATCAACGGAGCCATTATGGGATCTACTAGAACAAGAAGAATTCACGAATCTCTTATTTCACGTGAATGGTCACGGGCACATCTTGAAGACGCTGAAACCGAAAACAATAGAAGAGCTCGCGGCCTGCTTGGCAATAATACGCCCAGCAAAAAAACACCTCTTAGACAAGAGCTGGAACGACATATTCGCAGAAGTATGGACGAAGCCGACGACTGACGACTATTATTTTAAAAAAGCACACGCTGTGGCCTACGCAATGGCTATAGTTGTTCAAATGAATTTGATCTGTGAGAGAATTAGCTACGAATACTCTTAGGAGTTCTAACCAGTTGAATTGATTTGCGTTTGATCCGCTTTTCCGCAATCTCTCTTAAATTAACACTGGGTCCAAAGATTAGTTCAACATCTTTGCTGTTAAAAGTTTTAATGGTATACTTGAACAACTGCATTTGTTGTTTAAGGAAAATATTAATGGGAATTCTACGATTGCTTTCCCACCACCAAGTTTCTCCCATTTCTAAAAAAAGCTGTCGTTCTGCGGAGGTTTTGATCAGTGAAATGTCGTAGATAGTGGCCACGTATTCGTCAAAATTTATTATGATTCCGACATACTCTGTATTATTTGATTTGATACAGGAAACAAAGGGATAGTTTTCTTGGAAGGTTTCTGGGGTTACCATTATTAATAAATACTCTTATGCAAAGTTTACCAATCTATTTATATCCAAATATACTCGAGGTCATATTAGATTTGGATCCAACTACTCGAGGAGTCAATCAGGTTATGTATCAACGTGAACTAACAATACAAAAAGGTATTAAAAACAATATAAGAATACAATTTAAGAACAGCGACCAAAAATTGGTAACTGTGTCTAGTAGTTCCGTGTTTGTGTTTAACATGTTTGATGCCACAACTCAAAGACAGTTGTTGAGAAAACAATTAACAATCTTAGATGATACAATGTTGGCAAATACTTCAGCAGATCAACCTGTGACTGGCAATACATTGACATTTACCAACACCAATGGCATTGCTATAGGACAGACTGTAAGTGGTTTTGGAATAACACCAAATAGCACAGTGGTCAACGTATCAACTAACACTGTCACCTTGAACCATTTGACAACCTATCCAGTATCTTCCTCAACTTCATTGACTGTTGCAACTCTAGCTCTACGTGGGACCGCACAACTATCACTAACTGAAAGCGACACATTAGGTTTAGATATAGGGCCTTATCAGTACTCGGTGACCTACATGGATATGACTGATGGCACATTTTTACCCACATATTCTAACACCTATTACAATGTTGCTGGTATAGTAAATGTGGCACAAGATGCGTACCCTGTACTTCAGCCCAGTCAGGAAATCACTGCTTTCTTAAAAACCTATAATTCTCATACTCAGTTATATGAATGGAAAAGCGGCAATGTCTATGCCTATCCAGAGTATAATTCAAACTCAGCTCTTCAAACCGCGGCCATGTACATGACCAATTTCCGAGGACAAGTGTTTATCCAAGGCACATTAAGCAATCAACCAGACAGTTACAACAAATACTTTACCATCGCTGCCAATACCTATAATGGGTTCAGTGGAGTTGACTATGTGAATTTCAACGGTATCTATTCTTATATTAGAATCATGTATATCCCTACCAAAGGCCCTTTGGATTCGGACAACACAGACACTGCTTACTCCGGAACCTTTGACAAAGTCCTATATAGAAGTTAAACTTAATAGATGAATGACATACAGTCGACTCTATTAACATTACTGCCTCCAAAAAGAAAATCTACACCCAGTGGATGGACTAGCTTTGATGCTGTGTGTTGCCATAACAATGGAAATACTCGAGACACTAGAAAACGTGGCGGAGTACTAATAAATTCAGATGGCGGATTTCAGTATCACTGCTTTAACTGTAATTTCAAAGCGGGCTGGACTCCGGGCAAACTATTAAGTAAAAATACCAAAAATTTATTCAAGTGGTTGGGCCTATCTGAATCTGATATTGGCAAGTTAGGGTTGGCCGCTCTTAAAATCAAAGACGATCAACCTGTAATCAAACGTCCGCTAAATTTTGTATTGGAAGAAAGACCGCTACCTGATGATTGTTTATCCATCGATACCTGGGTAGCAGAAGATTGTCAAGATCCAGAACTGCTGGCTGTAATTGAATATATTGTATCAACTCGCAAAATGTCTTGGGATTGGTATGATTGGCATTGGAGTGCCACCCCCGGTTATAGAGACCGTGTGATTATTCCGTTTTATCATGAAGGTAAAATTGTGGGTTATACTGGGCGCAAAATAACAGACGGTAAGCCCAAGTATTTGACTGATGCTCAACCAGGATATGTGTTCAATATAGATGCTCAGATCAACAATAGGCAGTATACTATAGTTGTAGAAGGACAGTTTGATGCTATTGCTATTCAAGGATGTGCTATAGGTCATAATGAGCCTAACGAAACTCAGATCATGCGGATTAACGCATTGAATCGTGAAGTTATAGTTGTGCCAGATCGAGATCGCCCAGGTGCCAAGATGATAAAAACAGCCATTGAACAAGGATGGAGTGTGAGCTTGCCCCCTTGGGAAGATGACATCAAGGATGTGGCTGATGCTGTAAAAAGATATGGAAGACTGTATACCTTAACCACAATTTTAAAGTACAAAGTGTCAGGCGAGATAAATTTACATCTATTAAAGAAGAAACTAGAGAATGTCGAAGAATAAACAACCAAAACCCAATTACGATTACAACATGCAACGGCTCTACTTGGAAATGTTTCTAAGTGATGCTGAAACTTTTATCAGATGCCAAAATATTTTTGATCCTGAAAACTTTGATCAAAAATTACAAACAGCCGCTGAATTTATTACCAAATATGTAGATGAATATAAGGTCATGCCTGAAGTCAGTATTGTTAATGCCAGTACAAGAAGTGACTTTGCCTCAGTGACTTTGGAACGTGAAAACTATGACTGGCTGTTAAATGAATTTGAGCAGTTCAGTAGACACAAAGGCTTAGAGCGAGCAATTATTGCTTCTAGCGATTTATTGGAAACTGGTGATTATGGCCCAGTGGAAAAATTGATCAAAGATGCTATACAGGTTAGCCTTAGCAGAGACATGGGCACTGACTATTTTGCTGATCCTAGAAGCCGACTGAGCAAGCTCAAAGACAATAATGGACAAATTAGCACAGGATGGCCCAGCATTGATAAGAAATTGTATGGTGGATTTAACCGTGGCGAGTTGAATATTTTCTGTGCTGGATCAGGTGGCGGTAAGAGTTTGTTCTTGGCCAATATGGGTGTTAACTGGGCCTTGGCCGGATTAAATGTTATCTACTTGACATTTGAATTGAGTGAAGGCTTGGTCAGTATGCGATTAGATAGTATGACTACTGGCATTAGTACTAGAGACATTTTCCGTAACATTGATGATGTGGAACTCAAGGTTAAAATGCTGGAAAAACGCAGTGGACACCTACAAGTTAAGTATATGCCTAGTGGTAAAAATTGTAACGATATTCGGGCCTATTTGAAGGAATATCAGATCAAAACAGGGGTAAAACCAGACGTTTTACTCATAGATTACCTCGATTTAATGATGCCTTTGTCAGTGAAGGTAAGTCCCAGCGATTTGTTTGTTAAAGACAAATATGTGTCAGAAGAGATTCGTAATTTGGCCATGGAAACACAATGTATTACGGTAACGGCTAGTCAGTTGAATCGTAGTGCTGTGGAAGAAATTGAGTTTGACCATAGTCATATTTCGGGTGGTTTGAGTAAGATCATGACAGCAGATAACGTGATTGGTATCTTTACAAGTCGTGCTATGAAGGAACGTGGACGCTATCAAATCCAGTTTATGAAGACACGTAGTTCAAGCGGTGTGGGACAAAAAGTTGAATTAGAGTTTAACTTGGATACATTACGCATTACTGACTGTGAAGAAGAACAGGAAGGCAGTTTTAATCAACAGCGTCAGAACAGTCCATCAAATAGTGTTATTGATGGGCTAAAACGTACTAGTCAAGTCAGCACTAGCACTGAACGAAGTGATCCTAAAGAAGGCTTTGATTTTAGTAAGTTGCCCAAGCCGCGGACAAATGCTCCAGCAATTAGAAGTATGATCAGTAGTCTAAATCCAGAAAAGGATTAAAACCAAAGACTGGCTTGATGATACGCACTGGCATCAATAGCCTGTTGCCATTGATGTTCGCCACCATGCGAACTTAGTACTAGATCAACAGTAGCAGGTACAGTTTCCCAACTCATACTGTTACGCATGATTTTTTTACTGGGACGGACTGATAGGCTTTGTGCTAGCTCAATTCCTTCCCAACTCCAGTATCCAGCACATGCCCTAAACATGCTAGGGCCTTCTCCAGCACTCAGCGCAGTGAGTACTGATATATCGTTGGTTATGGATAACTCATCATTGATAGACACTGTTGAGCGACCTGACCAATCTTTACTGTGTATGACATGTACTCGATCTTGACCATTTGGGCCACCAAACCATATGGGATCATGGCCGTCAATATCTATACCAATTCTACTACTGATTTCTTGAAGTGTTTGGTTAGGGATGGCTTGATTAATTTGTATACCAATAGCAATGTCAGGAGTATGACTTACCACTAATATTACACCATGTTCAAGCGCATGGTGGCTGGTTCTAGGACTAGAACATAATAAGTAGCCAAAATAAGTTTTATTTTTAACTGTTGTCATATCCAATATTTATTGGAATAAATATCCAGTCATGATATCAAACGAAATTTCTAAACCCATAGAGTATCACAAGGTGCTTAATCCCAAACTGTGGGATCACAATCGTTTAAAAAGCAATGTTAGGGGTGCCTTGTTACGTATTGCTGAAGATTTTAAAAATTATATTGAGACTCCATTTCGTGTGGTAGACATAGTGATCACTGGTGGTAATGCCAATTACAATTACACGACGCATAGCGACATTGATCTACACCTCATAGCAGACTATGATAGTGTGGAATGCGACAGTACTGCGGCTGAATTATTTGACACCAAGAGATTATTGTACAAACGTGATTATGATATCAATATTCACGCTGTGCCTGTAGAGTTATACGTGGAAGATAAAGATCATCCTGCTGTTAGTGGAGGGTGCTATAGTGTGTTACATGGTCGTTGGATCAAACAACCCAACTCCAATCTTCCCGACTATGACAAAGAAAAACTAGAGCATATGGTTGCTGTATGGCATGAAATACTGAAAAATGCCACAAAGACAGGTTCTTTGGATGCATGTAGAAATGCGGTACAGCTACTACGCAAATACCGCAAGTTGGGATTACAAACTAAATCAGGAGAGTTTAGTATTCCCAATCTAGTGTACAAGAGTTTACGAAACGATCACACACTGGCAGGAATCACAATCTTAATTGATCGACTACACGATCAAGAATTAAGCCTAAAATAATTATTTGTGTTGGCTTACAATTTCAGGCTTAATTATGGCCTGTATGCCGTAAGCATCGTTAGTCCATACAACTAGGTTTTTCAGGGCTGTTATAGTCAACATACTGTCTAATCTCTTTTGTGCTTGTCGAACTTCGTCGCCCACTAACCAAGGATATGCTCCAACTCTGCTGGTAATAATTTGTTGACTTTCTGGATCAGCAATCATCTTTCGGGCCGCGGCAATCAATCTATCCTTGTTGGGGTTATTTTTATTGACCCAAATAACTTTTTGTAATACGTCCCTATAGCTTTTGACCAATAGCCAAGCATCGTAAAACTCGCCACTAGGATCTTTGCCCCATTTGGCCTTATATGCTTCGTTAAATGTACTTTGGCCCTTGGGAAAGTTTGTATCTGAAATTAACTTGCCTGTCTTAATGTCCATGAGTCCTGCTGAGAACCATGTTTGATTAAATGCCAATGGTTCAATTTGTTGTTTGTAGAGAAAGGGATTTTCTCTAGTAACATTTAGCTCGCCTCTGATAAATCCCAGTGCTGTTTCAGAATTTTTCATACCCCGAACATAGATAACATGTTTACGAAAACAATCCAAATAGTCTGCCATCTTGGGCAACGGTCCACAAACCATCATGGTTATGGCCATGGCATCAGGATTCATACCAGACCCTGCGGCAAACTTGATGATGTTTTTGTAGGGGTCCTGTGTTTTATTATAGCTCACAATGATAGTTTGATTTTGTGCTAGGATAGGTTCATAGTCGTTAAAATTAAACTTAACATCTTCTAGTAGGTATGCTTCTGCTTGCCCGCCGTTGCTGTACCACATATAGGAGTCATCATAACGATATTTTTCTGCCCATTTGTTGCCGGCAGGAATATCTCGAGCGCCCTGTATAATTTCTGATCGAATAGGCTCGCCCAAGGCCTTGGCCAGTTCTGGAATAACCACAGTGGGCCACCCGGTGGCGCTGGGTACTACCACAGTCATATCTGCCAGTGCCAAATTACAGGCACAGAATAAAATAATTAGTAAAAGTTTCTTCATTTGTCCTCAATGATAGTTAATGGTTGTGCGGTTAAAAAATAACCCGTATACTAGTATTATTACACCAAAAGCAAGCAGACACAAACTAATTGGATGATGCAGGAGATCTTGAAATTTATACAGTGCCAAAAATTGCCCTGTGGTTAGTTCCAATCTATGACTAAGAGTAAAGCCTATGATAAAACTGATCCTACTGATTTTGAAATATTTAAAACATAGTCCCACTGCGGTCATTATGGACAATATGGCATAATCCTCCCAGCCGCCTGTATAGTCGACGCAGGACCAAACAATCAAGGCAATCAAAGGGGCCGCCCAATACTTAAAGGGCACACGGGTTATTGCTGTGGCATATTTTATGAACGCTATACTGATAAAAAATGTTAGAACCAAACTTAGCATGAAACCAAAACTCAAGGCATCAAAAAATTTGTGATTTGACAGCAGTGTTTGGCTTCCTAGATCCAATCCCACATAGGCCAGTAGGCTCATAACCACTGCTTCAAAAGGAGCCGCAGGTACACCAAACAATACCGTGGGCACATAGGCAGTGGCCTTTTGAGCCAGTGTGGCACCCTCAGGACCAATTACACCTTTGACATTGCCTGATCCAAAAGGCATGGTTTCATTTTTGTTTGTGGCCACAGTTTGTCCATAGCTTAACCAATCCACAATAGCCCCGCCTATACCAGGCAGTATACCAATTACCCCACCTATGATTCCACCTCTGACACTGATCCATCGGTTCGCCCACCAATCCCCAAATCCTTGTCGTATTTGTAGCCAATTATCTTGAGATGACTGTAGGTATGTGGTTTTAATTCTAACAGCGTTTATGATTTCAGGCAGTGCCATCAACCCTGCCATGACTGGAGCAAATTGTATACCATCGGCTAGATAAAACCAGCCACCAGTAAATCGTTCAGCGTTAGTCACAGGATCAGTACCAATCGATCCAGCAAATATACCCAATACCAGTCCCAGTATACCTCTTGCCCAATACTGACTGCTTAAGAAACAGATGCTGGTAACAGCCAAGATTAAAAATGCCCACTGTTCAGGTATACCAAAACTCAACACCACATTGGCATAGTAGGGCAATAGTAAAATAGTTAACGTTCCCCATACTACGCCCTGACTCACTGAACTAAACACACTGGCACTCATGGCTCTGGCAGCTTCACCGCGTTGAGCCATGGGATATCCATCCACCATGGTGGCAGCACTACCCCCGCCTCCTGGTATGTTCATGACCACACTGGCAAACAGATCGCCCACACTGGCTGATACAACCACGGCAGTGGTAAACACAATAAGACTGTAGGGGTCGCCTCGGAAATAGGATATAAAACTATAGATAGTCAGCAAGGCTGTGCCGGCACCTGCCACAGGAATAATGCCAAACACAAATCCATATAGAGTGCCCAATAACAGCCAAGGTGTATATTGAATTACAAAGTCCATTATCTAAGACGCCACTCAGCGTAGATTCGATTGGTTTGATCCCATCGCAATTCCACAATTTTAAAACCAAACACATCGGCAAGTCTAATATGTTCTTCAAAAGACCAAGGATAAAAATCAATTAGTTCAGTTTCCACAGCACCGTGGTCTTGGACTCCAGGATTACAACGCCAATATATTCTTCCCTTGGGTAACAGTAGATTTTTTACTAGGCCAATTTGATTTTCTATGGTTTCCCTTGATCCAAAGTTTATGCTGCCAAGACAAAATGCCACATTGAACTGCTCTCGATTGACTCGAGCAAATTCCTCCAAGGTCAGTCTATGATCTGCCTCATCAAAAGCAGGATCTATGCCTATTAGATTAGGTATAAGTTTTTTGAAATGATTTCGACCACAACCAATGTCTATAACTTGCTCATTGGCGTTAATACGACTGGCCAGTTGTAGCCCAGAATAAATGACCCTGTCTATGTTGCTGATAGGCAGTGTGCTCCAGACTTCTCTGAAATAATGTGTTAGTTCCTGTTGATTCATGCAATCCGTACATGTGTGTCATTGGCAATGAAATCTAAAAATTCTTTTGGCGGGGTGATGCCAAGAATTCGGCATAGTTCATGATTGTCCCTGATGTCATTACCTGTCCAATATTTTAACAGACAATAGTTCTGAAGAGCAATATGTTTGGACATCGTGTCTAAATCTCGATAGAATTGATAGTTGGGATAGGTGATATTGAATTCACCGCATTTTATCCACCAATCCAAACAATCGCGGTCATTACGGTAGACTAGAACTATGGGGCAGTCGGGCCAGTTAGCCCTCAAAAAATCTATATGATAAACAAAATGATGACAGCGTATGATGCGTATACCCTGTCCTGAGAAGGGGCGATCAAATTCTGCCTCGCACTGTTCAGGCGTACGATCACTGAGTCGATCAAACCATTGCCCAAATTCCATGCCTGGATCAAAGTATGAACCACCATGAAACCCCGAAATAATTTCGGTACCCGCATGACTGTAGGTGCGATCCTCAGTATAGTCGGTGCTGTCAATGTCCACACTGTCTTTGATCAGTCGTGGTATACTGCTCCACCTAGAGCCTGGGGCGCCGGTTACAAAGATATATTTCATATCTTTACTTATTGCGGGGTATCAGCTGTGGGTAAATTATCTGGAAGGGTTAGGCTACGATCTAATTCAGATCCACGTTTATGCTGACTGAGAATTTCAGGAATATTGAACACACTGTAACTATATTGTTTGACCGTGGTCTTCATGGTTGTGTAAGTAGCACATTCAGTTTGATAAAGAGTTTCAAAATTTGTCATGGCCCAACGTTGAAAATCTTCAGTGTTATAAAATGCTTGAAAATTATTGCCCAGAGTGTTTTTATTCATACGGACTAGATTATCCAAGTGCATTTGGTATTTGAATATGAATCTAAAGTAGCCGGCCAGTTGATATGCGTATTCAACTGTCATAGGAAACTGACTTAATTTTGGAGCCACAGCAGAATTATACAGTGCTTGACTCACTGCGGTATCACATTGATGTATTCTAGAATGATTACTTACAAAATAGTCTTCTGCGGATAGATATTTGTCCGAATCATTCACGGGTGATTTATAAAAGTCATCAATTCTCGAATCGCCCACACTGCCTTGATGACATTTAAAAAATCTCTTGCCCAAACTAAAATTGTGCTGTAGTACGGGAAACAGTTGATCATTACAGTCACCAGTGATCACAGTCCTATTGCTTACCGGTTGTTTTAAAAAGTCAAAATGTGAGGGCATTGCATCATTAATAAGATAATTGTTCAAAGGCAGACAATCAAAATTTTGTCGTACATGGTCGTACATCTCAGGAAATTCTCTTTGGCTGTTGGCATCAAAGGCCACACTGAATTTAATATTGTTTTTGACCAAGGCAGCAAGTATGGCTGTGGAGTCAATACCTCCGCTCCACATGACCACAGGATTCAAATTAGCATAGCTACCAGCAGTCTCATCCATGATCTCTGCGTAGGTCTTGGCAGTGTAAGTGTCAGACGGTATGGTAATTGGTGATCCGGATAAAAATATTCCTGAACGGTCAGTGAAATTATCAGCAGGGTATCTACGCACAGGCAACAAGATCAAGGACCTATAGATTTGATTGAATTCTGAATCATTTTGAATACATTCAGCATCTAATGCCAAATCTGACATTTCTCTGTCGTCAGTGACGTCATATATGCTGACCAACTGTGTTCTTGGATCCTGAAGATCTCCCAATAATACCAAATCCACAGGATCAGTGAGTACAGTGGCAGCAGGTACATAGGTCAAAATATTACCCATATAGACCTTGATTTCGTAGTCCTGGGCATTGGATAGTGACGCAACCTGCTGACGAAGAAGATCTAATGTATCTGACATAATTTAATTTTTTAATTGTATCTAAAGGTTTGATAGCCGGAACCATTAGAATATGCGGGAGCGTATAATAGCCCTGTATTGGAAAATCCTCCCCATTGATAATAACTGTAACCGCCACCTTGGTAATAATAATATGCGCCGCCAGGAGTGGCTGTGTAATTATAACCAGTGAGTGAGTTGAAAAAATATCTAGGTGGATAGCCATTCATGATCAAGCCACTATAATAATAGGGGTAATAGTTGTAAACATAAATATTGAACACACTATAGCCGTTGATTGTAAAGCCAGGATTGTTATAGGTTTGAGATTGGGTGGTGGGGTTGGTGTTGCGATCACTGGTGTAATACCAATTCCAACTATAGTATAGAGTGGTACCATAACTGCGTCCGTAGAATTGGCCCATGTTGATGGCTTGGTTGGCGCTCTGCCCCACCAGTTGCTCTGGGAAGGTGTCTCCCATGGCAATACCTCCGTGATAGGCATAGAAAGCACCCAGCTCATAGCCGATGCCATTGGAGGCACCGTCGTTGCCTAATCCCAGTGTTCCGCTTGATGGTAATGTCATAGCAGTATTTAGCTGTGTCAATTAGTTGATTTTGTTCATGGGGCCCAGTATAATTACAGTATATAACCAAGAGAAAGAACACACAAAATATGCCCACAATCTACATAGACATGGACGGAGTGGTTGCAGACTGGGAGACCGCTGCCGAACAATTTATCCAACAGCAAAAAGACATCAACAGCCTATGGCCCGACGAGGAATGGCAACGAATACGCAGTCAAGATCATTTTTATCGGCACTTGCCAGAAATGCCCCGAGCACATGAGCTCATGGCTCTGGCTCGTAGATTTAGAGACGAATTGGGTTGGCAGTTGTGCATGCTCACAGCCATACCACACAAAAATGACATGCATGAAGTGTTCCATGATAAAATTGATTGGATGGCCGAACGCTGGCCCGAGGTACGTGTACACTTTGGTCCCTACAGCTATGACAAACAACATCACTGTGAACCCGGGGACATCTTGGTGGATGACCGAACCAGCAACTGTTTAGAATGGCGTGCCCGGGGTGGCACGGCTGTTCAGGTCACCAAGGACTACGATCTAGCGCTACTAGAGCTGGCGGAATTATTTAGAATCATCAGGCTCGGTGCCTGATATTATGGCCGTGCTGGTGTCACGGTCTATTGTCATATAACCTTCACAGGTCATATTCCAGTCGTCACCACCCCCACCTGATCCTGTGACGGAATCTGTGACCGTGAGCCCTTCTATGCGGAAGTGCTTGAACAAGAACTCCCTACCGTTCTCAAACACACGCCACACATGTTCGGCAGTGCCACGTCCCGCCTGTCCACGACTCTTGTTGAATCTTATGTGATAGGTGTTCATATGATCTCAGGCGGCTCGGGTGGGGGCAAAGGCGCCACAGCGAGATTGAAGTGTATGAAGCGTAGAGGCTTCTTACCACCGTGACGTGTAAAGCTGTGGGGCACATAGCTGTTGGTAAAGAACAACAAGCCTTCACGGGGAGCAAATATGATACTGCCACTGGCCATGGTGGCATCACGCCCATTGCGTTCAGGGAGATTGGTCATGTTCTTGCCTGGACGTGGATCGTGTAGCTGTATGATACTGGAATCCTTGGGCACGTCTAGGAAGTAAAAGCCCGATAGTTGACTGCCATGCCCATGTGTGTGATATTCCATACTGCTGTGCAGGTGATGTTCCTGGCACCATACCTCGGTCATGGCAATCTGTAGATGATCCATGGCATAGCCCTGACTGTTTAATATGTTCCAGCCAGTCTGTGCCACATAGTCCAAGAAGGGCCGTAGTGCCTCCTCGCCAGTGAGATTGGCAGTTTGATACACGGGGTATAGGGGATTGAGCTTGGTGCTCTTCCTAGTCAGTGACAGATGCTGTAGACTGATTCCTCGCAATGTGTCCAGGAAATCCTGTTTGACTATGGTATAGGCTCCGGTGACAAAGTGCTGATGTAGACTCAGTAGATCACCCTGCGGAGGTATTGTGGCCTCGGCTGCAGGTGTTTCACCCATGATGACTTCTGCGGTATGGTCAGTGGCAGTGGTTGATGTCAAAGTGTGGGCTCTTGAGGTGGTGTGAGTTGACTGCGATGATAGGCCGCGGCTTCAGCTGCCGCTCTAGCTTCAATGGCTAGGTTGGCCGCATCCTTGGCTGCGCGATTGGCTGCAGCTTCAGCAGTGATCCTTGCCTGTTCAGCTAGATCCGCGGCTGCTTGAATCTTGGCTTCTAACTCCGCACGAGCCCGATCCACAGCAGTGGTGGCCATGACTGATTGTTTTTTGGCCTGAGCAAACAGCTCCTGCTCAGTTTGTTCAATGCGTTGATATAAGGTACTAAACCATCCCATGAGATATCTCCTAATGTGTATATACAGCAATTATATAGGTATATTTACCCCAGGTCAATGTGCATGGTAAAAAATTTCTGTAAAAAATTTCGTCCAGGGGATCTTTAGAACGCTAGATAGTTTTCAAGCGCCAAATCTCAGTAGAAACAAGCTGACACTGCTTTCACGACGAAAAGCCACACCACAGTAAAAGGCCTGCTTGAGAGTCCACATATCCCACGTCCAATCCCGATAGTGTGGGCCAACATGACGTTCTAACCATGACTCCACACAGTTGACCTGTTCAATCCAATCGCCCTGTCCTTGGTGTCTAGGATCTTCTATATAGGGCCATGGAGCAACAGCATGATAGGGTAATACGGGATACTTATCCCAAAGCATGTGCATAGAAATATTTACGCCAAAACGGAAAAAGGGCCGAGAGTTCCAAGGGCCAGAGCGAAGCGCGGAGCGCGAAAAATTTTAGGGAGAAGATTTTCCGGAGTGGCCGAGGGATAATATCCATAATACTGAACACGGTACAATCCACAGCGCAGTCTACTGTAAAATCTACAGTGGATCTACAGTGAATCTACAGTATGCCCACTGACATCAAAACTGCCAAGACCATCCAAAGCGTAGAACATTATTAGTCACAGCAATGCCCTCTACAATAGTGGTCACAGTGAGTATGTCCCTACGATACTGGGGCAATTGATCAGCTAGTATAAAGATCAAAGGACTTAGCATAAAATGAAGATCCAAGGCCTGAGTAGTGGGATATCTACCTAATAGGGGATTGGTTTCAAAACAGGCATGATGACACCACCCCGTTTGAGCTATAGTACGAGTAGTGTGCCAATCCATGAACAAGAGAGCGCCTGCCGTATAAGCTAGATGTCGATCCTGAGGTGTCCAAGATTCTGCGGCGTTGAGCGTGAGATTTAGGGTGCTAGTGGGTTCTAATGTAGCGTCTACAGTGGTATCCCCAGTGTCAGCATGGGCAAACACGCTAGCACAAGTGAGTAGGAAGATTATGACGTAGCGTAGATATGGCAGCATGTCTATATTTACTCTTAGGGGCCGGTCTATGCATGCATGAAAACCTGTGATAAAAAATAAAAACAACCTGGTGATCTAGATCTGGCGGGTTCTAATATAAGTCGGGTTTTTTTTGATGAAATTTTTGGCATTGCTTTTGTTGTTTTTATACAACAGTTTAATATGCATACCAGGCCCCACCAACCAACCCACCGGTGACCCACCATGCCACCAGTCAAAAAAAAGCCCCGTCAACGCCAGCTCAACGGGGCCCAAACGCTCTACGCTAGACTCTTAGTCCATACGGCTACCGCTGTAGATCTTAGCCTCAGGGAATATGCTACGGAAGTAGCGAGCAAAAGCTTCTGCTCCTGCTTCCTTAACAGAGATGCTCTGCGTGGGCAAGCCTGCTGGATCCCACAAGGTCAACGTCTTAGGCCTGTAGCTCTTACGGAAGCCTGCAGCCATAAGCGCCTTTGCTTCCCGGCTGTTAGTACGCTCTACGAAGATGTCCACCCAGCCAAAGCCACAAGCGTCACGCTCGCCTACCTGCGCATACATCTGCTGGGCAGCCGCCACAGCTTCTTGTTGAGCACCCGCCACAGCAGAGATGATCTGCTCTTTAGTAAAACCTTTCATACTAGCTCCTTAGTGTGTTGTGTAAGTCTATATTATAAGGCCCTTTCGGGCCTTTGTCAACCGCAGATTGCGTACTCAGCCAGCTCAGCCCAGTTACGACTGCCTGCCCGGCGGATCTTGACGCATTGGATCAGAGTACGCAGGCTCAACTCTTTCACACGGTCCTGTACCTCGGCGATCAAGTCCATGGCGTCCTCTTTGTGGACCTGTTCGTACTCGGGCATGAACTCACCACTGGTCAGTAGGTGACGCATACGTTCAACCTTTTGCTCTGTGGTCATGCTCAAGTCCACACACAGGCTTCGTGTCACAACGGCTTGATCCAATTGTGAGGAGCTCATGTTACTGATGAAGACCACACGACCTTTGAAGAGGAATGAGTTAGGCAGGTCCTCGTCCTTAAAGTCCGCACGCCATGTCACCACTCGCTGGCTGTATGAATCCAATGCTGTCTTCAGCAGGCTCAAGCTCACTGGATCTTTGAGTACGCTATCACAGTCGTCGAACACTAAGACTGAGTCCTTGTTTTCATACAGCAAGCGGAACAGACCCTTTGCTGTACTGTAGCCTTTGACCACTGTATAGCTCTTACGAGCGCGGATCTCACCTGCCTCTTGTAGGGTCACGTCCGTGAAGCCCCGGGCTCGGAGTGCTTGGACCACAGTATGGCTCTTGCCAAGTCCACCGGGACCGCAGATGATCACTGACGCTTGATCACCACCAGCCACCATGTTCACCATGTCAGTGACAAAGCCAAAGCGCTGATTGATTGTGAACTTACTGGGCACCACCACATTCTTGGGTGCTGTATAAGTGATAGAGACTGGACCGCTACCATCTCTGCGTTGACGGGGTGAACCATCGTTTTTGTAACCTCTTGGCATACTTGCTCCTAGTGTGTGTAAGTGTATATTATACGGCCTTAGGCCGCTTCTGTCAACCGAATTACGAAGCCTGTGTAGTCTTTTTTGGCACGTCCCTTGGCCTTCAAACCAGCGATGCTGCCTTGGGGATCTAGGAAGCGGAGGTCATGCTCATCAGCATTGATCACTGGGAGACCCATGTGTTCTTCAGGCAGACGATCAAACACCGCCGCAATATTGAGGCCTTGCTCGATGGCTTTGGCCACATCCGCATCGTTGCCGTCGGCTTTGGAAAATGTCAAGTGGTAGTTCTTGTACTGGCCGACCTTACGACCCAGGACCTTAGTGTAGTCATAGAACTGTACAGTAGGGAACAGTTCAAAAATGTTCTTGCCCGCTTCAGCTTCGTACTTCTCCCAGCTCAAGTCTGAGGTACCATTCAAGCGGAACACGGGAGTCAAGCCCTGCCGTTCTGCGAACTTAATACCCCGACGGATGTCTGCGACCAAGTTGGTCATAAACTCTTCACGATTGAAGAAGAACTCCACTGTCTTGCGGATACGAGCCTTTTGGATTGTATTGGTATTCTCACCGCGCTTGAACATGCCACCTCTGCCTGCTGTATTAAGGCAAGCGGATGCGCAACCTGCTGTGGCCTTGGGGCAGGTGTTGCGCCCGCTAAGGGTGGATGGGGCAAGGTGTAGGATGAATGATAGGTAGCCAAGTTTCGTTCCCTTTTGGATCTTGGGATTCGCTGTACTTAAGAGCTTGAACATAGTGTGTGTCCTTTAGTGTGTGTAAGTCTATATTATAAGGCCTTAGCCTAGGCTTGTCAACCATTCCTTAACATCAGGATCAACTTCCATCATGCGATCAAACTGGGCCGCAACCAGCATGTCACGCATGGCATAGTATTCGGCGCCACCCGCACGGCAGAGATCTTCCACGGCATGCATGGAAGGCATGCGCCATAGCATCTCGCAGATGAACTTTTGGTTGGGTGTGAGACCAGTGATAGTCAATTCGTCGTCGTCTCGCATTAGAATTCTCCCATGACAATCATGGCCACGAACATGGCCAACAAGGGTGCTCCTAGGACTACGAACAAGTTGAACAAGGCTGTGAACATTGGGGCTCCTTTTCTAGTGTATGCCTGTATTATACAGTCAATCTATTTGGATGTCAACCAAACGGCCTTCTCTAAAGATAAAGTATTCGTTGATAGGGCGGTTGCTGGATCCACGCCACGACCAAATGCAGTCGTTGCCGGGCATGAGTTCATATTCCTCGATGCCCCGGGCTTTATAGTGCTCGGTGACCAAGAGCACCTCCAAAGGGTTAAGACGTCCGTCGATCATTACCATTCTTTGTGATCTCCCAATGCTTCGTTGTCTCTGTAGCCTGCTGAGTAGGCTGTGATTTCCTCAGCGGTCATGTCTTTGAGCTCTACTAGATCTGAGGTGCTGGTAGCGCCCCGATAGTAGTGAGGATTGTAGGGTCTACGGTAGTAGCTATCGGCACTGCCCCTATCGTAGGGACCTCCGTGTCGTTGATCATATGATGTTGCCATTAGTGCTCCTAGTGTGTGTAAGCCTTAATTATACGGTAAAACCAAAGACCCGTCAACCTCTAGGGTTATTGATCTTGTCCTAGTAGGAAATCAAGTAAGTCTATGTCCAAGCGCCAATGGCTGTCATAGACCTGTGATTCTGCCCACATGAGGAATTCGTCGCTGTACTGGTTCATCACATGCTCCAGTAGAGTTCTGAGCTGGGATCGCAAGCTCTGGGACACTCAGTTTCGATGACTACATCAGCGCCTGTCATCAAGCTCTTCACAGTCTTGTAAGTAGGAAAGTATTCAAACGAGAATCCGTCCTTGGGCTTATACAAGCTCTTGAGCTCACGGACTTCTCGCTCCATACCTGCTTCGTCCCGCCCCGTGAACTGATAAGTGCCAACGCATCGTTGTCCTACCTTGTTGCGGCTACCGTACTTGGACACCCTAGTCAAGCGCCGATCTGCCTTGTAGATCCGCAGTGTGTACTCTTGTTTCATATCAGCTCCTTAGTGTCTATGTGTGTATTATAGCACCATTTGATTAGTCTGTCAACTGTCGATCCTTGAAAGTTTCATCATTGGCTAGAGGCTGTAGGAGATGGATCAAGCCACCTTCCATGGCACTGAGTTCAGTCTCGCGCTCTAGTCTGATGTAGTTCAAGGTCCATAGGCTGGGAGTGACATTGAAGTGTTCATTCAACCACTGCCAGCCCTTGGGATAGATTTGATGCTTCTTAGGCGCCCCGTGTGCCTTGGGCCAATGACTGTCCTGTCGGCTACGGATGAATCCCTTGCCCACATAGATTACTCGTTGTTCTTCATCGGTTAGGATGTAGACTCCACGTAGGGTTCTTGGCAGGCTGGCCCAGTCCTGGAATGGCCGGTGTTCAACACGGCAGTCGATGTTAAAGAACTCTTGAACCCTTGTGACTGTGTCTAATACTGTCATGCCAACTCCTTAAAGGTTCTGTGTCTAAGATCTATGGTGTAGGGCTTCTTCCACAGCTCTACCTGTGTGCTGTCCTGTTTCACATAGCCAATAGCCCGTGCTGTACGTCCCCGAGGCGGCTCTGTGAACACATAGACATGATTGGCTGTGGGATGCTCACCCCAGTCTGTGGTCTCTTGAAAAATATAGTGTCGAATCATAATTTAGTGAGTATCCATACTTTGATTGCAAATATAGCTGCCACTGCCAGTGTGATGTAAAGTGTCTGCATCTTGGGCTCCTTTTTAGTGTATGTGTTAATTATACTGCCATTTTAGTGAGTTGTCAACCAAAGGTGAACCCCGCGGCGTTTCACAACGGGCGGGGTTCTATGCCCTTGGGACACTACCCCCTCGGGACTTTTGCTCGGGACACTACCCCCGAGGCTGACCAGCATCGCACTGGTCGGAGCAATCTATGCTGTCTTAAATTCTTTGCCAACGTAAAAATCAATCAATCTACGTTGGATCATTGTTACCAAATCACCTGCGTCATCGGTCACGATGAATCGTACGGGGCAATTACCCCAGGTGTGCCTGTTCTGAAACTCAGCAAACCAACGCCTATGATCCCTGTTAGTGGGGTCGAAGGCCACATAGGGCCTTCCCAAATATGCCAGTTTGCTCATATTAGAAGGATGCTTCTTCCATGTCAGCCAACTGCTTCTCAACTTGAGCCTTGGTAACCTTGGCTGCCTTAATCTTGATACCTTCCAGTGTGGGCTTGGTCTTCACGGCCTTGGCCACTTTCACTGTCTTAGGTGCTTCACTGCGCTTGTCCAACTCGGCTTCCAATGCTGCCTTGGCCGCAGGGTTCTTGTCGGCAAAGCCAATCTCCAACAATTTTTGAACTGCCTGCTCCTTGGTCAAAGGCTCAGTGAAGGCTTCAATCTGGACATCAGTGTGTCCGCCCTTCTCAAGAACCTTAACGCGAAGAGCGTCATTGGCAAATCGTGCTTTGTATTCGCCATTCAGTTTAGAATAGCCAGCGTGTGTAAAAGTCTTAGTAGTCATTTCAATTTCCTATGTGTGTGTTGATCAATCAGTGGCCCATCCACTGTACTTACTATTATACTGCCTTTTGAATTGGCTGTCAACCATTTTTTATGAATTAACCGTTTCAAAAGGACTGTATTGTTCCTGGGGGAAAGCATCTTCCCATTCCACATTGACCTGTTCAATCCAATCGTAGACCATGTCAATGGGGCACTCCAACATCATGGCAATGGTCTTGGGACTATAACCTTCAATGTATAGTTGCTCAATGTCGTAGCTCAAATCCTTAATTTCAGTCATCGTAGGCCTCCTCGCCCATCTCTGTTACTCGTTCTTCAACCACAACCAAATCAACAATCCTAGCTGTTTGGTCCACGTCGCTGATACCTTGGAATGCTGTGCGGAAACTTTGGTACTCGGCCAGGAAGTCAAACACAGCCAATTTGTCCCATTCATCAGGAACCTCAAGCTCCTGTGTCAAAACGGTTTGAACTCGTACTGTTTTCATGCTACCTCCTCTTCAGCGGCCAAAGCCTCTGCCAACGGCACCAACTGCTTATACAACGCTTCATTGCGTTCATGTGTAGTGCCGCAGTACCAAACACCATCTCGCATGATGTAGTAGTATTCGCCACAGCAGTTATCAACCTGCTCAAAGAACTCTTCAAATGTGTGTGCTACCTTCCAGCTGACATTCTCTTCGCCGCGATCGCGTCCGTAAAAGGTACACATATCCTCGGTCAGTTGCTTGAACGCTTCTACTTCCTCTGCGGGCAAGACAAACTGGCTAAAGGCGTGCTTCTCGCCAATGTTAGGACGCAGGCTACTCAAGTCGCCCAGTGCTACGAGGTTATTGGCTTTGGCAGAGTCGTAGTGCTCTTGTAGGATAGCGCCATTGTGTGCCAAGTAGCCGTCCCAGTGGCAGTAGACTGACTTAACAATGTCACCGTGCATAATCCCAATACGTGAACGTGTTCCCATGTAGTGCTCCTAGTGTGTGTAAGTGTTAATTATACAGTAACTCGATGCCAGCTGTCAACCGAACTAACGGCATCCCAAACAGCTTCGCGCACCGCTGTGTCTGTAGCCTCGCTGTAGACTTCTTCCTTGCTCACAGCAATCAACAGGTTCATCACAGTGGCCCAGTTCAGAAAACGCTTGTTGGCCATCTCAACAATGTCGTTGATCACAGCATTGCCAGCATCTGTGAACATTCCATAGTCTTTCATATCAGCTCCTAGTGTGTGTAAGTCTTAATTATAACACAGGCCTGAGCCTGTGTCAACTCGTTTATGCGTGTTCTTTGTCTTCGACTAAGGTCAACATGTTAGCGGGCACACGCCAAAGTCCCTGCACGGTCTTGACTGTGACATACTTGATGGCGATCTTTGTAACAAAGCCAGTGATGTTCTGTCCAGTCTTGTTAGATGTGAAGCTGACGTTGTCGCCAACCATCAAACTACGGATTGTGGTCTTCTGCAGACGCGATTTGGCATACTTGACAGCATCGATGATGCTGGACAATTCACTGTTGGTAAACGAACCAAACATGATTGCACTGTTGATTTTTTCGATATCCATGATAGCTCCTAGTGTGTGTAAGTCTTAATTATACTGCCCTTTGGCTGTCTTGTCAACCAAAGTACTTGATTAAACCTGCGGCACAGATAGCTATACCCACAACGTTGGTCACAATCTGTGGCTTATTACGTACCCGAAAGCTCCAAACCAAGTACAGCAGACCCCCTAAGGAGCCTGCCACGATATTCCAAGGATACATGTCCAAGGACATCAAAGTATACATGGCCATGAAGCAGGCAGTGCCTGCCCACTGGATGATGTCATTAGTCTTCAAGTTCATCCTCATTCTCTGCTTCGTATTCAGCCATGCCGTCTGAGATACCAAACATGTCATCCAAATCCGCAGGGATCGCATCCTTGACAGTCACACTCGTGTAACCACCAATGTCATAAGTTTCATCACCGTTCTCATCGTGGATTCCACAGAAAGCCATGCCAGGCTCATAGTAGTAGGCACGCACTGTGAAGCCCTGCTCCATCAGTGCCTCATAGACTCCAGTAGGAGGGCTCCATGCTGAATCAAAGCCAAAGGTAATGCCCTTGTCATGTTGGGCATCATACTCAACAGTATCGTAGGGATTCACATCCCACTTGGTGCCCCATTCGTTGACACAGAAGTCATACCATGTAGCGTAGCCATGCTTCTCACGATTGGCATTCTCTTGCTCTACGAGCTTGATCTGCTCAGGGCTATCATCAGCACCCACGCGGCCAGCCACAATGTGTAGGCTTTCTGGAACGGGACGGGCAAAGTTACAGAACTTGCCTTCGTTAATTGCTTCAACCAAAGCATACATCTTGGTCTTGTCTTCGTGGTTGATCTCAACTGTGTTGTTGCACCAATTTGGCATATTCGCTCCTTAAAGTGTGTTAGTGTAAGTGTATATTATACAACCAAAATCATGCTTTGTCAAGCATTCGCATCAATTCATTGTTCAAAAAGTCCATCTCAGTCCGCTCCACATAGAAGTCTGTGGTGGGATCGTAGTAGGCACCTTCCTGGGGATCGTAATACAAGACACGACCTGAGAAGTTGAACGGACCTTCAAGCCCCTTACGGGGGCCATACTTGTCACGCATCCTATCCCCAGTGTCCAAAACGCGATATCCCATTGTCAGCTCCTTTGTTGCTAAGTCTTTATTATACGATCGGTTAAACCATTTGTCAACCAAAAAAACATGGCGCCGTGGATGGGACTCGAACCCACCTGATACTGATAGACAATCAGTTGCCCTCCCCGAGGACTACCACGGCTTGAATTAGATTGGGCGGGCTGAGCGAGCACCTCGTTTAATGTTCAGCCCTCAGGCCAACACCCTGTAACTAGCTAGTTAGAAAAGAACTAAAGGAACTCCGGACTACTTGCTCTATACCGTCTATAGTGCTAGTGCCTTCGTCATTACTGCCTGCCTTATCCGCCGTTGCTCGAGGCCTTCATGCCCTGGATACCAGGTACCCGTCGGTACGCTTCCATCTCTCCAGGCGCCTAGCGGTGTAGGTAACCTTTAATGCTTTCCTAACTGTCTATGTCTTTATTATAGCACCGGTTTAACCATTTGTCAATCCCGGGCTATAATACCCTTTCTTTCTACTAGGACTTTGGTGCTGTAGGACAGCTCTTAAGTCCGTTCCAGTGCCACTTGCGACAATGTGTACATTCCATATGTGCTCCTTAGTGTGTAAGTATGTATTATACTGCCTTTTGGGCGCCTTGTCAACTATTACAACCAGCAGTCGTCCGCATCTTCCACAGTCTCAGTCTGTCCCCCAATGTAGCCTCCCTGGAAGCCATTGGGGTTTTCCAAAACCAATCGAGTGCGATTGAACCCGCCCTCTGTGATTCGCACAACGCGACCACTCTGTTCAATGTCTGCTTTGAACGACACCCAGTCGCCTACCCGTACTTCTTGTCCGTCAACGTAGGCTCTCATATCAGCACTCCGGATCAAAGTCATGCCACTCTTGGGCCTCATCGGGTTGGCCATCGCTTTCGCAAAGCCCGTCAAACTCCATCAACTGCTCAAGCGCATCACGCACTCGCCCACTCTCCGAAGTGTAGAAAGTATACTCGCCCAATGTCGTGCGACCCTCGCCTTCTCGGATGTATTCAAAGCCACCGTAGTAGTCCAAGCGTGAGCCTGTGTATGACACAATAGTGTCTTCATCTACAAACAACCTTCCGCAACGGCTATCCAAGCCCAAGTGTTCAGCTGGCTCTTGTCGCAGGCCCTGCACGTGACGCTCCACTACCTCAGCGATAGCATCCAGCAGGTCTGGTGTTGAATCAAACTGTGTATCTGTAAAGTAACCCATTTCAGCTCCTAGTGTGTTAGTGTAAGTATGTATTATAAGGCCTTTTTAGGGGCCTGTCAATGCCTAGCTACAAAATATTTCTTTGCTAAGGATCTTGTCCTCTACCAACTGATAGCAGGCATTTAGTGTGTAGGTCATGATCAAGTGTGCGTTGGCCCGCTGACTTCGGGGCAAGCTGTCAATCAAAGCCTGGATCTCGCCCAATGATGGGGAGGTGAAAAAATTGTTACGGGGAATGGGGTTCTGTACCACGTCGTATGTTCCGCTCATCGCATGCTCCTTAAAGTGTGTTAGTGTATATTATACTATCAATCTGCTAGTGTGTCAACTATTATTGTCTCAGTAAACTCGTCCTCAACACGCTCTAGTGCTACCTCTAGTGCCTCTGTTTCGTCTGTAGCTTCAACTTCAATCTCAAATTCTCTTGTAATTTGTACTAAAAATGTTTTCATCTTCGCTCCTTAAAAACTTATTATAACGCATTCTGTCCAAAATGTCAAATGCGCTATAAAAAGCCCTTACGGGCTGTAGGGTTATTATATAACATTAATCCACGTAGTAGTCAACCGTTTGCAATAGTGTGCTCATTGCGTTCTCTAACTCGTTAAAGCACTCCAGTTCCACTAGTTTCTCGCCATCGCATGTTGCTGTTAACAGCATAGCTTCCACTTCCGCTAGTTTAACAAGTATTGCATCTTTCATTTGTGCTCCTTTTTTAGTGTATGTGTGTATTATACTGCCAATCCGCCAGCGTGTCAACAAGTTTATTGTAAAGTTTTGTAAACCATGACTGTTGTGAAAATACAACACAAAAAACAGTTGACACAGAGCCAGTACTGCGCTATAATACACACTTACACTAAAAGGAGTACTAAAATGGGTCAATACGCTAACACAGTAAACGCATACGCTATGTCCGCCGCTCGCGCAAAAGTATACACTATGCAAAACACGCTACAGAGCTACGGTCAGACCGCTTATATGCTAAATGTAAGCACAGCCAAGTTCCGTAAGGACATCGAAGCTAAAAAAGTAAAATTTATTGCCCTATTGGAAAAAGAGCGTGTTGCGCAATTACAACAAGAGCTGGCACGTTTACAAGCAAAAACTGCTTGACATCTCGCCCCGAAAGGGCGTATAATACACACTTAAACACTAAAGGAGCACTATGTCAAAAGCACTTAACAAACGCATTGCCGACGCCTTCGCTACAATTTACGACCAGGGCGATAACGGACTAGAGTACATGGACGGCCACACTGCGCTGGACCCGGCTCTAATGGAGCACTTTTACAATGACACAGTAGAGACACTGTCTAAAGCAGATCGCACCCGCATGGCCCTAATGTTGGAGACCATTGCCAGCGATATGGACATGGACTTAGAGTGTTAAAAGTGATGGGGACTAGGTCCCCTATACACTAGTACAGCACGTGAGCAAGTATCTCCATGCTGTCCCGCCTCGCTTGTTCCTGCTGTGATCAAGCTCACCACTAGCCTTAACCTGTTAGAGTTTAGGTCACGAGTTCGGACTGTGTGCGCCGGATCTATGATCACTAGCTCAATGTGATTTAGCTGACCCGACGGACTCTAACCTCCTGATCAGCATCACACATCTTTATCCACTGGTCCTACGGTTTATCAAACATTTGGTGGGCCGTCTTGGAGTCGAACCAAGCACCAATGGATTATGAGTCCACTGCTCTAACCAACATGAGCTAACGGCCCTATATACACTCTATACACTCTATACAGCGGGGTTTTTCTTGCATGCAAGAACTTAGACTACGAGCTCCTGTTGCTGAATCCACTATATACAGTGTGTATTAGTATCTTAGTCTATGTACTTATTATACACGGACGCCACGGTGTGAGCAATCAGGAAGTTGTTGACACCGTTGTACACACGCAACACTAGGGTAAAATAATGGTAGAAAAATTGTGAAGAAAACACGAGAAATCCCAGTCTAATCCTGGTGTGAAAATGGTGAGAAATGGTGGAGAATCATGGTGTTCTAGCGGGGTTTTTGGTGTGAAACAGTGCCTAAACTAGGGATTTTTGGCTAAAATTTTTTTGGATGGGTGGAGTCACCGTCGGCTATAGTCAAATGGTCCGTTGAAGATTCAGTCAAAATCCGTTGAAGATTCACCAGTTCTTCACCAATTCTTCAGTCTGAATCCCGTCACAATCTTCACCAAGTTTCTACCCGTTCTTCAACTGCTTACAGCGGGGTTTTCACACTGGATGATGCTGTCCGCGCTGAGTTCGTACAGCGGGGTTTTTACGCCACTACTTCAAACAGTGTGTTCACGTGTTGAAGTCTGATATCACGTTCCTGCAGGCTATTACTAATAGCCATGCGTTCGAATGTGGGTACTTCGTAGGTCCAAAGATTGTTGACGTTATCCTGTCGACGTGCGATTCTATTAGGCGTTCCATCTGGGCTGAATGGAATTTCCAAATTACCCCGGTCTGTAGTAATATGCTCATACTCACATCGGGGAATAATAAACCAATAAAACTGGTTGGGTCCTAGATGATTGCCACGTCGATTTAGAATCTGTACTCTGAGATCACCAGTCTTGTTATGTAATCCCGATATGTTAGCTCCATAGCTCTTGCCCTTGCTGTGTCCACGACAAGTAGCGTATTTGACTTCACTACCATCGCGGATATCCCAACCCTTTTGACTGTCATGCCACCATCCACTGAGGTTAGCCACTGCCAACTCCATGAGAGTACTTACTTGTAGTCCGCCCAATTTAGCCAGCAGGGTTACAGTTTTTGGATCCATAGACTCACCCCCGGGAATATATCTACGGAACTGTTCAAAGTGTAGGCATTCCTGTTCAGTGGCTGATTTAATTGTGCTCATGGTTCTCTCTCCGATCTTGTGAGGGTTTATTTTGTAAATCTTGGCATACCTGCCTCAGTGCCTGCATATTGGAAATTATCCAGTAGGGGCACCAGCCGGGCCATGGCCGTGGCATTGTGTCGTTCTATTACTCGATGCTCGCCATCAATCAACATGTAATACAAATTAGTTGTACCTTCGTCAACCTGCGGCCCAAAAATATATTCCAAATCTTCTAATATCATAGTTCAACTCCAAAATGTTGTTTAATCGCTTGTGTGCCCTTGCGTTTCATACTGCCTTGATATGGCACCATTTCTTTCCAAGTATCTACTTCTGCTTCAAACGATTGAGCACATTCTCTCACAATCAACTCGGCGAACTTTTCTGAAAATTGTAGCAAGCCTTCATATGTCATGGTGTCCCAGGTGTGACTGAATTCGCTATCTAGTGTCTTTCCCATAAGGGCTTTAATTCGTTCGTTCATAACCCTATCTGCTTTCCGAATAAACAATACACCTCAAACCATCGTGTGGGTGGATTCTCAATGAAGTAAGGATTCACACGGAATGTGATTTCCCAATCTCTTGACCACTGAAAATGTCTAGTGCCAAATCTAATATTAAACCAAAGATTGCTCATTCTTCAACTCCGAAATGTTCTTTTACAAATTTACCAATGCTTTGCCATTTTTCTCTAGTAGCATCAGCATTGTCGGCAACCTCGGCACATTCCCGAACGATCAACTCGGCGAACTTTTCTAATTCGTCATTATCAAATACAGTTAGTCCATCATTGTCATTATCAGGATGTTTAAGAGCCTGTAGGGCAAGTTGTTTGGCTTGCTCATTCATTATTTGACTCCAAAATTTGGATAGTATTCCACAACCTGTTTGATAATAACTGAACCATTTGATTCAACACAGCGGCACACCCGCCCGGTAGAAGGAAATTTCCTACTTACCCAGTCTGGTTGAACGGTCTCCTGTTCATCAATTTCAAATGACGCATAATACGCCAGCAAATCTTTTTCTTCCGATTCTGTTAGTTTAATCATTATTTGACTCCAAAATGTTCTTTAATCGTTCTCACACAACCATTAGCGGCACTACGAACATCATTCAAGCGACTGTCATTGGCAATAGCATTAGCACATTCTCTCACAAGCAACTCGGCGAATTTTTCTATATCTTCATTAGATTCAACCCAATAGTAACTGTAATCTTTTTGTGATAGAGATAAGCCAGCCTGTTCAGCAAGTTCTTTAATTCGTTCGTTCATCTTTTGTTTTCTTAATGAATAGTTGCGTACCAGCAGGAAGATTCTTAAACATCATGGGCACAGTTCGTTCGTCAGATTGATCGGTATGGACTGTATGCCCGTCCCATAATTGTCTAACTTGGGGGAACTTTTCTGTTCCTATCACTCCTGCTATTTCAAATTCTTCGTTCATTCTCCAACTCCGAAATGTTTTTTTATATAATCCGCCGCAATAACAGGAGTGTGCCCGTGTTCGTTTTCAATTTCTACATACACATTTGGAAATAATCCAGCACATTCCCGAACAATCAACTCGGCGAATGTTTCTAGTAGGTCGCCGCCCTCTTCATAGTGAATTATTCCTGCTTCTAGTATTAATTCCTGAATTCGTTCGTTCATTGTTCAACTCCGAAATGTTGTTGGATTCTGCGGGCGAGGATTCCCACCAGCTGGGGAGGTTCTGCTTGGGGTGGATTGGTCTTTACCCCAGTTACCACCTGTTCCACGCACGCCGCCACAACCAGTTCAGCTAGCCTTTGGGCACGTCCTGCCATTTCAGGTGCCGCATAGCCTGCTTGAAGCATCAACTGTCTTAATCTAGGGTTCATCGGGGCCTTTCTTTCTCTATATATGTGTGTAAAAACTATATTATACAGTGAGCTAGGGCCTTTGTCAATCTGCTCAATGTTGTCACAACTCAGTCAACACAATGGGGTATTAGGGCGTTATTAGTGTATATGAGCCTATTTCTACTACAGATAAGGGAATTACTTTCAAGGGGTTTGGATCCCTTGGAAATAGCACACAGGCTACACTTGGATCCTGATCTAGTAGTTCGTTGTATAGATTTGATCACATCAGCTAGGGATCTAGTCTAAAATCTGCGCTTCGCGCCGGACTTCTCAGGGCTTATACTTGGCCCCACTTCAATAAAAACATGGTATAGAGTCTACGGGTCATTGTGACTTGACTGGTCTTGGCTTCATACTGCCATTCCTCACGATTTTGGCCCAGTAGCCATGTCAGTATCTGATCACTCTTGGTTGAGATACAGGCGCCCCTATCGTGGTCCATGTTGGTCTTGGTGAGTTTTTGCCAAATCACTGGGGTCTTGGGCTCATGAGGAATCATCGCTTATTTAACATAAGGTAAATACATGACTATGACTTTACCTGCATCAGGCTCACCCATTAGTTTTAGCCAAGTTGACGTTGAATTGGGCTATACCTCATCCAACCCCTTGAGTTTGAGTTCGGCTCGACAGCTCAGTGGCGACATCACGGGTGCTATACACATGAGCGACCTCTATGGTAAAAGCTCATTTGCCCCAAGATATTTTACCTCCAGTACCACTTGGACCAGCACACAGACACTGGCATTGAAGGTTCTGTCTGTGAGTGGTGGCGCTGGTGGAGGCACGGGCGCAGGAGCAGGCGGGGGCGGTGCTGGTGAAGCTGTGACTTCCAGCACATTCCAAGTACAGACTGGGGACACTTTGATAATCACAGTGGGCCTGGGCGGCGGCATAGCTTCAAGAGGTCAAACCACCACAGTGGTCAACTCACGCACAGGTGAAACAGTCACTGGCGTATCGGGCTATCCAGGACAAGCATCACATAGTGGGGTGGGTGGTACGGGTGGTATCACCATCAGCCCCACAGGACAGACATTCTATGGTGGCACAGGATCTGCCGCTGGAGCAGGTGGCGGGGGTTCAGGCGCCGCTGGCGCTGGTCTCCCGGCGTTTGGCACTATACCTGGCTCAGGCACTGCCGCTCTAGCCATACACATCAATTCAACCACAACCATTTATGTGAGTGCGGGTGGATCAGGACTAGCACCTGGAGTCGGCGTGGGCTCAGCAGGCTTGGATAACACTGGATCGGGTGGCGATGGCAACAGCCCAGGCGCTTCGGGTCTAGTGGTTCTTTATACATAATACGAGAGTAACAAAGAGATATGGCAAAATTACCTGGATATAGTAAAATACAACTAAGCTATCTTACCCCTGGTCAGTACTCCTATACAGTGCCTGCGGGAGTCACAACAATGAAGATTACCGCAGTGGGTGGTGGTGGTGGGGGTGGCGGCTATTTTCAAACGAATCCCTACAGTGCTGGCGGTGGTGGCGGTGGTGGCGGTGTGGCTCATACCAACTGCTACCCAGTGACTCCAGGCGAAGTCTTGACTATTACAGTGGGCACAGGCGGCAATGGTGGTAGCGGTGGCGGGGGTAACAATGGCGGAGATACCTGTGTGAAAAAAAGCGGCGGCTGCAGCACAGTGGCTGGCTTTGGCGGCGGTGGCGGCAACGGCCCCACTGGCGGCGCAGGAGGCCTAAATAATATTTCGTCCAGCTATGGTGGCGGTACTTACTACCATAGTGGTTGTTTTCCTGGCGGTTACTGTGCGGGCGGCGGAGGGGGTGGAGCTGGTAACATTGGTGGCGCGGCTACACAGGGTAGTGGTGGCACTGGCGGTATTGGCGTATCAATATGTGTAGCTGGTAGTACCCTTACATTTGGCGGCGGAGGAGGTGGAGGCGGCTACACTACCGGTGGGGTTGCTGGTTGCGGTGGCGGCGGCCGAGGCGCCCAGGCCTATAGTGCTAATGGTAGTAGTGCTGTCAGTTCAGGCGGTGGTGGGGGTGG